TTAGAAGTAGTTCGTCCTTCTAGAAAAGAAAATGTTGTAGGAGCTGTCAGACCTTATGGTAATGTTCAAAATCGTGTTTCTGCTGGTGTTGCTTATAACCCCGCCGATAGAACACCTACTACTATTAAAGAAACAACTGAAAGTCTGCTTGACTTTAACCATTTGAATATTGCACCACTAACAGATGGAACAGGTTATTTAGTTGCTGATCAACAAGAAGTATATACACAGCGTGAGACAACTGAGCCGGAATACTTTGGTTCTGGTGGTGGTGCAACCAACGAGGGGTATCGTTCTACAATGGCTGCAAGAAACCAGCACAATAATATAAATAAAGTAAGTAAAGAATATACCCCTTCCGGAAATATGGCGATATTTAACCATACTGAAAATATAAATATTAAAAGACCTGATAAAAACAATGACCAATGCCCTTGGAATGCTGGTGCAAGTGCCGGTTCAGGTTTAGGAGGAATGCCTCCATCAGCAAACCAGTTTGGTAAATTAAGTAAAATGCCGCAGCACTACCAGGAGTCTATTTATTGCGAAAGAATTCAACCCGATATTTTAGATGCATTTAAACGTAATCCTTACACACAGAGCTTACATAGTTATGCCGGACCCTAAGTATATAAGTTATGATTTTTTAGAGGAATAGTTAATTATATTTTAGTATAGCATAATATAATTAACATAATATATTCGACATAATATATTTAACATAAAATAAATATTAAAAATAAAAATAAATATTTAATATATTATATACAAAGATGTTGAAAACTGTTAGCTTGCTTGCTATTTTACCTGCACTTACATTTGCTTTTTTTATACCATTTCCCATGTCTGTCCCTGTTCCCGATTCTTCAAAAATGCAAGAGGGTGGAGTGTCGCACTACCCCCATGTAGATAACCTCGAAAAAGCTACAAAATTTCAAACAACACATAATTCAAAAATCTGCTCTTTTGTAGATTACGTAGATACGGTACTATGTAACAGTACGGAATCTGATTCCTTGTCATTTAACCGAAATCAAAATGATAAAAAAGAATCTAAGAATAATTTTCAAAATATTAAGAACAAAAATAGTTCTCTTGAATTTAATTTAGAACTAGATCCCAAAGATTTGTGTCCTTTATTGGAATTAGTAGACAAGACATTTTGCAAATCCGGTAAAGATGTAATGCTAGTAATGGTAGAAAAAGAAAATGTAGACCCAAAAGACTTATGCCCACTTCTTGAGCTTATTGAGACAAAATTGTGTTCTTAGGATATTTTTAATAATTTTTATATATTATATTATATAATACAAATAATATATAATATATAATAAATGAAAAGTTTGAAATCATCATCTATGTTTACAGCAAATAATTCAGTTCTATTAATAATTTTTGTTTTTATTTTTATCGCAGTTGGTATGTTTTTTTTTATACAAAAAACAACTGAAAAGGAAAACCAAAATAAAATCGATAAACAGAATAAATTAATAGAGGAAAAAAATAATTTAAATATGCCACAAGTAAAAAATTCAGCATCAACAAGTGGTGTTGCTAACATAAATAATAGTGAGAATCAAGATAAAAATGATTCATATAATACAGACCATAACACTGTAACTGAAACTTTCCGTGATGAAATAGGTTTATTCATTAAAAAAGATGAAACACGCCCAGAAGTATATTCACATAATCCAGTATATATACCACAGTTTAATACAGGTAAAGAAACAAGGTGCGTTACAAGACAAGTAAATCGCCCTGAGGAAACAAATAATGTTCAAAGTTGTTTAAACTCTGATTTAGTAAAAGTATCATCTGATGCATCTTATTAAAAATTCAAAGTATAAAATGTAATTAAACTAATTAAACTAATTAAACTAATTAAACTAATTAAACTAATTAAACTAATTAAACTAATTAAAATAATTAAACTAATTAACCTAATTAAAAATAATTAAAACAACATATAACTTTTGATATAAAAACAATATCAAAAGTCATATAAAAATAATTTTTAAAGATATATACAAGGTATTATATCCGAATCAGAACAACACTACTTCTATGTCTACAACAAATAAAATAGCATTTATCACTGGTATAACCGGACAAGATGGGTCATATTTAGCAGAATTATTATTATCAAAAAAATACATGGTTCATGGATTAATTCGTCGTTCATCTACCATAAACACATCGAGAATCGACCATATTTTTAATAACAAAGATTTGAAGCTTCACTATGGTGATATTACTGATAGTTCATGTTTAGAAAAGATATTAAATTTAATTAAAAATACATATCCAAATATGTCACGTTTAGAAATATATAACTTGGCTGCTCAGTCTCATGTAAAAATATCATTTGAAATGCCCGAATATACCGCAGATACAGATGCTTTTGGAACTCTCAAGTTACTAGAAGCAATAAGAAATAACAACCTAGAAAATATTACAAGATTTTATCAGGCATCAACGAGTGAGTTATTTGGAAAAGTACAACAAACGCCTCAAGATGAGAATACGCCATTTTATCCACGTTCACCATATGCTGTGGCAAAGTTGTATGCTTATTGGATAGTTAAAAACTATCGCGAAGCATATGGTATGTTTGCATGTAATGGAATCTTGTTTAATCATGGCGGAGTAAGAAGGGGGCATAATTTTGTAGAAAGAAAAATAACACTAGGATTGGGTAAAATATTACGCGGCGAAACCGACCGTCTTATTATGGGAAATATAGATGCGATGCGTGATATAGGGAATGCGGAAGACTATGTAGAGGGGATGTGGCGAATGCTGCAACATGATGTACCAGATGACTATGTATTATCGACGAATGAAACACACACAGTGCGAGAGATGATAGAGAAAGCATTTGGATTACGTGGTTTTAAAATAAAATGGGAGGGCAGTGGTGTAAATGAGATTGGGTATAATGAATCAACAGGGCAAGCGATGATTTTTATTAATGAAAAATATTATAGACCGGCGGAGGTTGATATACTATTGGGAGACTCTACAAAAGCGAGAACTGTATTGGGGTGGAATCCGAAAACATCATTTGATGAATTAATAAAACTTATGGTGGATAATGATACAAAATATCTTATGTACGTATTATAATGTACGTATTGTAATGTATAAACTATATCAAATAATCTATAACCATGAATAAATATATAAATAATATTAAATAAATGAATATATATTTAATATTAACTAAAATGAAAAAAATAAATGATGTAAGTGATGTAAGTGACATAAGTCACATAAGTCACTTAAGTCACATAAGTCACATAAGTGATAAAAATAATGAAATTAAAACTCACGATACTTGTGATAAAAATATTGAAAAATTAGATATACACAACGATATTAAAAATAAATTAAAATACTTTATTGAAATAAAGAAAATACCAAATATAATTTTTCATGGTGTTTCGGGGTGTGGTAAAAATACGCTTGTAAATAATTTTATACACGATATTTATCATAATGATAAAGAAATGATAAAAAATTATGTAATGGAAGTAAACTGTGCACACGGCAAAGGTATAAAATTTATTAGGGAAGAGTTAAAATTTTTTGCAAAAACAAATATAAATTTAAAAGATGGTGAGATATTTAAAACAATTATTCTATTAAATGCTGACAAGTTAACAATAGATGCACAGTCAGCATTACGTAGGTGTATTGAGTTATTTAGTCACTCTACTAGATTTTTTATAATTGTTGAAGATAAGTATAAGTTACTCAAACCTATTTTATCTAGATTTTGTGAAATATATGTACCCGAACCTATTATAAATGGTAAAGTAATAAATTTACACAACTATGCATTAGATAAAATATACAATTTAGGAAAAATAGTAAAAAAGAAAACTGATAATCTTAAAAAAGATTTAAAATTGAATAAAAAGTATACTCTAAACGAACTTGTTAACCTTTGTGTAAAATTATATGAAAATGGGTATAGTTGTTTAGATATTATTAGTTATATTAATACTAGTTCCTTACATGAAAGTAAAATATACGAATTTATGGTTATATTTAATAAGATAAAGAAGGATTTTAGAAATGAAAAATTATTAATGTTATTTATATTAAATTTCTTTCTTTTTCGTAGTGATTCCACTTTAGAAAATATTTCATTTATGTAAATGGACGACTTTTCTTTGAATAGTTTACAAGAATCTCGTAACGAGTGGTGTTCGCGATTAATTACCGTTTTAACACCTTGTGTAATAGACGGTGTTAAGTCAATATTCGAAGAATCGTGGAAACTATGTGTGGAAAATGACGAGAAAACGAAATATTTAATGACGTTTCAAAACTTCCTTTCAAGGGTCCCAAAGTGGAATCCTAATATTATTTCACAAGAATGTTCTCGTATTAAAGAAAAAAGTAACTGTACATATATTTCTGACCTTATAACATGTGTTCATATCATTCAGTTAAAAATGTTATCATGTATGCGAGTTGGAACAAAACAAAAGAAGATTGATGTGAATATTCCATCTTTAGAAGATTTTGTTCATCATGTATACATTAATGCCGCCCGTAAAATATATACAAATGTATATTTATTTGAGATGGGTATATCATCTTTAAAGTCTCAAAAAAATTCAAGAGAGTTAGAGATTATTATTAAAGAGTGTATTTTACAAACAATTCGTGAAACAATACCTGTAGAAGAACTATTGAAGTTATACATGAATGAAACAGTAGAAAATGCAGTCGAGGTTCATGAAAGGGAAGAAATTATTTCCCAAGAGCCTATTGTTGATAAAACTGTTGCTGGTAGTATTTCCGAACCTGCTCCTATGTCGGCTAAACAACTTGCTGAAGAAGCCGAAACACTTTCGAAAATTAAAGCAGCTTCTAATGCTGTTACATCTTCAGAGCCATCGGTTGATATAGGTTCTAGTTCATCGAGTGGGTTAGGTTCATCAGGTGTAAGTTTTAATATGGATAATAACCAGGTCATACCTATTGAAAATATAAGTAGTGAAAATCGCAATGATTCATCTAAAGATTTTGACGATGACTTTGACGATGATGACGACGAAGATGGCGAAGATGATGATAATGTTAAACTAAGTATAGGAGATAATGTTGAGTTGAGTGTTGATCCATTTCCGAATGATGATGACGACAATGATAGTAACATTGATTTAAAAATAGAAGAAATTCCTCTTATTGATGACTTTTAAATTTTACACCCATGAAGATTTAAAGTTATTATTAAGCATTATTAAGCATTATTAAGCATTATTAAGCATTATTAAGCATTATTCGTAAAAACTTGTAATAGATTATTCCCTTATAAATTAAATGGACAACTTGTATGTTTCGGCCGGAATTATTGCATGTATCTTTCTTTTAGCAAAATTTATAGAAGTAAGATTTATTTCAAAACCATCCGATGATGAAGCACCCGATTCAAAACCAATGAAGACAGCATTACGAGATGCTGTTATTGTTTTTATAAGTTATATTTTAGGACATTTTATTATGACACAGTTTAACGAGTCTCCTGTTATTTTGGGTTCTAAACCAGATGTATTTACAGGCGCACCTGGTTTTTAAATGTAATAGTATGTATATAAGTAATAGTAAATATTATAATTACTTATATTCGAGAACTATCTAGTCCATATAAGACGGCATTTTATCAATATTTATTATTCTATGAGTTGTTTTAACCTTCTTCTTAGGAAACTCATAATCAGCAAAAATAGGTTTCGCCAATTGTGCCTGAGGGGTATGATTATGAACACTTCGCGCAATCATCTTATACAATTTAAAGTCAGGATAACGTTCCTCGCCATTCGCCTTATATAAAATGTTCCTATTTTGGTCATCAGTAACCCACTCCACTATTAACTTAGCCAAAGGCTCTTTTTTACATATTGCTGCAACACTACTCATGTCGTCAATAAAGTAATCAAAAATAGAACACCCTAAGCGACACAAATCAAAACTGAAATTTGGTTCTAAACGCGGCTTCTTATCATTAAAATAGGGTTCGCAGTTATATTGCGTAGCAGCATCGCCGGTCATACTGAAGCTGTCGCTACATATGACTTTGGATTTATATTTATAAATAGCTCGACCAAAATCGATAATCTTAAAAATGCGATTATATGTAGGTACGCGATAGTATTTCTTATTAAAATGATAGTATATATATTCTTTTTCGGTGTATATGAACATTACATTATTTGTGTGTAGGTCATTATGCGTAAATCCGAACAACTTTTGATATGTAATAAGAGTCATAATAATTTGCATAAGTGCTGACCTCCATTCATTTTCGGTCATCTCCTTTTCTTGCATCATAAGAGCATCAAGAGTATTATCACATTTCTCCAACATAATTGCGGACACAGGGAAATTCCTAATTACTGCCCACAATGTTTCATCATCGTCGTATTCATCATCTTCATCATCGTCATCATCACATTCGTCCTCTCCTTGACTGCCTGCTTCATCATCATTATACTCTTCCTCACCTTGACTTCCCACATCACTACAAGAGTTATCGGAAATATTTTTTGACCTATTTTTCTTTTTATCATTATTTTTTGATTTTTTATCTGATTTTTCTGCACCTGTACCTAAACCTAGCCCCGTTTCATCCAGGCATATAATATCATCAATATCACAGTCACTTCCAGAACAGTTGTCTGTTTGGCTATCACTTGTATATGATGAACGCGAAGAACATGAACCAGATGTAAACGAATCACTGCTATCGCTGTCGTTGTTAACATATGAATCCTTGTTTAATACAATAGTATCTATTCCTTCAACTATATTTCCAGTATCAGTAACTATATCATCTAGTTGCGAAGTCAATGTAACATCGTCGCATAACACACATACACTAGATAATTCTTTATTATCAGAAGACACATTAAATAGAGAACTTAGTTCAGTATTAATTTTATCAAAGTCTTCGTGGACAATAATATTATTAGAATTATCAGAATTATCTGATTCCTGTATGTTTTCATTTTCAGCGATTATAATTTTTTCCTTTTTATTTCTTGTATTTTTTTGTTGTCTATGTACGTAGTTTGAATGGTTACTATCATTGTCATTGTCTACGCTTTCATTATCATCGGAGTATTCAATATCTTCGATATCAAAAAGAATATTCTTATTTTTATTAAAAAATGGATTTTTATCTAAATAGTCTATATCGTCAATTACGTTATAATAAAAATCCTTTTTAATAGCATTGAAAGAACCATAGAAGTTAAGACCATGGATAAAGTCATGACAGTTTAAAACTTGACTTGATAAGTATGAAAAAAAACCATCAACATATGCCGCGTTATTTCTATCATTTGCTTTTAAATGGCCCTTTTTTTCAAGTTTCGATAATACAGGAATATTCAAAACTTCCTCTTCTATATTTAAATTTTCATATTTGCCTGACATGTATTTAACGGGGTCTACTAAAGGTGAAAATTTAATAAAAATAGGTTTATGAAGAACTGTTAAAGATTCTGAAGTGCTTTTAAAGGCATCTACAACTGCGGCTTGTATATTATTTTTATCAACAACGCCTGATAAAGCTGAGACATAAAAACGTTGATTCAAATTTATAGAGTTATAGTTTGTCTCATTTAAATTAAAATAGTTTTCATATATGGGGATATAATTTTTACTATTTACTATACCAAGTTCAGATTCTTCTAAAGAAGTAAAGAAATCACGAGTGTTAAGTTTTCTATAGTTTAACGAAAACGTGTTTTCTCCAAAAATAGGCTGATCGTCGCAAATATCCATCGTCGATTACTTAATTATTTAAATACATATTTTTATTATTTTTTAAACTAATAAAAAATACTAAACCCACAATAAAACATAAATATGCGTTTGTAAAATTTATATTTTTTAATATGTAGTATAAATAAGTAAATATATACATAATAAATGAGTGTAGGTTTAGAATTAGCAAAATTTGATATGCGGTCAATTAGTTTTAGACCCGATGAAAATAAAGGACCTGTTATTGTTCTTATTGGACGACGTGATACAGGTAAAAGTTTTTTAGTAAAAGACTTAATGTATTATCATCAAGATATTCCTATCGGAACGGTTATATCTGGTACAGAGGCAGGGAACGGTTTTTTTGGAGAGCATGTTCCTAAATTATTTATTCACGATGCTTACAATACGGCGATTATAGAAAATATTTTAAAACGACAAAAAGCCGTATTAAAACAGATGAAAAAGGAGATAGAATCTTATAAAAGAAGTACGATTGATCCTCGCACATTTGTGGTATTGGATGACTGTCTTTTTGATAATAAGTGGACAAAAGATGTAATGATGCGTCTACTTTTCATGAATGGTCGTCACTGGAAGATCATGTTAGTAATTACTATGCAGTATCCTCTAGGTATTCCACCCAATTTGCGAACAAATATTGATTACGTTTTTATTTTGCGCGAACCATATATTGGAAATCGTAAAAGAATTTATGAAAACTATGCAGGTATGTTTCCAACATTTGAAAGTTTTTGCCAGGTTATGGACCAGTGTACGGAAAATTACGAATGTTTGGTAATTAATAATAATGCAAAGTCAAATAAACTACACGACCAGATATTTTGGTATAAAGCACAAACACATGGTCCATTTAAATTGGGTGCAAAAGAATTCTGGGAGATGTCTAAGGATATTCACTCGGATGATGAGGAAGAACAGTATGACCCTGCAAATATTAAACGCAAAGGTCAGGGACCGAAAATCAAAGTGAATAAAAACAAATGGTAATAATGGTAATAATGGTAATAATGGTAATATTTTTTACTTTAAAAAAGCGACAAAAAAGAAGTAATAATATTATTTGATAATTTGCCATCCTTTTTTCCAATAACCAATTTTTCATCAGTTTTTACAAAACTATTAATATTACAAACAGCGGAAAAACATAAACTAGGAATATTAAAATAATTTGAAAGTAATATAGTTATATAAATACTTTCCGAGCCGAACAATATTTTATTATTTTTATTTACATAAGCATGGTCTTGTTTTTGTAAATTATCTGTTAAAGTTTTTATATCATAGTCATTTATCGTAATCGTATCTTCGATTAAATATTTTGTTTTTTTATATAATGAATTTGTTTCAATATAGTTAGAAAATTCTCTGTCATTTTTATAATTTTTAAAATCGTTATTTATAACCGAAGATTTAAGTTGTACTATACTATCATCCTTCAAATAGTTACTGTATATAATAGATAAGTCTATAATACATGATGGTTTCAATTCGGTAATAATATTTTTTAATTTTTCTACCAGAGATTTCTTATTCTTATATTTTGAAAAACTATTATCTGTTAAAAAATAATAATTATCATTATAATTATATACTGTACCATTTAAATATTTAAATTTTTTTGAATATTCATTTGTTTTCAAGTAAATTATAAATTTGTCTTGAACATATATATTATTTACTATCAAAAGAGCATTTTTAATATCTATAGTCATTTCATTAAATCTTTTAAAAAATGGTTTTTCATCTTTTATTAAATCTAATATCCATAAGTTTTCAGATAATTTTGCCGGCGTATGAGTAAAAATACTATTTATCCAGTAATAATCTTTTCCATTTACTCTTGAAGGAGACATGGTAATAAGAGCATCAAATCCCATAATATCTAAAGAATATTTTACTTTATCAATAGTTATTTGGACATAAGTATGTATAGGGTTTCCTGTATCATTTTCAAAATAATAGTGATACCCATTTGGGGTTTTTTCTGATACTGTATCTTTTGGTATTTTTTCAATTAAAAAATCGGGGTTTCCAATATCATAATCTTTATAATCAATATCTACTACAATATATTTATCGGATATAAACCCGACTGCGTTTTTATTTTTAAAGTCGCCTTTTGGTTTTTTTAATATTTTTTTTGTATTCATTATATATTTTTTTTCTAGTTCTTTCGAGTATAATACATTATAATTTTTAACATCTAACCCTATGTCTTGTAATTTATAAAAATCTGTTTTTAGTCGATACATATATAACGCATTTGATATTGCCCTATATAAAAGGTATATGCATATAATAATAGCAGCTAAAATAAATAATAAACAAACTAATCGAATAAACACGTTATCAGAATTAAATGATTTAAAATAATTACTTACTACATATTGTTTTACCTTTTTATTCATACCGATTAACAAAAAAATATTATATATTAATGACATATAATATTTAACATATAATATTTAATAGTTGATATCGCGTTTTAGTACTTTTTTATTTTATTTTATTTTGTTTTATTTTATTTTATTTTGTATCCTAGTTTTCAAAATGCGTCAACTTTGACAAACCGTGGTCAGTCTTTTTATCAAGAACAACATTCTCAGCTTCAAACATGCTCTTCTTAATATCATCGACAGTTGCATTCTCATCCAATCCATCAAAGTTCGCAACATTTGAAATGCCGACCAACTCACCATCAGCATTAATCGTTTGCGTAAGTTTATTACCAGACTCCTCCGCTTTCTTCATATTTTCTTCAATGGCCTTCTGTCTAGCTTCGCGCACACGTTTCTCAAACTCCTGTTTTGCGGTATCTTCATTCTTCTTTTTATCGGACATAAGTTGGTTGAGTGTCTCCTCCATATACTCGACGCGTCCAGTCTTGTATGCCTCTGGATGGAATGGTACCCACATACCAACCTGTCCTACATAAATGTCATGATTAGGGTCAACTTCACGCAGCAATTTACAGCGAAGCTCTGCCTCGCCTTGTGTAGCAAAAACGCCACGTACTTTGATACCTCGTGTAGACGTCTGAAACTCGTGTTTCTCGCCGAATTTCTGCTCAAGTTCGTCCTCATTGTTGTCCAAAAATGTTTTATAGTCGTCGCTAATTAGTGTTCCCGATGTTGCACGAATCGTCTCACCCTCTTCCTTTGTAAACTCCTGGAAATCTGCGGTAAGTTTATCGAAAGAAACAGAATACTTAAATGAGACGAAATTAAGAAACTGTGTAAATTTTTCCATGGACTTTTTATAATCCCACTGCTTCACAAACTGCTCAAAAAGAAACTGCTCCTTCTGTTTAATAATATGTTCCGGAGAAACGAATGAAAGACATACGAATTTTTGACCAGCAATCGGTTTATCTTCCTCCAAAAGATCGGCATATTTGGGATTTTCTTTTCCATCGGGCAAATATTTAGGAGTAACTCCCTTTGGTAAACTATTAGGTTGAGACATTATAAGTATAATTATAATATATATTTAAATAATAATTTTAAGTTAGTTTAACCATTTATTAATTTATGTAGTTTACATTTATTTTCATTATTAAATTAAAAATACATGTTTAAGAATATATTAAATATCAAATATCTAAATATAAATATCTAAATATAAATATCTAATATATATCGAATATTATATAATATTTTTTTCTACATTATATTTATAATGTACGGAACACTTGATTTTAGTGAGCTTTTTAAGCGCTTTATTAAGTATATTATCGAAGGTCTTTGCGTTGCGATAGTTGCTTACTCTATACCATCTCGCACTCTTAAATTGGACGAAATTGCGTTGATTTCTCTTGTAGCTGCCGCCACCTTCGCTATTCTTGATGTTTATGTCCCCACTTTAGCCGTTTCTGCTAGAACAGGTGCTGGTTTCGGTATCGGTGCTAACCTTGTTGGCTTTCCCACCCCTCTGAAGCTTTAAACTTTAAATTTTAAATAAGATAAAAGCAGTTATTTAAGGGTTGGTATTTATTATTTAATATTCATTATTTAAATAATAAATAACTATTACTTACGTGTATAAAATATTATTCTGTCTTTAATATAACAATGGCTGATAGTAGTGATGGTTATAGTACTGATAGTAGTCGTAGGAGTGACGATAGTAGGAGTGATGGTAGTAGGAGTAGGAGTAGGAGTCCACTAGAACAAATGGTAAAATTGGCGCAAATATTTATAATAAAAATAAATCCAGATAATTCTATTGCAAGTATTGCACCATGGGATGGAAAAGAACCAGGTATAAATGACAGGTTAGTTGCATATGGCGTTAAAATATCCGACAATACATATGACGCTTATACTCCTATTGGCATGAATGCGCGTAAAATGTTGAGTAGACTGGAACAAAATACAAGTAGTATTCGGACGGCATCACCTAAACGAGATTTTGAATATATGCGCGGTCAATTCCCTGAAAGCAATATCTTTTATTCTTATTTATATGGAAATCCGTTAAAGCGATTACCGCTGCCTTTACCAACCCTTAGTTTTAATATATTTGGCGCTAAAGAAACTTTAGAAGCCTCACTATTAGCTAATTTAATGAAAAATATAACAAGGTCTCATAGACCCGGATATAAAAATAAAATTTATGTATTAACAGAACGCAGTATTGGAGAAAAGGGATGCACTTCTTCATGTTGGTATTTAGTAGATGGGCCCGATGAATACCAAATAGGTAGTCCGTATATACAAGAAGTAAACATATTGGATACATCATTGTCTGAACCAGGTAATACCTTAAAAAAATATTGCATTCTTGATAGATTTCTAGTTGATGATGCATGTAGTTATTGTTTTGGGAGAGAGATAGGTAAATTCTCTTATAATCCATTAAAACGTCGAAAACTGGGAGGTGGTCAAAAAGCAGGCAAAAGCCGTCGAAGACTAAAACGAAGATTTAAAAGAAAAACAATAAAACGAAGAAATAAAAGAAAAACAATAAAACGAAGATTTAAAAAGAGATAAAACAAAAAAGATAAATTAATGGTTTAGCATTAATATAATATTTATAATATTTATAATATAAAATATTGTATTATTAATATAGTATATACATAATACGTAACATATAATACCAAATGTTAACATTAAACAAACTGTATTTAAATTTAAACTCTATTCAAATTTTATTTGTATCACTTCTTTTGGTATGCTTACTTATTAGTTTTTACATCAGCGTTGTTACATTATTTTCAAAAGATAATACACATAACCATATATTTTCTGCTTGGCAGTTTCCCATGTTACTTGCAATTTTTATTGATATTATTTATCATAGTGTAAAGTAAAAAATTCGTTTGTTAATATTATTGCGTAGGAATAAAAACCCAGTTTAATTCTTCGCAAATTTTCTTCCAAATATCATCTTGTTCAATTCGTTTTTCCTTATCTTTCAACATCGGAAAATAAGAAAGAAATTCGCTCTTCTCAAGAAGTTCGCACAATTTATAAACTGTATAATAGTAATTCAAAAAATTCACACGGTCATCCGGGCAAAATTTCGCATAAGGTCCTTGTATCTCCATAAAAAGATTACACAAAGTCTCTTCTAATTCTGGTGTCATAATCGGCGGTTTAATACCGAGTTTATCCTTAATAAATGGGATATGCTCATAGTATTTATTGTATCCTAATTTTTTGAGAACTTCTTTTGCTTTTGAATTTGTAAATTTCGAAAGAGGTATACGTTCTTTATTAAGTTGTTGCTTGATATTTTCGAGAACTTCTTCAGGAATTTGCGTAGTTTCTTTTGCTTGAAACTGAGCGAGGATTTCTTTAAAATGGTTAATTCTTTTGTAAGCATAAAAGCATGCTTCTTTGGGCGGTTCTTTATAAGATGGCTTCTCATTTTCAATAAGGTAGGTAACTTGTTTTGCACATACGTTACATACCATAATACCTTCATGTTCGACAGGAATCATTTCTCCTTTATTACATGATTGACATATATCGGTGGCGTAAATGTAGTCATTTATGTTAATAAAAGTCTGGTCAAGATTTGTAAAAAACTTTTGAACATTGTTATCATTCGCACGAGTTAAAGCATTTTCATCAAATGTTTTGTCATTTACTTTAAAGAAGGAATTAAGGATAGTGGTTTTGTTTGTCCCATTTGTAATTTCTTTTTTATTTTCAAAGTAGTCGAAAATAAATCTGCTGTTGTTTAGGTAATAATCTTTAATTTTTTTCTTATTTTTATAAATTTCTTCTTTTATATCGTATAAAGAATCTTGTAACTCTATTTTTTCATTAACATCTGCTATAGTGTCAGGATTATTTAATTTTGTCACTATTTCATTTTTTTTGCGAACTAATGTAGGCAAAACATCACTGTTAATTAAGTTGAACTCTGATTGTAATTCGCGATGAACACTATCTAGCGTCATTATTCTTTTTTTGTCTACAAAAATTTTTTTATTTGTTTTATGTTTAAAAGACGGCATCTATATATATCTATTATATTGTTATAAGTATAACTTTTTTAATATATAATAATTAATAATTATATCTATTTTAATATTTTTTAATTATATAAATATTTATATACGTATTTATATAGATATAGACATTATATAAATGTACACTGGTCAACAAAATAATCAAAATATTAAAGTACAAAATAATAACAATGATAATAACAATGATAATAACAATGATAATAACAATGATAATAACGGTGTTGGTTACAATAACAACACCAACTCTAATGGTAACAACCATTCATTAATACGTTTGATAAGAAAGTTTTTAGATACGAAAACGGAAACAGTATTGACATTTGCAGCAGCTGTAGCTATTGCAACTGCATTTAAAGATTTAATTTTAAGTCTAATAACTAATATTATTCATCCTTTAATAGTAAAGTTAATGTTACTTACTAACATAAGTAACTATGTAAATATTTCATCATTAAACACATCACAGAATATAGTAACAAATTTATCACAGTTTGTAGTAAATATTTTAAGTTTTGTATTGATGTTAGTAATAACATATTATTTATTTCAAATAATAATTAACTCCAATTGATTCCAATTAGTTCCAATTGATTCCAATTAGTTCCAAATAAACTTCATCGTAATGTTTATATTATTTATATTATTTATATTATTTATATTATTTATAAAATAAAATAAAATAAAATAAAATAAAATGACCGAAATGAGCTGTAAGTTAAAGACCGGTGACCTTCTTTTATGCGATGACCTTGAATATAAATCGTGGGGGTTACTTAGTTGGCTTATAAAATTTGCAACAAAGAGTGATTTTTCTCATGTTGGTATGATTGTAGTAGACCCGGAATTCACGGATGTGTCATTAAAGGGGACATATGTTTGGACATCAGGTATTTCCGATGTTCCGGATCCAGAAGATAATACAAAGAAATTTGGTGTTCAGTTTGTTCCTTATGACCATTTTATTAAAACATATAGTGGAAAAATATATGTTCGCAGAATAGAGTTCGAAAATATAGAAGAATATAAAAAAATATTTAACTTTGAAAAGTTAAAAGAAATACACAAAGTTGTATACGACAAACCGTATGATATTGTTGTTACAGATTGGATAGAAGCTTATTGTAAAAAAGACCCTCATCCTCAGAAAACTTCAAGATTTTTTTGCAGTGCATTTATCGGATATATTTATACAAAGTTAAGCTTACTTGATGCAGGTTTAGACTGGAGTATTCTTTATCCGAGTTATTTTTCTAGTGAAAACAAAACATTTTCTTTGCATCACAATGCAACCCTAACAAAAGAACACCAAATAGCTGGTTAAATTATATATAAAACAAAATATAAAAAAAAAATATAAAACAAAATATAAAACTATAATATTTAGGAATTTTTGTATTATGTAAATTGTAAATTATGAAATATGTAAATGGGAATAATGTTAGGAATGCATTAATGTTTTCTCTATAAAAATAAAATAATGCTATCAAATAATTTAGACGTATGTACTAAAAGTGGTAAAACATGTATTACAGAAGAAAAATTACACGATAAAGCATCTAATACTAAATCTTATTCGAATGTTTTAAATACAAGTATAAACATAGAGTCATTGGATATTGTGAATATTAAGAGAGAAACATATTATAAAATGAAATTTATTATTAACTCTTTAGAAAAAAACTGGGCTATAAAGAAAAGGAAAACTATATTTTATTTAAAAAATTTAGAAGATTCTACGACGGAGATTATAACAGAAGACTATTTAAATAAACGGATTATTCATAAAATATATAACAATAGTAACAATAGTAACAATAACAACAATAGCAACAATAGCAACAATAGCAACAATAGCAACAATAGCAACAATAAAGAAACGCACAGGCAAAGTAATACTCCTAGTAATTTAGAAATAATTAAAAAGAAGGAAGATATAATACCATTAAAGGATGGAATTCATACATTAAAACATCTAATAGACAAAGGTAAGTTAGATATAAACAGTGAACAAAAAAATGATATTTACTTGATGATATTTTTGATGAATACTTTAGAAAATGGGTGGAGTATACGAAAAAAGAATGATAACTATGTTTTTAGGAAAAAGCATGAAAAACAAACGGAGATATACTCGGATGAATATTTAGTAAATTTTTTGAAGTCAAATATGAATAACATTATTTAGCGGTATAACGATTTCATGATTTGGTTATTTCACGATTTAATTATTTGTTGATTTTACGATTTCGTGATTTGGTGATGTGTTGAATTTAGGAAAAATGTCAACTGGTTAATTATATTAATTGTTAATTATTAATTATTAATTATTAATTTATAAAAAGTTAATTAAGATTTTTTATAAAATTTTTTTCTTTAGCAATATTATAATAAACAAAAATGGCAGGAGGTCTTATGCAACTTGTAGCTTACGGCGCCCAAGATGTCTATCTTACGGGCAACCCTCAGATTACCTTTTGGAAGGTGTCTTACAAACGTCACACTAACTTCGCAATGGAGTCTATTGAGCAGACTTTTAACGGTCAGGCTGACTTTGGTCGTCGTGTAACCTGCACCATTTCTCGTAATGGTGATTTGGCTTACCGCACTTACCTTCAGGTTACTCTCCCCGAGATTAACCAGTCCATGAAGGGCACTTCCCAGGACGGTGTTTATGCTCGTTGGCTCGATTTCCCTGGTGAGCAGCTTATTTCTCAGGTTGAGATTGAGATTGGTGGTCAGCGCATTGATCGCCAGTATGGTGACTGGATGCACATCTGGAACAACCTTACTCTCCCCGTTGATCAGCAGCCCGGTTACTATGCTATGGTCGGCAACACCACTGAGTTGACTTTCATCACCGATCCTTCGTTCAACGCCATCGACGGTCCCTGCCAGGCCAACGCCCCTCGTCAGGTTTGCGCTCCCCGCAATGCTCTCCCCGAGACTACCCTCTATGTGCCCTTTCAGTTCTGGTACTGCCGTAACCCCGGTCTTGCCCTGCCCCTCATCGCTCTTCAGTACCACGAGGTCAAGATTAACCTCGATATTCGTCCCATCGATGAGTGCTTGTGGGCTGTCGGCTCTCTCAGCTGCGGCAGCAACGTTTCCGGCTCTTCTGCTGGTGGCCGTGTCAACACTGCCTACAACCAGTCTCTGGTCGCTGCCTCTCTCTACGTCGACTACGTCTTCTTGGACACTGATGAGCGCAGACGCATGGCCCAGAACCCTCACGAGTACCTTATTGAGCAGCTTCAGTTCACTGGTGATGAGTCTGTCGGTTCTTCTTCCAACAAGATCAAGCTCAACTTTAACCACCCTGTTAAGGAGCTCATTTGGGTTGTCCAGCCCGACCAGAACGTTGACTACTGTTCTTCTCTCGATTGCAACCAGCTTCTGTACAGGCTCCTCGGTGCTCAGCCCTTCAACTACACTGATGCCGTCGATGCTCTTCCCAACGCTATCCATGCTTTTGGTGGACACGATGCTGTTGCCCAGACTACTGGCTCCTTCATCAACGGTTCTGGTCTCTTTACTGAGGCTGGTGCTGTCGATGTCTCCAATGCTTATTGGTGGCAGCAGGGTGAGCTCGCTGGTGTTGTCGGTGGTGGCTATGACCAACCCGACTTTGGTCCCGGCTTTAGCGGCGGCAACCCTTACCAGAACTCTGGTGTATCTGATGCCGGCACTTTCGTTCTTACCCAGACTTCTCTCCCCCTTCACTGCTGGGGTATGAACCCCGTCGTCACCGCTAAGCTCCAGCTTAACGGCCAGGATCGCTTCTCTGAGCGCGAAGGAACTTACTTCGACCTCGTCCAGCCTTACCAGCACCACACCCGCACTCCCGACACCGGTATCAACATTTACTCTTTTGCGCTCCGCCCCGAAGAGCATCAACCAAGCGGATCGTGCAACTTCTCCCGCATTGACAATGCTACCCTTCAGCTCGTTCTCTCCAACGCCACCGTTGAGGGCACCAAGACTGCTAAGGTTCGTGTCTATGCTACCAATTACAACGTTCTCCGTATCATGTCTGGTATGGGAGGCCTTGAAGCTACATGCTTAGTTATGATGATGATCATACTAGCTGTGAACAAGGGCCGAAAAGCAGTATGCCATAGTAAAGTGAGCTCTTACTATGGAAAACCATTTATGTCCTCACCATCATCGTTATTGATGATTTGACTAACTGCTAGTGATTCCGACTTGTTGTCGTCGGAGTTGCAACACATCTTGTTGTTCGGGAAACCCCTTAGAGCTTTTTCTACCAAGCTTATCTCCGAAAGGAATAAGTGGCCAAGAGTAATGAACTTGGGTATGGTAATAATGAAAAAGATTGGGCAATCCGCATGCTTACTACCTAAAGACGATATTAATATGCTAGTCTATGGTAGGGCGTCAGAGACTGAACGGATGTGGGTCGTTAATGAAGGTTTAAGCAACCTGAAACGGCTTAAGATACAGTCCTCCCTCTAGGGAAACTTAGGGGAATAAGAGTGCTTACAGCAATTAAATTGCGTGTGCGCTTCACAATTGGAATTACAATTTTATTTTAATATTATTATGTATTTAATAATATGAAAAATTGATTATGTATTAAAGGGTGTCCATACTACGGCAACACATTATACAAAGACAAAATGGATATGAATATTGGTAACACATTTTCATTAAAAGATGCATATATTCGTGATAAATATAAATCCGCAAAAATAGACTTTATACAAGGTCATATTAAAACGATTGGTCGAACATCTAATCAAGAAAAGAACCCATTATGGAAAATCCAAAATGAAAATGGAACCACTATTATAGTTATGTATTGCGAAGTTGATACATTTTGTATATTATGTCCAATAAGTTACCAAAAAATATTAGATTATGAAAAAACGAATAATAAAGGAAATAAAATTACTTGGTATAAAATGTCAAATGGTTATATTTCGTGTCATTTAAATATTCATATTCACCAAGTAATAACAGGATGTATGGGTAATGGTAAAGGAACAAATACTATAAGTGTAGATCATGTTGACAGAGATCCTTTAAACAATTGTTTCGACAATTTAAGAATCGCTACAAGAGAAGAACAGCAAAAAAATAGCAAAGGAACTGCCGACGATGGAACAAAAAGAGAACGGAAATATAACGCAAAAAAATTACCCGATGAAATAACACACGATATGATGAGAAAATATGTTGTATATTACCACGAATGGTTGAATAAAGAACATACAAAACAGAGAGAGTTTTTTAAAGTGGAGAAACATCCGAAACTACAAAAACCTTGGATTTCTAGCAAGTCATCAAACATATCATTAATAGATAAACTACTTTCGGCAAATAAGATTGTTACAGATTTAGAAAGCGATATATATCCGTAATATTGAATGTGGTTAATTAACTTTTGCTTATTGATTATTAAAGCAAAATAATATATATTTTATAAAAGGGCTTAAATAATGGTCGTTATATAGAGTATAACACCCTATAAACACCGACATGGATATTGTAAAAGCATTTAATTCAAATAACTTGCACACAGAAGTCGTAATAAAAGGAACAAAAACTGATCCACTATTCCGCGCGAGTGATATTGGAGTTGTATTAGATTTAACTATTCGTTCTATTATAAGAGATTTTGATGATACAGAAAAGGTAGTGCTTACTACGCACACCCTTGGTGGAAATCAAGATGTTACTTTTTTAACAGAGAAAGGGTTATATAAAGTATTATTTAGGTCAAGAAAACCTATTGCTCAACGTTTTCAAGATTGGGTTTGTGAAGTAATTAAAGAAATAAGATTAAATGGATTGTATGAATTACAAAAAGAAGTAGATCAAAAACAAAAAGAATTAGAACAAACAAAAAACGAAATGTCTGCTATAGAAACCACAAAAAATAAAGAAATGGAAGAAAAATTAATTAAACAAAAGGAACTAGATAATGAAAAATTTCTACTCAAACAATTTAACAATGCCGGAAATATGGTTTATATTATTAAAGTTAAGACATTTGAAAATGGTTCATATGTTGTAAAAATAGGAGAAAGCAGAATAGGAATTATGGGTAGATATAATGAACATAAAAGCAAATACGAAGAATGTACATTACTTGATTGTTTTTGCGTAAATAAAAGTAAAGACTTTGAATATTTTCTACATAGTCATAGTATTATAAAACCAAATATAGTAAAAAATCTACCCAATCACGATAGTGAAAATGAATTATTTTTAATCGGTGGTAATCTTACATATAAAGTATTATCAAAAATAGTTAACGATAATATAGATAATTATAATTATAAAGTAAATGAGTTGTTGCTTGAAATTGAAAATTTAAAATTTAAAAATCAAGAAAATGCTGTCAGTACACATGTAAACAATGATAATGAATTATTAAAGGAAATAATACATACTAATAAGATTTTATTAAGTAAAGTTAATTCTTTAGAACAAACAAATAAAGAAATATTAAATAAGTTAAACTCACAACAAGAGAAAAAAATAGTTACTGGTTTTAATCAACAAATACCTAACCTTGGGCCAAGACTCCAAAAAATAAATCCTGAAACATTACAGTTAACCAAAGCGTATGAGTCCGTTACAGAAGCAATGAATGAAAGTAAAAATATAAAGAGACCGAGTATAATGAAAGCAATAGCTGAAAACACTATTTATTGTGGTTTTCGATGGTTACTAGTTGAAAGAAATTTGGATCCAAATATTATACACGAAATTAAGCCTACAAAAGAAACAAAGGTTCAAAATCTGGGTTACATAGCTCAACTAGATAAAGATAAAACCAACATCGTAAATGTGTATATAGATAGAAAAACAGCAGCAAATTTTAATGGTTATACGTCTTCGTCGGCGTTAGATAATCCTGTAAAAAATAACAGTTTAGCAAATGGTTTTTATTATATGTTATATAATAACTGTGACGATGAATTAACTAGCAAATTTGAAGAAATAAACAGAGCACCAATGTTATACAAAAATGGTGTTGGACAATATGACACAAATAATAACTTAATAAAAGAATTTGAATGTAAATACGATTGTATTAAATCGTTAGCAATAAGCGACAAAACTTTGACAAAAGCACTTACCAAAAATATCCCATATAATGGACACTATTACAAAGAAATAGGTGCAAAATTAAAGATGGTTTAAAATAAAAAACGAATTAAACACCGACACAACAATCCTCATTTATTTGATAACGCATATACTTTTCAATGTCCGCAAAATTCGCGGAGGATAATATTTAATATCATCCGAAACTATATAATTTTCCGTATGGTGTATATTTTTACACGATAGTAATCCAGTTATACTTACCTCTATAATATTATAATTCATATCATAAACAACCGCAATATAACGAACATTGTTCTTCAATATTTTTAACGTTTCGCGAACAGTATTTTTTGATGTTGGGAATTTCCACGCGCCATTACTAGCCTGCGACAAAGGGCAACTTCCATTCTTGCTACACATTGTTTTCACTTGAACATACGTACCGCAGTAATCACAGCACAAGTCGACTCCTGGATAGTTCATTTGTTTTTTGTTTAAATTTCTCCATGTTATGCGACCACATGATTCGCAAGGAATAGTATTGCAAATGAACTCTTCTCCGGCATCCCCGATTGCGTGTTTTGATAATACCTCAAATTCATTAAATAATAATTTATGTTTTGATGCCTTTTGTCTTGGTGCCCTTTTTGTAACTTTTTTTGAACCAGTCTGCTTGGTGTTAGTTTTGGCGCTAGTAGAAATACTTGTCATTTTTTCGAAATTTTTATTATATCAAAATAATTTTGATATAATAATTGATTGATATGCCTTTTGCTGATGCATACATATAGACATATTTTCCGTTTCAATTTTATAACTTATAAAATTGAAACGTTTTATATTGTTTAATTTTAACAGTAAAATCAAAATATCACACCAATGCGCCCTCTCAAACTCGTGAAACCGTTCGACCTTCAGCCGGGAAGGACCTACCTGATTCAAGAAAAAAGACCCGAATATGCACACCAAAAATTCAAAGGCACATTTGTCAAAAATGATTATCCAAAATCTCCCGTTCATTGTACTATAACCCACTTTACAAATGTTATTTGCAGAGGTAATTATAGCTCTTCAGACCTAGGACTTCAAGATATATACTGGAACTATTATGAAGCAGATGCAGTCGCACAGGCATATACAAACATGGTTCTTCGTGACATTATAGGTGACGCGTCGTTTACAATGTAAGATTTAAGAATCAAGAATCAAACATCATGTTGAGAATTCTTATTAAGCATGTTAACAACCTCATAATCTTCAAACATAAAGGATGTCAATGTATTACCAGTATTAATATCAAATTCCAAATTAAATCCACTCTCCTTGAACCATTCTTTAAATTCATTAAAAGCTGCCCAACGTTTTACGTATCCACCAACCACTAACAATTTCAAAGTATTTTTAATATATTTTTCATCAATCACACAACACTCGCGGCATTCATCGTCGACGACGTGACACTTATCACTACCACTACCACAAGCTAGTGTTCCAGTCATTAGCAAATATTCAATATCAATATTCTCATCAAACTTTTCTTGAAATGTTGCGATGATTCTGTCATATGAAAAATCCTCATTATGTCCTCCGAATCCAAAAAAATTCTCATACTCCCATCTATGAACTTGTTTTATAGGACGATGTAAATATACTACAAAAGGTTTCCCAAAAATAATTACATTAATTTTAGCGGTCAAAACGTCTGTCTCTGCATATGAATTATATTTCTTTTCCCATAGTAAATTAGGATGTTTTTCCAGAAATTTTTTAACAAAATTGTCATACAGCGTTGAAATCATACACCCACTTTCAGTATAATATTTATTTTTCAAATCCCTGAATTTTGTAATAACATCGGTGTATGTAGTTGTAGCCGCGATAGTAGTAGTAGTAGTGCTTGTTTCCATTTTGTTATCTCGGTGATGTGTTATATAAGTTGCTACATAATATGGTTATAATCTTTTTATATAGGTTTGATATATTGATTGAGTATATTGACTAGCAGTTGTCTATATAATATAATATAATATTTGTATATATTATAGAGTATGAATAAAACAGCAAAACGGTGTCATCTTGTAAGAGGTAAAAAAGAAACTTGTTGTATTAATCCAAAACGTGGATACTGGTGTTGGAGTAAAAAAACGAAGAAGCGTATATGGCGTAAAATGAAGCGTACTTGTTGTAGAAAATAATTATATATAAATTATGTAATTAAGTGTAAATAATTATTTTACACACTTGGACATTTAAAATACAAATTTTTAATATGTTATTATAGTAGTATAGTAGTATAGTAGTATAATAATATGGATTCTAAATCTACTATTTGCGTATCTACTATTTTTATGTCTAGTATAGTGGATTCAATCAACACTTCAGTTAGTATGAAAATATTTAAAAATAGAGAAGAAGCAGCATTTTCTCACATTTTTAATTCTAAACTGGTTAGAATACCATTAAATACATTTAAGAATTATAATGTTGATAATTTTAATTCAGTCAGATTACAGAAATCAGCCGTAAAAGCATATCCGTTAACTGATAGACCGCGTGGTAAAGAAGATATAAGTAGTGTCAAATATTATCAAAAACAAATACAACAAAAAAAAGAAGTTACACCAGTTTGGATGATACAAAAAAATAAGAAATATATATTATTGGATGGAGCCCACAGAATTGTAGCAAGTTATATAGAAGATGTACCTGTGTATGCCTATATAATTAATATTTAATATTAAATAAAAAGTGTATAAATAAATTACATATTATTACTAAAAAAGTAATAATATATTCATCTCATTCATATAATATTCGTATCGTCGATGACTGCCTGTCTCAAATCAGTCCCCTCACAAACATGCTAATCAACTCCGGTGTCGATGTATCAAATCCAGCCAAGTTCAATGTATTCTTATCCTTCGGATCGGCGATTGTCAGTTGATTCGCCATCATTCCAATCACGATTAGTTTCGCATCGATACCGGTTACTCTGCGATATTCTTCTAGCGCAACTTGAGGATGAACTGTTGGCGCATATGTTTCGCTGTCCGTGTATACGCAAAATACGTCAATCTCAACCCCACAGCGAGTATACATTTTAAGCGCCTCCGTCATGGGCAAAGCGCAATCAGTAGCTCCAAAAGGTACATCCGTGGCTTTAATCGCATCCTGGATTGTCATCCCAGGGCGAATCTTTCCATTGAAATTGTAGAATATATTACTGAATCCATATATGTGAACATTCTCTTCCCCTTCGGCATGTAGCGTCATCATCGCCATCGCAACTGAACCTTCACGTGGTGTAATATTTTTTGCACCGGCACACATACCCATCGACATACTTCCGGATACATCCAATCCAATCATAAACCTCTTCCCTGTTGGTGTGATATTTCCAAACGCTTGTCTAAATGTCGTCGAGAGTGTAGTCGTGATGTAAGAATTTACAGGCCATGTCATTGAGCCTAGGTCGCCCTTTCCCTGTGAATACGTCTTCATTCCAACCAGTACTTGAAGTGGGTGAATCCTTGACTCCTTGATATTTTTAGCATCAGTAAGCATTTTAATAATATCCTGCGACCGTGACGATGCAACTCCGACCTGCGACAGTTTCCCGAGATTGCGAACTAGTGCTGTCATTCCCATTCCATTGAGAAGTGTATTCCAGATTTGCGGTGTATTTAGAAGCTCAGTCGGCAAATGTTCACGCTGAATTTTCTTGTTTTGTTCCATAATTGCAATGGCTGTGGTTGTGTCTTTCTTTTCTCCTGTTTTCGATAATTCTACCAATGCCTTCAGAAATCTAGCAGTCGCCACAAGAGGGTCTTCCGCTACTTTTTTCGCTTCTTCTCCTTCTCCTTCTCCACCGCCCTCCTTGATATTTGCCGTTTCTGGTGCTGGAGCTTGTGCAGGAGTGGGTACGGGCTCAGGCTCAGTTCCAGAAAGAACATATATCTTATTTGTCGTATTGTATGAAATATCAAGCAATGATTTAGCCGAAGAGATTCCTTTGCCACCATACCATAGAACCATATTACCAATTGGCGCCACTCCCATATCAGCAAGCGTTTTCTTGACACTGTGTAACTGCTCTGTTTCACTGACCATGAGTTTGATGGGTGTACCTACCATTGAGCTTTCTGGGTGGGCTACTTCAAACATAACCGCTATTTTTTTTCCGACTGCAGTAGCAGCTCCACCGCCTCCCATAATTGACCCGATTGCGCTTGTAATCGTTTTCATAAATCCTTTGCCTTCACTTCCCCCATCTTTATTAGGTGTTGGCGTTGGCGTTGGCGTTGGAATAGCCATAAGTCGTTTCAGAAATTCAGTCCTCTCCATTTTTGCAGGCAGTGTTGTCGCCATGACTCCTTTCGCTGGATTCGCCATAATCGTGCGCTCAGGTTTGTCCTTCTTCATAATCCACTCCAATACAAGACGCCCACCATCATCTTTCATTTGTGCAGGATTGATGTGAAGCAGTGAAATCAAATCCTCATGTGTCCATCCCTCGCGATTTTTATACTTTGTCACCAGAACAGCCAGCTCTAATCCTCCGCGCGACGTATAGTATTCTGTCAATGCGCGACGAACACCCTTCCCAAATCCCTTACCCGGTTTCGCCTTGTCTTGCGAAATGTCGCGAATATATTGTACCAACATAAAGAGATGGGTGGGAATACGACATACCTGTCCAATAGCATCAAGCGCCTGTGCCTTGCATTTATTATCGGGTGGAAACACAATCGCCGCCGCAAGTGACATCATCGTCATCTCCTGTTTTGGCGCCCTCGCATTCACGGATACATCTACGATATCCCGAATCAAATGCTCACATGTAGTCGGCGATAAAATAGCAGACATAATACACTTCGAAATCGTAGTAGCAATTGCGCCACCACATTGATAGAAGCTTCCATTATCCGATTTGCTTCCAATAATCAAGTATCGCATCCATTCCTGCTCAAGGGGGAGAGCAAACGAATATCCGCCCGCATTATTTGCGATTTGTCCGGGTAGTCCAATAGTTTGCGGAATTTTAATACGCGCAGCTGGATTATTTTGCGCTGACATTGCAGTCTTCATATTTGAACCACCGCTTGCACCTGCCTTACCTTTTCCACCGTTATTGCTTTTGCTTTTGCTCTTTCCGGCCATTGAAGACGATGTTTTTGAGACGATTGAGTTTTTGTGTGCTTATTTAATATGTAGTCTTTTATTTATATCAATTTTCTATATTATATATTGGCGCGCCTTGAAATGCAGTATCCTACACAAAAAAGTAAAATGACACATGCTGATATTATGAGAACAATATATGCTATAGTTGTAGGATTTATAACAGATAAGTTCATGGTATTATAGTATTTTTATGTTATATTTTTATGTTATATTATTATAATATTATACTATTATGATAATATTCTTATATTCTGATATTCTGATATTCTAATATTCTGATATTCTAATATTCTGATATTCTGATATTAAAATTTACATTTATATATATTGTATCTTAAATCCCAATTTTTTCTATACTCGCTAAGAATAAGTCCATTATTTCTATGGAACTCTGTATCAGCATTTGCACTAGATGGAGTCATCCAATTACCGTACAACTGTTTTAAATATAGTCCTGGGTCTATTGGAACAGGATATAAAGTGTTACCCATTGCACCTACAGATAGTATTGGGAATGCGGGGTTAGCATAAATGTCACAATAATAATCAGGGCTTTCATTTTCTAGATGAACAGATATTAAGTTACCACCTGAATAGTCAGGAAATCCTTTATATTTTCTTTTCAAAACTAGACCATATTTTGAGTAGTCTATTTCAAGTAGTTGTTCCCATCGCGATAAATGTATTGTTATATCTATGTCAGTATCATGTAATAATAATCTTCCTTCGCGAATACAACCTAATAAGGTACCACAATCAAGATAAAATGGAATTTGTTTATCATCTAACATAGCACATACGGTGTCCAATAATTTATAAAAAACGTTCATTTTTTTTACCGTTTCAGGAGAAATATTAGTGTTCTTATTATTGGTTATATATTGAGGAGAATTAGGGGTTGGATTTTGGGTATTATTTACTAAACCAAAAATATTTTTTAACATTTGTTTTTGACTTTAGTTATATAAACTATAAACTATAAATTAGAAATATAAATTAAAAACAAGAATTAAATTTATTTTTATAGAATAATAACAATAATAATTCTAACTATTGAAATAGAAATGGAAGCTGAACCAGCAAAAGTTGAAAATAAAGATATGCTAAATGAAATTTCTTTTACTAAAAAACGAAATAGAAAACATAGTGCTCAAACATTGCCTGTTGGTTTAGAGCATCATATGATGAAAAAGTATGTTGTATATTATCGAGAGTGGATAGATAGGTCACATACAAAAGAGCGTGAATATTTTAAAATAGAAAAGCATCCCGATTTACCTAAATCATGGACTTCGAGTAAATCTGGTAAAGTCAAAATAATCGATAAACTAGCTGATGCTAATAAAATTATAGAAGATTTAGAAAAAAAGAGGAAGGAAGAACTAGATAAAAAACAACAAAATGAAAACCTATTGGTATCATTATAATAAGTATATAAATATACTTAAAAATAAAATATGTATATATATTATAACCATACACGTTAAAACACGACAAAATAAGATGCAGATTTTTGTCAAAACGCTTACTGGTAAGACTATTACTCTTGAAGTAGAAAATAACGATACTATCGATGCTATTAAAGCAAAGATTCAAGACAAGGAAGGGATCCCTCCAGACCAGCAACGTTTAATTTTTGCTGGCAAACAGTTAGAAGATGGGCGAACACTAGCGGACTATAACGTCCAAAAAGAAAGCACACTTCATTTAGTCCTGCGACTTCGCTAATGAGGTGCTAGATAGTAAGTAATATTATTATGTTATTTATTTATAATAACATAATATCGCTATAATAATAAACATAATAATATAAATACTTTTTCTCATTCTAAATAAATACATAAAACAACCAGCATGAACATAAAATCCTTGCTTTTGTTCGTATCTGCTGTTTCCCTACTTGTACCAAATGTCGTAACATTGCCCATAGACATGATGCCCCGATATACTACTGAATTTAGCCCCCGAGATATAAATATTCTTTCTTTAGGGGATTGGGGGTCTGCTTCACTCGGTGGTTACCACTTACGTAATGCCGAAAGCACTGCATATGCTATGAAAATATATGCATCAGAATATAAACCAAAACTTGTATTAAATACTGGCGACAATTTTTACTATTGTGGGATTCAAAATACGAGCGACCCTCAAGTCAATGCTGACTATGTTGAATTGTTTGGGAATATTGGGCTGCCTTGGTATAATGCTTTGGGTAATCATGATTATGGTTTTAATGCTACAGCACAATTAGAGTTAAATCAAACTATTCCTCAGTGGATAATGGATGACAGGTATTATCACCGTCGTGTAGTATTTAACTATAGTGGTAGCGATAGCGATAGCGATAGTGATACAATCAAAATTATTTTAAATATTATATTTTTAGATACGAATCCATGTGTCATGGATTATATAGGCGACGATAGAAAAAAATGGGACCCTTGTGGTATTCAATATCCTACTTGCTCTCCTCAACCAGGAGAATGCATGTTTCATGAAAATATTATTGCCCAAAACTGTAAAACACAGCTCGACTGGTTTAATACGACAGTAGAAAATATCCCACCCACCGAATGGATATTTGTAATAGGACACCATAAAGCTGATGAAATAGATGCCGAAGATTTTCAGTCTATATTAGGTAGCAATCGTGTTCATTTGTATCTAAATGGACACAATCATAATTTAGAACAATATTCTATAGACGGGGAATCAAAGTATATGACAACTGGTGCTGCTGGTATGGTAATAATAGGCTCGCTCGGAAACGCAAATGTAAAATTACACGATGAATCGACAGAATTCAAGCATAAAAAACATGATGTAAAAAGTGTTTGGAGTAAGATTACAACCGGATTTAGTTCACATACTTTTACAGAACGCGGTACAAAGGTACGGACAGATTTTTGGGATGTGAATCAACATATATTGCATACGTTTATTGTTGATATGGTATGAATGGTACTAATATTTAATAACAGTCAACACAATAAACGTAAATAATTGCGGTTAAACCGAACTAAAAAGTTTATTCATATTTTTCACCTCTGGTTTATTGTCACAATCGATAAATAGCGTCTTTATAATTTCATTGTCTCTAAAACGAATAGTATATGTTTGTTGTAGTTTGTTTCTTCCAACACGACCCATTGCTTGAATCGTTTTTTCTTGTGTCATATTACTCAAATCTTTGCTAATGTATCCATGACAAAACTGATAATTGGTTCCATATACATAGTCCGAAGATGCAATAATAATGTACAATTTTTGATTTTGCGCCAACTCTTTAATTATTTCATTATATTTTACGTTTGTATGATTTGTTATAGCACCAATTCCCATCAGCAAGAGTATCTTCCAATGATTATCAATTTGAAGCAACATAATTTTTTCTACAACACTTTCATCTAAGTTCGCTGAAAATTCATTTGTATAAACTTCCCTTTTTGTCCACCTTATTATATGTTCTAACTTATTGGGTACAAAAATATCACTTAGCGCAATCCTTTTTACATTACATCTTATCATATCTATAATTTGTTGCTTTTCTCTTATTTCTCTCGTATCTACAACTATATTACCACCACCAGTTCCTTTACTCTTTGCTCCATCTTTACCACTATCTTTTAACTTCTCTTTTTCTTCTTCTATTGATTGAATTTCTTTTTCTAAAACGTCAATCTTATTTGATAATACATTGTTATGTTCTATAGAATTCATTAAATCGTCAATAACTTCCGCAGGAATTTTAGAATTTTGAATTGCAAATTTCGCTATTTTTTCAACATCATTCGTTAAAAAAATAGTCGGTCCATCTGTAAGTGTGTGTGCATCATGTGTTGTAAAATAAATATTAGATTCATGTATTTTTACACGCTTTGTTTTCATTTTATTAAAAAGTTCATCCCATTTATCCGGTATAATATTTTTAAGAAGAATCAAGTAGTATAATTTTATATTTGTCATAGTAACATCCATGATATCCGCAAAGTATCTTTCCAGTGAATACCTGCTGTTTGTGTACATTTTTTCTTCATTTACAAATATTATAAATTTTACTATCTCATTCAAGTCAAAATATCTTAAAAGTGTTTTATAGTTGCTGCAATGTTTGGCCGATTTCAAAACATCCTCATACGACTCGAAAAGAAAGTGGGGCAAGTCAACATAACCATCTTTGTTTACTATTGGAATAGATTTAGAGCAATCGTGACTCACAATTGATACAACTTCTGCACCAATAAATCTTGTCCTGAAATCTAAAATAGTTGTCTGAATTTCATTCTCATGTGGGAGTGTCGCAGACGATAATACGACATTTGGTATTTGATTTTCAGTCCAGTTTTTCTTGATTAGTTTATGAAACTCATGTTCGCTATAGTCCAGTGAAATCGTAGGTTCGTCAAAATATGTAATTATATTGTTAACATTATTAAATGCCTTCATATATAACATGGCATGAATATATGATTTGATATCGCATATCATTATTTCTACTTCATCTCCTACAGTATTATCCACTTTACGAATTCGCCCATTTCTGTCACGCGTAGATTCTTTTGCAGCATAATAATGCAGCCTAATATCGCTCACACTATTACAACCAAAAGCAAATGCAATCTTTTTCATCGCGCTTATTGCTGATTTCGCCAAGGCAAGACCAACGTGTCTAGCAGCGCATACAAAAATGATTCTATATTTTTTTGTAATAAATCCACCAACAGATATATCTGGATTTGGTATGTTAAATTGTTCCGATAGTCCAATCGGAGTAAGCGTTTTACCTGTACCTGTTGGTGCAATATATAATATAAGTTTAGGGTTGGTATTTTTACAAATAGTGAATATTTGTTTCTGGTGTTCATATAAAGAAAAGTCTTGGTACTTTAATAGATATTCATTTTTTTCGATAAAATTATAAGCATAACGAATAAATGTTTTTATTTTGAACTCATTTTCGTATCTTTCTAGAACGTTTTCTACAAAATTAATAACATATGTATTCAAGTGTTCGATTTCATTATTTTTCATAAACTTTAATGTATAGTAGTAATAATACCAGTTTGCTTTTTTATCTTCATGGTATTCAATTAGTTGTTCAATAATTTCTAGTAAAACAAACTCATAAATTTTATCGTTGTTTTCTTTAAAATTATTATTAACTATTCTCATCTCATCTATTTTTTTTATTTTTAAATTCTTATTCTTTCCAATTATTTCTTCGCAGTTGTAACCCTTATAGTCATTTTCTTCACATATTTCTTCTATCCTTTTTCTGAAATATTTATTAAATAAAAATACCATAGTTTCTTCCGTAATAGACGTCTTTAAGGTACCTATGATAGACTTTGCTGTATTATATTTGATATTCACGTTTGAAAACCCTTTTTTAATTAAATTGAGAATTTCAACTTCATCTTTAGATTCAGGTACTTCCATATAATCCCATTCGGCTTTTGATAACTTCTTTTGATATAAATCAATATGTATGTCTACTTCGTGTTCGTGTTCGTGTTCGTGTTCGTGTTCGTGTTCGTGTTCGTGTTCGTGTTCGTGTTCGCGTTCGTGTTCGCGTTCGTGTTCGTGTTCGTGTTCGCGTTCGTGTTCGTGTTCGTGTTCGCACGATTTATCATTTATATTTTCCACTACGGCTTCTTGTTGTGTCATCTTATGATTAAATGGTCTGTAAAATATACTATGTGTTTAGATGATTGATAGTATGTAGGTGTCGTTATATAAAGTTAACAAGATATATTTAACCTACTTTAATATATTATATTATATGTTAGTGGTAATATTCGAGTATGCAAAATTGAAAGAATATATTTAGTATAATATAAAGGAAATGTCGTTAGCTTTTTCTGAAAACACAAACATGTCTGCTTCATCAAACTCATTAGTATCGTCGGTATCATCAGTTGTACCTCCTATAATTATAAGTTTTGATGGGAATATCGGGTCAGGAAAATCTACAAAAGTGAAAGATATTGAAGAATATTATAATGCTCAAGGTCGAAAAGATATTCTCTTTATTCAAGAACCAGTCGACGCATGGAATTCTGTTATTGATGAGAACGGTGTTACAATTCTTTCCAACTATTACAAAGACCAAAAAAGGTTTGCATTCAGACTTCAGATGCTTGCGTATATTTCCCGACTAGCACTTCTTCGCGATGCAGTAAAAAAAGGTTATAAGTATATTATTACCGAGAGATGTGTTGGAACAGACAGAAATGTATTTTCGAAAATGTTATACGATAAGGGCGACATAGAACACGACGAGTATATTATTTATAAAAAATGGTATGACGAATTTATAAGTGATGTACCAATTGGAGCAATTGTGTATATAAAGGCATCTCCCGAAATATGTTTAAAACGCGTAAATATTCGCGCAAGAGAAGGTGAAAATATCCCGCTTGAATACTTGAAAGAATGTGACAAGTATCATGATGAATGGATAAATAGTGAGAATATCCCAAAACTAGTTATCGACGCCGATATAGACTTGAAAACAAACCCGGAGGCCAATTTTGAAATACTGAAACAAATCGATACATTTATTCATTCGTTGTAGACTCAAAACATATACAAAATATTAAACCAGTATGTTACCCATTTTCTATATACTTCATATCGAATATTCGGTGTGATTTATATTTTAATATATCCATCTCTTTGCTAGTAGTAGGAAATAATTCATTGCCATATATATCTTGTAGTAGTAGCCATTCAAACATTCCTCCAACGTATATATATACATTGGTAAATCCTAGGCCTACCAACTGTTCGTATTTTTTATACGTCTTATCATCGTTACAATTTCTACCATATACTATAATATGTTTATTCCGTGTTTTTTTTATAATAGAATTAATAATTTGTTCTTCTTTGTCTATTTGAATTGTATTTTTTATTAGACACATTTGCATGTTCGCTTCTAATGTATTTATTATAATATAGTTATCAGTGTTACTACTGTTACAAGCTTTTTGCATATCTTCGCAATTTATTTTTCTTATTGATAATGTATTACCCATTATTTATATTAAAATTTTAGTTCTAATAATAAAAATACTGTAATTATATTTTTATTATATTTTTTATGTTTTTTAATTTATTATAACATAATCATTAAATTGTTAAATCATTCAATTGTTTACGTGTTTTTAATTAAAATTTACCACAATTTCTACTTTTTCCTTTTTAATACTTTTTGTAGCAGAAATAGACAACTCTTCACGTTTTTTTCTCGTCTTATTATTTATATCCCCTGTAACTATTCCACTACTCGTACTATTATTGTCACCATCATTGAGACCATTAATATCGACACTTGTATATTCCGTAGATGCACTAGATACCGAAGAGTCAGACAATGATTTACTCTTTGAAGTACTATTTCGGTTATTCATATCCTTTTCAATGTTTGAATAATTTTCTTCTATAAAATGGATTACATTGTTTTCAAGAGCCCATTTAAAAAAATTTAATTGACCAATTGTTGTCTGAATATATTTACCATCTTTGTATGGAACCGTTATTCTATCCCACCTACAAAAAGGGTCAAATCTTTTCTTCGAATATGCTTTTAACTTTAATTTATAGTCATTATATACTTTAAAACGACGCTCGGTATTAGGTATATCATAAACTGTATAATATTTTTTTGCATAGTTAGTTGCAAACCAGTCTATTATCCTTAGAGAAATCTTGGACTCTCCATTTATAATTCTCAACATATAATCCATATTATTACTTTCTTCATAAAATTTTAAAAGATTGTTTAATAAAAGGTCATTTTGGGTTGTATAGTTAGAATATGTAGTACTAGAAGACATTTTTAATATTATTTACTTATTTGTATTTATTAAAACAAAGTTCATTTTAAATGCTTTTTGCGTAAATTAAAATTAAGTGAAATATTCGTATATATTTAAACATTATAATAAATTATCATCATTGTCTTTTTTTATGAATTTCATTTGTTTACCTAGCTTAAACCTGTCACTATCCATTGTACCTCTTCTTACATTACAGTCTAAACACGCAATAACTATGTTACCATTATTGTGTCCATAGTTATTATCGATTCTGTCGATAGTCCACTGCGTCTTTGACAACACTTCATTATATATAATATAACACGGTGTCTTACAGTAATAACATTTTAACCTACATCCAGTTAACTCTGATAAAACATGCTCAACATCTATAAATTTATCTTTTTCATATAGTTCTTTTTCTATATCTTGTTGTTTGTATCCTTTTATTTTTTTATTGATTTCTTTTATGAAAATCTCACAGTTCTCTAGTGGTCTCACATCCATATAAAGCTTATTTACTACAGATACTTGCTCTTCATGATTTTCATAAAATGCGATAAGCTCCTTTGAAAACTTTTTCATAGAATTTCTTTCACATATCATATCTGGGTTTTCTAAAGTTTTTATCTTATCAATATTTCTTTTTCCTGTGATTGAAATCGATTTCATATTATATGTAATAAATATAACAAATAGAAAAAAAGGTTAAACTTTACTTTATATATAATATATATAAAATGAGTAAAGAAATGAAAGACCTGAAAAATATAAAATATAAGTCAATGCTTTTAAGTAATAATAATTATAATAATTTAAGTCCAAGAGACACTAATGATGTAAACAATATTAACGATTTTCTCGAAAAAGAAAAACAAACACATACAAATGAGCTTTGGAGTAAGTTAGATAAAACAATAAAGATGCAAAAAATTCGTATTTTTGTTGATAATTACTCAACAATTAATAATCTTACTGCAAAAGAATCAAAGTTATTACTATCCTTTTTAACAACCAGTCTTGACCAAAAACGTCTATCAAAGGCAAAAGATGTTATTTATGACCGAGAGAATGGTATTATAAAATCGATACCTTGTCTTTTGTTCAATCAAATTAACCGTAAGTTTACTCTAAAAAGATGCGAAAAACGACAGTCTACTTTAAAATCTCTTCCTCCTAAAAAGGTAAATAAAACAAGAGATAATAAAGCAGCAAAAATTGCCGGATTATCCGGAGTACCTCAAAATATTATAATTAGTTCACCCAATTCAAGAAATAATTCCAATAATAACAGCGATGATGATAACAAATAATAAGTAATATTTTTATTCTAGGTTGTTATATTCTCTGGTTATAGTTATGGTTATTATTTATAGTTATTTACATCTAATATAAAATTGATACCAACTTAGAAATATCTTCTTATTTATATTAACCATCCCTTAAAATAATTCACATATATATTTTTAAGTTTTATATCATTTTAACATGACAGATGTAGCAACACAAACAGCAGATATTTTAATAAATGGTATACCTTTTAGCGAATTTATTAAAAACACCTCCAACGAAGCTGATATATCAGTTTGGGATTTTCTAAAAGATAATAGTCACGCAGAATGTGATACTGATAGTGAAAATGAAAATGCAAATGAGTCTAATAATGTCGATGTTTGTACTAGCATGAGTCCTTCATTATCGGAACAAGATGTACAAGGACTGCGTGAGTCTATATTATATTGTATTGACGAAAGTGTAAGAAATAATCCTTTGTCATTTAGCGACCCTACTTTTCACATAAAGTTAGAAAACTCCATATACGAAGTTATCGAGTATACGTTTTCAGATAATTTATTTACCGGTGTTGTTGATATATTTACGATTACGGAAGATATGGAAAATCAGATTGAAGAAATTATAAATACTTGTTTAGAAGAATATTTTGAAACCATTGTTCCACCAAGGTCTTATCCTACTACTTGTATTTTACAACCTCCAAATATCACCGAAACAGTTAAAAAAATAGAATACTTAAAATCAATCCCACAAGATGAACAAAGAACCGCTGGATGGTATATTTTCCGGAATAAACTCATTACTGCAAGTGCTGCATGGAAAGTATTTAAATCAGAATCATGTGTAAACCAACTTATTTATGAAAAATGTAAACCACTCGCTGCTAATATTACAGCAAATCTAGATGATGTTGACGATATAGAAAGGGAAAAGGAAAAAGAAAAAGAACAGGTTATTGTTGAAAAAACATTTGTTAATACAAACTCGCCTCTTCACTGGGGGCAAAAATATGAAAAACTTTCGGTCATGTTATATGAAGCAAGAAATAACACAAAGGTTGGAGAATTTGGTTGTATAAAACATCCAAAATATGATTTCTTGGGAGCATCACCTGATGGTATTAACGTTGACCCGGCTTCTCCATTGTATGGTCGCATGTTGGAAATTAAAAATGTATTTAACCGTGAAATAACGGGAATACCGATTGAAGAATATTGGATACAAACTCAACTTCAAATGCAAGTATGTGACTGCGACGAATGCGATTTTCTAGAGACATGTTTTAAAGAGTATGAAGATGAGGCAGCATTTATATACGACTCGTCATCGGATATTGATGCTGAATTTCATTTAACATCTGCTAAAACTCTTAAAGGTGTGATTGCCTATTTTATTAAAGATGGTAAACCGTTTTATGAATATGCACCCTTATATTTAACGCGCGAAGAATATGATAGATGGTGTGAAGAAATTATTGACAAGAATGCGGGAATTACTTGGTTAAAAAATATATACTGGTATCTTAACCAATATAGTTGCGTTCTTATCAGAAAGAATGACATATGGTTTGAAAGTGCAGTTAAAAAAATAGAAAATGTATGGAATACTATTCTTAAGGAACGAGAGACTGGTTATGAACATAGGGCTCCTAAAAAGCGTACCCCTAAGAAAAAAAATAATATACCAGATGAAGAAAATACAAATGAATCAGGTTGTCTTATTGTAATATCTGATTTAGACCTCAATATATGATAGCGATAATCTATAAACAATAAATAGTATATGATATTTATTGTTTCATGTTTTTTTTAATATTTTTTAATATTTTTAAATATATTGATTTATGTGCATGTATTTGCCGCCCACCAATTAATTCGCGTAACATTCGCTTCTATAGGAATAGGTTTAGTTATTACATCTTTTTTCTGCTCCGTTTTTTCATATGGAGTTCCGCAAAACTCGGCGGGTGAACATGTACCGTTATCGGGAGTAGTCCAATATCGCTTATTATTTGTTTCCTGCTTATATGAGCTAGGGTAAACAGGATATTCTTTCCAAATATTATAGTCGTTATTTTTTGTAACATTTGTATTTTGTTTTACTTTATAGTCTCCATATAAAATAGGTTGTGTACTAGATACAGGAAAGTCACCAGGCTGAAGTTGGTTATTATTATTCATATTCGGTGCAAATGTTTCTGTGTGGTATACTTTTATGGCTCCTATAAAAACTAGTACTAAAAATATTACTAAAATTACTAAAATAACATTTATGATAATTTTTAAATCACATCGTTTTATTGTACTGCTTTTCATTTTATTAAATAATATAGTTGTATATAATTAAAAAATATTTTATTATATTTGTAATAAAATATTTGTAATAATATTTGTAATAATATTTGTAATAATATTTGTAATAAAATATTTGTAATAATATTTGTAATAGTTTTTTAATAAAATATTTGTAATAAATATTGACTATTCCATAATATATAAATAATATATAAATAGTATATAAATAAAATGAGTAAAAAATTTCAATTACCTCCGGTAGTTGGAAATGATCCATCTAGAAGCCCAAGTGGTCGTTTACGTACTCTAGCAGAGATTGAGGCTTTAGAGCGCGGACGTCCTGCTCAAACTACACTTGGATTTTCAAAAAAACCAGGTGCTGTTGCTGCTGGTATTAGCGGTCGAGATGAGCGCAGGGTAGATCCAGCTTATTTAAGAGCATTACAGCAACCAGCACATACTGAGCGCGGTCCTTCACCTTTAACAGCGTCTGGACTAATGAGCGCAACATTAGCAAGAAGTTTCCAAAATTATCTTGATTATTTTTCAAAATCAAAAGAAAGAGATGATGAAGCACTTAAGCACAAAATGGATGATTATTTAAAAGCAATGGAAGAACAACAACGGCGGCATCGTGAGCGCAGATCAGGAGCAGCACAAGCGCCAGGACCAGCGCCAGAAAGACCAAAAAGTCCAAAAAGTCCAAAAAGTCCAAAAAGTCCAAAAAGTCCCAAAAATCCGCGTTCGAAATACTCTGCTCCAAAAACTAAAAAAGCTGCTTTTGATTTGTTGGGAATACCGCCTAGTTCTACAGAAGCCGAAATAAATAAGGCATATCGAAAAATGGCATTAAAATTACACCCTGATAAAAATCTTCATAATTTGATAGAAGCGGAAGAACAATTTAAACAATTACAAGCAGCAATTGATATGATAAAAAAACCAGGTCAAATGGGTGGAAGAAACAGAAGTTATAGAGTACATCGTCGCCACAATACTCGTCACACCAAACGTTCAAACAAATCGTCGAAAAGATATTCTAAAACACATCGTAGGTAGATAGTTAAAGAAACAAATATATTAAAATGGTATAAATATAATATATGTAATAATAATACACATATTATATTTTCAGAACAATGCACAAAAATGATAATATATGGGAAAGCCAAATGCATGTAAAGAAGCGAGATGGTTCGTTTCAAGAAGTAAAATTCGATAAAATTCTAACACGAGTAAAAAAAATGGGAATACAAGCCGGTGTTTCTATAAATTTTTCAGCATTAGTTATAAAAATTATTGACCAATTATATGACGGTATTCCAACTACAAAAATCGATGACCTTACAGCCGAACAATGTGCGACTCAGTCATCACAACACCCAGATTATGGAACACTTGCATCTTATATTATTATCTCCAATCATCACAAAAATACTGACCCATCTTTTGTAAATGTTATGCGACGTCTGTATGAATTTACAGATAAAGATGGTATTCATACACCCCTTATTTCGGAATATACATGGAATATTATCGAGAAAAATGGCGACTTTTTAGAGGATTTTGTATCACAACATTCTAAAAATGATTTTTTATTCGACTATTTTGGTTTTAAAACACTGGAGCGTGCTTATCTTATGAAATTAAACGGTGTTGTACAGGAGCGTCCGCAGTATATGTGGATGCGTGTATCGATTGGGATACACGGTGAAAATTTGAAAAAGGCATGCGAGACATTTGTACTTATGTCTGAAAAATATTTTACACATGCTACGCCTACTCTTTTCAATGCTGGGACGCCGCGTCCTCAACTTAGTTCATGTTATTTAATCGCGATGGAAAATGATAGTTTAGATGGTATTTTTAATACTTTAAAGGAATGTGCAAATATTTCAAAATGGGCAGGTGGAATCGGTCTTCATATTCATAATGTTCGTGCATCTGGTAGCTTGATACGCGGAACAAATGGTTTATCTACCGGTATTGTTCCTATGCTTCGCGTATTTAATAATACTGCTCGATATATTGACCAAGGTGGACGTCGCAATGGGAGCTTCGCTGTATATTTGGAACCATGGCATGCCGATATCGTAGACTTTCTAGACTTAAAGAAAAATCAGGGTGATGAAGAAATGCGCGCACGTGACTTATTCTACGCTCTTTGGATTCCTGACCTTTTTATGGAAAAAGTAAAAACAAATGAAGACTGGTGTCTATTTTGTCCAGATGAATGTCCGGGATTGGCCGACGTATATGGTAATGAGTTCAAAGAATTATATCAAAAATATGAAACCGCCGGTAGATTTAAACGTAAAGTAAAGTCTCGCGACCTTTGGTTTAAAATTCTTGACAGTCAAATGGAAACAGGTACACCTTATTTATGCTACAAAGATGCAGCAAACAATAAAAGCAATCAGAAAAATATTGGTACTATCAAATCTTCTAACTTGTGCACGGAAATTATTCAGTATTCCGATAAGGACGAAACAGCAGTATGTAATCTTGCAAGTATTGCCCTGAATCGATTTGTTCATTTTGACACGGATACATTGCAACATGTTTTTAATTTTGAACATCTATATGATGTTGTTCGCGTCGTTACACGAAACTTAAATCGCGTAATCGATATCAATTATTACCCGACTGAAAAAACACGTACAAGCAATTTGCTTCATCGTCCTATTGGTATTGGCGTACAAGGATTGGCTGATGTTTTTTTCATGATGAATATACCTTTTCATAGTGAAGAAGCTATTCGAATTAACAAACTAATATTTGAAACTATATATCATGCAGCACTTTCCGAATCAAATCTTATTTCTGTAGAAAGGTCTAGATTTTTTGAGTTATTAAAAACAGCACCATTTGATTTATCTGCAGGAGAAAATTTTAAACTAACAGATGATGAATATAATAACCTGAAAAATACACCCGACTTATTGGGTGCTTACTCCTCATTTATCGGCTCACCCGTGTCTAAAGGTGTTTTCCAGTTTGATATGTGGAATACAAAGCCTACACCAGGTCGTTATGACTGGGACACACTTCGTTCAGAAATTATAAAATACGGTATACGAAACTCCCTTCTTGTTGCCCCAATGCCCACAGCAAGTACATCACAAATCCTAGGTAATAATGAATGTTTTGAACCGATTACTAGTAATATATATATGCGGCGAACTTTGGCCGGTGAATTTATTATGGTGAATAAGTATTTGATTAAAGAATTCATTAGTTTGGGAATATGGAATGAAAAAATTAAAAACAATATTATTGCTAATCGCGGAAGTATACAACAGTTGGACGCGTCGCTACTACCCGGACTAACCGAACATATTAAAAATAAGTATAAAACGGTTTGGGAGATACCTATGAAACATTTGATAGATATGGCCGCTGACCGTGGAGCATTTATTTGTCAGAGCCAGAGTTTAAACCTGTGGCTAGAGGAACCAAACTATAATACTTTAACATCTATGCACTTTTATTCGTGGACACGTGGTCTTAAAACGGGCATCTACTATTTGCGTAGAAAACCAAAACACCAGGCACAACAGTTTACTATCGAACCAGAAAATGTGGCAAAAACAGATAAAGAAAAAAATGATGATGGTAGCGAAGGTATTAATTTTAGTAAATATGATACTGGAGGCGATGGTGATTCAAATACATGCGATATGTGTTCTTCGTGAGTGATATGATTGGTATGACCTGTATTTAGCAGCAATTGTCGCGAAATATTGCACGAAAGTGGCGCGACTCAAGTGAAAGGTTCACGTCATGAGCTAATTTGCAGTAACACTTCAGGGTAACAACCGTATCCGCAAAAGAGTTGTGTAGATTTTGTGGTGCCGGAATCCCTGGAAATAAATGCTCATACAGTTCCATCAACTTTGGAAACTTGAAACCCTTTGTTCCATTCGAAAATGTGTATTCAATTTTGCACACCTCTTTGCTATTTTTCATAGTACAGTAGTCTACAGGAAAGTTCATCTGGATGTTGTTGCGGATACCTTCTACAATAATGAACCGCTTGTCGAATGAGACATTGTGTCCCACACATAGGTCCACTCGTCCAAGAGCATCGCGTAGTCGAATAAGAGCATCTTGTATTGGGACACCTTTTTTATCCATAATTTCGCGTGTAATTCCGTGTATTCCTTCAGAAACAGGGTCGACGATTACCCACGTATTCAGTTTAATGTATGCATCGTACATATCCTCTAGTTCACCTGTTTCAGTGTTGTATATAATAAAACTTACCTGCATGACGTGCGGCCATTTGTCGGTATCATATATAGAAGGATTGCGCTCCTTGGGTAATCCGGATGTCTCGGTGTCGAAAACAAGAACTTTCATTTTGTTGTGTTTGTGTGTTTGTGTGTTTGCGTGTTTGTTGTTTTGATAGGTTTAGGTCCTTTTTTTCCTTTTGAATTAATATTCTATATATCATTTAACATAATACTTTCACTTCAATTTACTGAAATTTTTTATTAAATTGCAAACATATATAATATATAAAATATACTATATAATATATATTATATTATATATATTATACATAATAATGGCCAAAGGAGGTTCGAACACGGGTGTGGGTGGCGGTATTTTAGGTTCAGGAATTTTTGGTATTTTTGGAACTACTATAAGATGTGATTCAAAAGATGATTCAACATATTGTAATATTATGAAAATATTCAACCTGTTAATCGTATTTTTTGTTGTTATTTACATTCTGTACATTGTATATGGATTTTTTATTTCTCCTGCAATGAAAAAAAGAAGATGAACCTCACAAAGCTGTAAAAGTTTTACTGATTTACATAAAGTCTACATTTAAGAAAACTCTTTGCATAATCCAAAGCTTTTTCTATGCCATTGGCTGATTCCGTGCGTTTTGATACCATCCATATGTTTTTTTGTACCATATCCTTTGTTACTTTCCAGATCATATCGCGTATTTAGCTCTGGATTTTCTCTGCACATTTGCATAATATACTCATCGCGTGTAACTTTTGCAAGAATAGAAGCAGCAGCAATTGAGGCATATGTATTGTCACCACTTTCAATACACTTATGTGGTATTTGAGTATAAGATTCGTTACATAGTTTCATCATAGGTATAAAATCATTACCATCAACTAGTAAGTATAATTCGTCAGCCGTTTTGTTCATTTTTTCCATCAAGTCGTTAACAGCATTATGCATACAGTCTATTGTTGCTTTGCGTATATTTTTCACATCTATCTCATTATGCTCGGCATATGTAACACTCCAGGCGATAGCGTGAGATTTTATATACTCTGCAGCTTCTTTAATTTTTTTGTCGGAGTGGAATTTTTTACTATCTTTCATTTTCGAAAAATCAAACTGTTTACTATCTTTAGGTAAAACCACGGCTCCAATATATACGCGTCCAAACATAGGACCTCTTCCGGCTTCATCTATACCGATTTCAATAAATGGCGATTTACATGTATACTCGTATTCAAAATATGATGACTTTAGAATATGAGGTATTGGTTTACCTTCTTTGGATGTCGTCTTAGTTCTTTTGATTTTTGGTTCATTAACGGTTTCAAAATTATTTACAGATGTTGTCGATATTGTCGATGTTTTCGATGTCATAGTTGTATTTAGTTTTTGTTCTTATTTTATAATAATATAAATATATATTAATCAATTTTTTTCCATATATATATTATATTATATTTACATTTAATAATGAAATTAACAAAAATTCATATATTTCTCATACTATTACTTGCGCTTGTTTTATGTTCTACTTTAGGTATGTGTTCCAACCAAGGACTAGAAGGCTTCTCTAATAGAAGCGATGATAAAAGATTATACAACACCTATTCAGATTATAACACACAAAAAAATGATGACACTGTAAGAAGTGTAAATCATTCGGATAATAAATCTTCTAACTATAATAACCCTTTTTATAATAAGGCAAACTGGAACTCTGATAAGGACGACCTTAATGCAGGTGATGATAATGACCGCTCTAGCATGAATACGAAAAAATCGAAGTATTCTGACTATAGGAATGATGCTGATTCAAATGTCAAAATAATTGACAGACTTGGTATATTTGATGCAGTAGCTAAGGGAAACATGAATGGCTCGATGTACAATATAAAAGAAACAGTGACAAAAGAAAACGAAGGTGTTCCGAAAAGTAGAATTCCACCTGGACAGGAAAACTTGTATATTCTTAAGTCCGAGATTGTACCACCTATTTGCCCAGCATGCCCTACTGTAAACTGCAACAATTCGTCAAATAGTGAGAAAAAGTGTCAGCCATGCCCTCCATGTGCAAGATGCCCAGAGCCTTCATTTGAATGCAAAAAAGTTCCAAACTACAATAGTAGGGGGTTAATGAATCAGTTGCCTATTCCTTGGGCAGATAAGTTATAATATTTATTATATTTTTACATTTTGTACATTTTTGTATTTATGATTTATTGATTCGAATTAACTCAAATCTCACGCATCTATAACATCTCATGTTTTAAGCATAGTATAAAACATGAATGAAGTAATCTACATTAATCGCCTCTAACCTTAATACACTTGTTATCTACCACAAATGATGGAGTCTTCTCTTCTTGGGGAACAATTTGTATAATACATTTTGCTTTTTTACCATATAAAGGTTCAGTACATCCTTTTTCCTTTTCTTTTTTACGTGTAGTATTAAATTTGAATATTTTAGGTGCATCATTTTGAGTACACCTTGCTCTGAAGTGCTCATATCTTTCGCGTACATCGCAGTAAGAAAGCCCTGATGTTTTGCCCAACAATTTGTTAATTATTTCATGTAAGTTGTAAATATATCTCGAAAATGTATCGCGATTTTTCATATGACAAGGTTTAATTGGATGTGCCTTTAAGTTATTTTCCAAATTCATTCTACAATATTTACAAGGAAGAACATTTTTCAAACTTTCGACAAATTCTTTATACTGTTTTTTTTGTTCTTCGGTCGGATTTATAGGATAATTGAAACTTATAGTATGAAGAAGGTGCCATGCTGCAGGCCCCCATACACTAGTTAACATACCATCACCACTCATGTAATCCTTGCGCGAGAATGTACGCTTTTTTGCTTTTATTTTTGTAGTAAAATTTCTACTTATTTTTTTGTCTATGTTTCTGTCTATGTTTCTGTCTATATTATATTTATAAACCTTTGGTGTTTTTTTATACGCCATTTAACTATATTTATATATCTATTTTTATATATATATATAACAATATAATATGTCAAATAATTCTATAGATTCATTAAAGAGTTTTTCTGACTCTGTTAAAAATACTACATATCTTATTATTTTAGGATTAGTTATTATTATAGTTACATATGGAACAAAAATAAGTAAAAATAGCTTTTTTTCTTTAATAATAAAAATAGGAATTGTAGGATTATATTTATACGTATTTACAACTGTTTATAAATCACTCGGAATAATCTTTAACACAAAAGGATTATTTTTAGATCCATCTATGGCTAAAGTTAAATTATTTTTTATACTATATTGCCTATTTGAATTAATAGTGTTAATACTGGTTTTTTATATTTTTTATACAATTTTTAAATAAAATTTTAAATAAATTATTGTATACACCCAGGTTAGATATTTCTTGTTATTTCAAGTTATTTTTAGTAATATATCGTAATAGTCTTTATCTGTAATAAATGATTGAATTTTAATATCTATTATTTTTCCATCTGAACAGCGAAAAAGCATTATAGATGAAATAACGGTAATAGTTTATATTTAGTTATACTATAATTATACAATAGTTTTAAATTGTTGTATTAAATATTTAGTAGTATATTATTCGTTTATTCGCGAAACATATATTAATATTTTATATATATAATATAATATAGAAATAGAAATGGCTGATTCAGTTTTCAAATTTAAAAAAGTAATAAACTCTTTACCGACAATTACAAGATACATATTGATTTCATCTTTTGCGGCTATTTTAATCGCATGTGCTTATTATATTTATAAAACATATATTGCTCCACAGTCTGATAGGTCTCTCCTAGAAGGATATGCCAGTGGTATGAATATAAGAAATGAACACCCCAATCAAGAAGTTGTGACATTATACTTTTTCGGTGTAGAATGGTGTCCTCACTGCAAACATGCTAAACCAGTGTGGGATGAATTCGTAAAAGAAAACGAGTCCAAGACCTTTAATGGTAAGAAAGTAAACTTTGTACAAGTAGACTGTGACAAAGATTCTGCTCTTGCCGACAAATACGATGTATCAGGTTATCCTACTATCAAACTAGACACTGGTTCAGATGTAATTGAATTTAAATCGAAACCTGAGAAAGATGCTCTGACTCAATTTTTAAATAGTTCTCTTTAAGTGTACAGAATGTTTGACGAATCGTTTATAAATACAAATGCTGAAGTACTTGTATTTATGATGTATTTTTGTATTTTATATAAATTTATATTATCGATTTATAATATTGAATTTCAATTAATCTCACGCATCTGTAACACCTCATATGTGTAAATGTTAAAGGCTCTCATCATTAGGATGGTCGGATATAGATTCACGATGAGAAATGAATGTTTCATATAACTCTTCAGCAATTTTTATTCCATACAATATCAAGTTATTCCGATGTTCAGAAGAAAATGGAACTTGGGTCCATGCATCATATGTTGTAAATACACCCATGTTACATATTACTTCATATGGTATTTTTTCTAGTATAAGTTCATCATTTATGCGGTTAAAAATATTTAAAGCAATTTTCTCTAAAAAATCAAGAATATTGGACTCGTCGGTAATAAGGCCATCATTTGCATTACTGGATTGATATTTTTTAACACCTAGTATTTCTTCATGTTTACACCCCGTTTCTTGTAAACAAATATTAACAGCATAGTTGCTAAAAATACCGCCGTCTATATAGCATTTATTATCTATAATAACGGGTGTAAAAACAACAGGAAAAGCTGATGTCATACATAATGCAGTTATCATCTCAAGGTCTGGATATGTTTTATGTGATATAATATTCCTCTTAAAATGATTTGCATCACATGTTATAAAGTTAAATTCTATACCTGAATAGTCATAAAATTCTTTCATAGTTACATTTGGTGATATTCCTTTTGCTTCGAATAAAATACTATATTTTCTAAAGTAAATAGAGTAAACATTTATTAGACCCTTATTTTTATATAGGTCGAGTATATTTTGTATACCTATTTCTTCGAATATTTTTTCCCATGGTCTTTTTACTAAATATTCTACAATATATTCGTAGTCATATTTTAGAGATAAGTATACTGCTACTAAAGCTCCGATAGATGTTGCATAGATAGATTCTATATTTTTTATATTCCAAAATTCTTTATCGTGTAAATATTTCAAAGAACCAAATGCGCATAAACCGAAAGGACCACCACCACCTATAACCAAATGCTTAATTGTCATTTTAATATAGTAATAATTTTTAATTACTATATTAACACAATAGGATTAATTGTATATATTTTTTTCTATTTATGATTTAAGAGTTATATTTATATTTATATTCTATGGATGAACTGTTTCGAAATAGAGAAGATAGCGATAAAATAAAAAAAATAAATTTAGAAGATTTGTATGATAAGAAGAAGACGTACGACTTATCAAAGTTGTCAATATATAATAAAATCTTAAATAGGATTCATGAAAAAATAAAAATAACATCTCGCCAAAAATTCGATACCCAATTTTGTTGGTATGTTATTCCAGAAATTATGTTAGGGGTTGCATCATATGACCGAGCATCATGTATTAGTTATATTTTAGAAGAGCTTACGAGTAATGGTTTTGTTGTTAGGTATACGCATCCAAATTTAATATTTATTTCTTGGAAGCACTATATTCCATCATATGTAAGAACAGAGTTTAAAAAAAAGACTGGTATAGTAATAGACGAGCATGGTAACCGCATTGACGAGTTAGATGAATATGGTAATCCGTTACCACCATCTCAAACGGTAAACAATCCTCTTAGTGCAAATAGTTTAGACCCTTTTAATATGGGTTTGGCTCGTAAAGTAAACTCGAAAAATAGTTCTGAAAATACAGCGAATAAAAAAGAATTCAAACCGATAAATGACTATAAACCGACAGGTAATTTAATATATGGTAAAGAATTATTTAAAAAAATAGAAGACAAGTTTTCATAAATATTTGCGACAATTATTTTGCCACCAATATTTTCGCGATTTTCAAGAATCGGTCGGTGAGATGGAGAGTACCAAATCGGTCGTGATTTCTCTATATCGGTCGGTATATTTCTACGAAATGGAGCGTAATAGTTTGTGACCAACGGTTTCCAAAAGATGTCCCAATTTTGGGAAAGTAGTTTTTCATAAACATGATATCAACCTTTTGGGACATGTTTTGAATATATTTATTATTTTTAATAAATTATAAATCCACACCATTATGGTCGCCACGTGACCACCATCTAAAAAAATAATCAAATCATAAAGGTAACCTCCTCAAAAAGGGAAGGCGGACGCCCAAAGAGTGATGATGTATGAAAATTTCAACTCTCAGAGGCCCTTTTTGAAAAATGGACATTTATAAATGTCCATTTTTCAAAACCTGGGGTAGAAATATAAAAAAAACATTGATTTCATCACTCAGAGCATAATGCTCTAAATCGTGTTTTTTTGTTGAATATTTTGTTACCATAATTTTTTCAACTTTTTTATATATTGTAGGAAAAGGATTTAGGCATTTTTTATATTACTCTATATATATGAAAAATGGATAAGCCAAAAAATGCCGAAAAATGCCTATTTTTTGTTTGTGAAAAATGTGACTTTAAATGCTTTAAAGAATCTAACTATAAAATACACGTCGAGACCATCAAACACAAAAGAGTAACCGAGAGTAACCAAAAAATGCCGATAAAAGAAAATAAAATATTTAGCTGCATGTGTGGTAACAGTTATAAATATAAACCGGGACTAGCAAAGCATAAGCGAACGTGTGCTATGGTAAAAACGCATGTACCAACTTCTATGGTAACTAAAGATGATCTATATACCACAGATGGTGTTATTTTAGAAACTGAAATCAACAAAAAAATAGATTCAACAACTGATAAGGAATTGAAGGAGTTAGTTAAGGAGTTAATAAAACAGAATGGTGAACTTGTTAAGACGATAAATGAGATAGTTCCTAAAATTGGAAATACGAATATTACAAATAATAATAATAATAATAGTTTCAACTTAAATGTATTTTTGAACGAGCAATGTAAGGACGCATTAAACATATCTGATTTTATAGATTCTCTAAAAATAACATTGGAAGACTTACTATTCTCAAAAACCAATGGTATATCACGTGGTATTACGGATGTCATGATAAAAGGTCTCAAAGAGTTGGATATTCACAAACGTCCGATTCATTGCACCGATATAAAACGTGACATCATGTATATAAAAGATGAAGACAAATGGTTGAAAGATGATAACCATGACATTATGAAAAATACGATTGTAAAAATTGCTGATAAGGAGCGTACAGCATTACAACAGTGGTCAATAGATAATCCTGATTGGATAGAGACAGAAGCAAAACAAATCGAATACTTGACAATGATGCGCTCAATATGTGAACCGATTGAAAACTATACCAACTATGAGAGAAAAATAATAAAAAATCTTGGAAAAGAAATACAATTAGATAAAAAGAATTAGAATATTTTGGTGAAATGGAGCAGAATGGTTTTATAACATCGATGTATGAAAATTTCAACTCTCGGAGGCCCTTTTTGAAAAATGGACATTTATAAATGTCCATTTTTGAAAACCTGGGGTAGAAATATAAAAAAAGCAATGCATTCGTCACTCAGAGCATAATGCTCTAAATCGTGTTTTTTTGTTGAATATTTTGTTACCATAATTTTTTCAACTTTTATATATATTATATGAAAAGGATTTAGGCGTTTTTTATGTCATCATTATATATGATGACAATGATGACGCAAAAAAACGCCGAAAATTTCATCTGTGAAAAGTGTGACTTTGTATGTAGCAAGAAAAGTAATTACGAAAGACACATACTGACACGTAAACATAAAAATGATGACAAAAAGGAGCAAAAAAGTGCCGAAAAAAATGTCTGCATTTGTGGTAAGAGTTTTAAATACAGACAAGGTCTTTTTGTTCATCGTAAAACATGTATAGACTACGAGAAAAATGTTACCACCAGTGGTGTCATTTTAGAAACTGAAATAAACAAAAAAATAGATTCAACGACAGATAAAGAGTTGAAGGAGTTAGTTAAGGATTTAATAAAACAGAATGGTGAACTTGTTAAGACGATAAATGAGATAGTTCCTAAAATTGGAAATACTAATAACACAACTAATAACACAACCATGAATAACAACTTTAACTTAAATGTATTTTTAAACGAACAGTGCAAAGATGCTTTAAACATATCAGATTTTATAGATTCGCTAAAAATAACATTAGAAGATTTACTATTTTCAAAAACCAATGGTATTTCACGTGGTATAACAGATGTAATGATAAAAGGACTCAAAGAGTTGGATATTCATAAACGTCCTATTCATTGCACGGATATAAAACGTGATATAATGTATATAAAAGATGAAGATAAATGGTCGAAAGACGATAACCATGATATGATGAAAAATACAATCGTAAAAATTGCTGATAAGGAGCGTACAGCGTTACAACAGTGGGCAATAGATAATCCAGACTGGATGGAGACAGAAAGAAAGCAACTGGAGTACCTAACAATGATGCGTTCTATATGTGAACCGATTGAAAATTATAATAACTATGAACGAAAAATAATAAAAAATCTTGGAAAAGAAATACTAATAGATAAAAAGATTTAATACTGTATTATGTTAGTAAAAGTCGGGGTTATTTATTTGTTATTTATTATGTAACAAATAAATATTAATTTCGATTCAAATTTAATTGAATCGAGTTAAGTTAATATGGTTAAAAACATTAAACACGTTTATGGTTAATATGTGCCTTTAATACATCAGCAGCACACTGTGTATTAGGGGTAGAAAGTTTAGCATCACTTTTAGTGCTTTGTGCTTTGAATGCTGCAGAAACTCTAACGATTAGTTCATCAAATGACTTTTCATCGTCTTTTGAAAATTTCATGCTAGCTTTCAGTTTATTAGCGATATCAAGAATATCAGAATACTCTTTCCATAGTGTAGCACTTTCTTTTACGGAAGTATTGTAAGTAATGCTTAAAAATCCCATGCGTTTAAGTTCTTCATCGTACTTACTATTATCAGAAGTGAGTTGCTTATTATACTTGTCATAGTGGTCCATGAATGCTTTGGCTAAAAGGGTCGCTGACTTATCAGTAGAAGAACGAATATCATCCAAGATTGAAAGCAATCCTTTCTTATCATCTCCCTCTACTATAGTAGCATGAATATCATTTTTAATACCACCTACATGTGCTTTGATGTTATCAAGAGAGTACAGGAATTTTGGTTTAAATTTTTCAAGTTTAGCTAAGTATTCAGACTCTTGAGCAATAACCACATGGTGGTGTCGTAAAGTAACATTCAGCATATTGATTTGTTGTAAAATCTGTTTAGAGTTGTCAAATATTTTTGTATATTTAGAAAGACCATCGGATGCTTTGCTATTTGCTTCGGTAAGTATTTTATTATCGGTATTGAATTCTTCGTGTTGTTTTTTCTTCAAGTCGTCCATCATTGACTTGAATTTTACATAGAGTTCGTTCATCTTAGCTGTAGTTTTATCTGATACTTCCGAAACTTGTTTTTTAATTGTTTCAGGTGACGTAGGAGGAAATACTTCTGGTTTGCATACCTGGTGGTGATGATGGTGGTGGCTATGGCTACTAGAGCTAGAGCTGGATTTAGAACTGGAGATTGAAGTAGTAGCAGAACCAACAACAACGACATTAGAGGGTGTTGATTTGACAGATGCAACAACAACAGGTTCAGGTACAGCAACGGGTATAGAAGCAGTAGCAGACTTAACTACAACAACCGGTACAGGGGTGGGAGCAGGAGTGGGAGCAGGAGTGGGAGCAGGAGCAGGAGTAGGGATTACCTTGCGTGTCTGAACTCCACCCTCACAATCTTTAGCGAAGTAGCATTCAGTACCGCGAGGCTTCCATGAAAGCTGCCATTTGGAGAGAGGAGAATTTGGCCCATCATAGCCACCCATTTCCCAATTTTTACCACCATAGTTAACGTTCATTACTACGTCATTGGGGTCCTTGTAATCAGTAGCACTCTTTACAGCATCCGCATTCCCACAAATACCTTGCATTTTTCCAAAAAAGGCAGTAGGAACATTTGTTTCAAGAACACCACAGTAACCTCCGGTAACCATAACAGAGAATCCGTTAGGTGTGTTAATTTTCAAACCAGCAGGCTGTATGGTAGCACCCCTCCATTCAACGACTTGTTTTCCGTAACGAATCTGGACACCGCCAAAAGTAAGGGTGAAATCTTCAGGGAGATCCATTTCCTGACCATTGACACGGATTTTTCCAAAGTTTGCAACATCAACTTCGATATTCATTTGTTTATAATGAACAACAGCACCAGTCATACAAGAAGGTACGCCTGGTTTATCTGCACCATGTTTGCGCATTTTCTCCTGAATCTCGAAAACATTGTCGGGGGTACGAGCAACAGTATAAATACCGGGTTCCTGAACGTGAAACAAAGTACCGTCATAGTTGGTAACGTGGGGGTCGCCTGATGCTACGCAAAAACGTTTGCTTGGGTTTGCTGCTTCTTTGGACAAAAATTCCTCAGCAGCAATAGCACTCTCTTTTGCGATAGACTTGCTTTTGGTAACACGCATATCTTCAATGCAACCATTGTAGATACCTTGTTTGTTAGTAATGCCTAGAGACTGACAAAATTTGATAGCTTCCTGACCCTCGGTGGTTACAACCCAGGCAGTGAACGCAGACTCAAATTTCTTAGCAAGTTCTTTTGTCTTTGCTGAAAGTTTAGAGTCAACGACAGCATATTTGTTAACAACGGAAACAGGAGCAGGAGCGGGAATGACAGCTGATACTTTAATATCGGCTTTAACGGTTGTAGATTTTTTAGAAGCCTTGGATTTAGACTTAGAAGAAGCCTTGGATTTAGACTTAGAAGAAGCTTTGGAAGCAGCCGCCGCCGCAACTTTGGGAGGAGCAGGAGCAACTTTGGGGGGAGCAGGAGCAACTTTGGGAGGAGCAGGAGCAACTTTGGGGGGAGCAGGAGCAACTTTGGGAGGAGCAGGAGCAACTTTGGGGGCAGCAGCCGCAACTTTGGGAGGAGCAGGAGCAACTTTGGGAGGAGCAGGGGCAACCTTTGGAGGAGCAGCCGCCGCAACTTTGGGAGCAACAGCAGCTTTTGAATGCCGTAACAGTCGTCTATTACCACCATCATCGCCATCATCACCATCGCCATCATCATCGCCATCATCAGAATAATTCTCGTCATTATCTTCGTTTTCAAACAACTTTCTAGTTTCAACGATTGCTAAATGTGGGCGATGTTTAGTATTGATATCGTTGGTAAAATTCAAAGGATTAACAAAATGTTTAGATACCGATGTACCTGTGGAGTTTTCGAGAACTACAGCATCATGGACGCTGGGCCGCGTTTCATTCCCGTCATGCGGCACTAGCATAATAGCCGAAGCGAAGGATAAACTTGCAATCAGCAAAAAGGCTTTCATCATTTGCACCATTATAATAATACATAATATTATATCTTTATCTTTATGTTTTTTAGTAATATATATTAAGGGAACTAAATATTATACTATAATAATATTATAATAATATATAATAATATATACTAGTAGTAGACGGTTACTATAATATGAAGATAAGTAACAAAAAAAAACATTCAACGCAAAAAATAAGAAATGGTAAAACAAAAAATATAAAAAATATAAAAAATATAAAAAATATAAAATTCAACAAGTATGAAAATAGTAAAGTAAATAATAATTTCAAGTTAATTAAAATGCCTTATATAAATACGGAGTTACTAGAATCAAAATATCTTTTATCACCCCTTAATAACATACAAGTAAATAAAGAGAGTATAGATACGGAACAAAGTTTAGCAGATGAGTTTATGAATGTACAAAAAATCGAAAAAGAAAATAATCTTAGTCCTAAAAGGGATTTTTACACTTATATTAATTATGCCTGGATGAAAGAGCAAGAAATTGTAATGGATTATAAAAATTATTATTTTATAAAATTAGATAATTTCCGGTTTGTTCAAAACACGGTGAATTATCGTGTAGTTAATCTAGCGAACGAATATTGTAAAAATAATAACACTACTCTTTCTAAAAAAGTTAAAAATGTAATAGATTCTATGAGTTTGGAAAATCTTACATTTGATAAAATAAAAAAACATGTAAACGATGTTGAAAGTGAATATAAAAAATATACAGGTAAAGATGATTTAATAGGTTATTTAGCTTCGATTAACAGATGTGAGATAATTTCATGGGGGTGTCCCATATCGTGGGATATATGTCAAGATGAAAAAGATGCTGTAAATTTGCGAAGTCATATACAGTCACCTGAATTGTCATTTTATGACTATGATTTATATATTACAGGTAAAGATAATAATAAATATACTAAAGAATTTAAGGAGGCTTTTGCTGATAAGTTTTGCAAGTTTGTAATGGAGTTATATGATAAAATGTTAGGAGATGGGCATGGATTAAACCCTAGACATGTAATAGAGTGTGAAATAGATATGCTAAATTCTATGGATTGTTATTTGAATGGTGATTCGGCAGAATTTTACAATGTAGTTACAGCGGAAGAAAGTATAACGAAGTATAAATTTGATTGGAAAAAATTTGCCGAAGGGGTTGGTTATAAAAAAGCACCTAGTACATATATAACAGGAAGCGTAAGTTATTTGAGCTGCATAATGAAGAAGCTACATGCTGAATGGAAGACACCTAAATGGAAAGCTTATTGGTATTATATGTATTTAAGACAGCTGTGTATGTATTCAAAAAATACACATAGACTTAGGTATAATTTTTTTAAGAAATTTGGAAAGGGGCAGCAAGGTATGCTCCCGAATGCGTTGTTTCCGTTATTTGCGTTATCGTATTGTTTTAATACATTACTATCGAGATTATATGTAGGTAAGTACGTACATTCACAGGCGGTATATTTAGCAAACACGATTGGCAATGATATGAGGAATGTATTTATAAGAATAATAAAAGAAAATGAGTGGTTACAACCTGAGACCAAGTTAGAAGCTATAAAAAAGTTAAATTGGATATCGATAGAGACCGTATACCCGAAGTATATGATAGAGGACTTGGTTGCTGAACTGCCGAAATTGGATGCTTATGGAATAATGTATGCTCAGTCACAAGTGAGACGTGAATATTTAATAGCTCATGATGGGAAGCATTATATGGAACTTCCCAGTATTAACTTTACTGTGAATGGTGGTTTAGCGTTATCGGGCACACAGCCGTATATAGTGAATGCATTTTATAATCCGACAAAAAATAATATATATGTTCCTGCGGCAATATTACAAGAACCTTTTGTAACACTAAACTTGAAGGGGCTTGAGTATAATTTAGCGCATATTGGATATACATTTGGACACGAGTTGTCGCATTGTTTAGATAACTCGGGTAGGTTATTTGACCATAAAGGTAATATGAGGAACTGGTGGCAGCCGGAGGATGAGAAGATATTTCAAAGTAAAGTAAAAAATGTTATTAGGCAATATGAGTTATTTGCGTCATGGGATGGTATAAAGATGGATGCGTCGACAATGGTTGGTGAAAGTATGGCGGATATATCGGGAATAGAAATATGTATAAATTATTTGAATGACTATTTGATTAATACTGGTGCAACAGAAAAAATAAAGGAAGCGGCAATTAAGGAATTTTTTGTATATGTAGCATTTCAGTGGAGGGAAGCGATATATAAACAGTCGATAAATTTTAATATTAAAACGAATCCTCATCCTTTAGTAAAATATAGGACAAACTGTCCGATGTCTCGTTTAATGATATTTAAGAAAATATATAATGTAAAAAAAGGAGATCGTATGTATTGGGATAATGATACAATTTGGTCAAATAATACATGAATAAATTTAGAAGTAAATAATATTTAGAAGTAAATAATAATTAGAAGTAAATAATATTTAGAAGTAAATAATATTTAGAAGTAAATAATATTTAGAAGTAAATAATATTTAGAAGTAAATAATAATTAGAAGTAAATAATATTTAGAAGTAAATAATATTTAGAAGTAAATAATATTTAGAAGTAAATAATATTTAGAAGTAAATAATAATTTGTAACTATTAATAATATATTTAATAATTATTAATAATTATTTTTCTACTATTTTATATTTTTTTCTATACGTTATATATAAAAAGGCTATGCATCGCAGAAGAACCGTTCGTCGTCGTCGTCAATCCCAGTCCATGCGTCAGGGCCAGGGTCAGGGTCAGGGTCAGGGTCAGGGTCAGGGTCAGGGTCAGCAAGGAGGTCGTCGTAGACGCCACAGAACTAAGCGCCACCACCGCAGTCACAAGCGCAGGTGAATAAATAAACCTTAGTTTTTGATTTAGTTAAGTTTATATGATAATTATTTGTTTTATCATATAATCGATGAATATGATACTTAGTAAAAACTATTTAGAAACATTGTTATAATTTTATGTTAGTACTCCTGTTCTATACTATGCTGTAACTCCCTTATCTGTCGCTGACCTGTTTCGAATATTTGTGCCTCTATGATAGCCTGTAAAATTTTTAATGTATATATAAAATTTTTCTCACAATTTACATACAACTTTAATATAATTTTTCTTGTTTCGGTAATCAAATTATTTAGCTGTTCATACGTCAAATTGGGGTCTATTATATATTTCATTTGAGCACCTTGGATTGTTTCTCCTGTTTCTACTTGTTCCGCAGTATTGCTAATAAATATCTTATCTATTATTTCTAATAATGAGTTCCTTATCATGTTGGAATCATAAATCATTCTTTTAACTTGCTCTACATAGTCTACAAATAACTTATCCTTTGTAGTACCTACGTATGTTTTATTTAACATCGAGTCAGGTGCACTGCAATCTGCTGTGTCCGAAAATGAATGAATTGGAATATCCCGAAAACTATTAATATCTTTAGGCGGATTTGGATTACCAGTAAAAAGAGTATATAATAAATCAACATTCCTCTTTTTCTCCTCTTTGCTCTTCGCTGACATTTTATCAAATCTACCTTTACTTGCATTATACTTATCGTTATACAAACGACTAAGCTCAGCAAAACCTGGCAAATCATATACAGTCTTAGTTCGATGAATACTATCACTAGTGCCAGCGCCAGCACCAACATTTGCAGTATTATTTAAGTTAGATGAACAAAGCTTTGTTTTTATTTTAATTTCAGAAATAGAATTCACACCATTTACAATACTGTCATGATTTATTAAATCGGTAAGCTCATCCATATCCATTAAATCGGAGATACGTGAATTACAAAAATTTAAATTCTCTATCTTTACATCTTTCGCCATCTCAGATATATACTGTTTGTTTTCTAGTGTTGTTTTTTCAATATTATCTACCAAGTTATCTAGACCTTGAATATCCGGTTTATCATCATTAGCTTTCGATTTAGGAACATGTGGACTAAGTATAGCACGTGAAGAACTAGCAGATGACCTCCATGAAAATACCGGATTTAGTGTAGTTATTATAGCTGCAAATAAATGAGCAATTTTAACATAATATTTAGCAATTTCTATACATAACTTGCGTGTTTGTTCTTTTGTGATACTTGTATTCGCATATATATAACTGCTATGTTCTATACTACCTTCCGATATTTTGTTATAAATAACCTGTATTTGATTAGAAAAAAATGACTTCTTTAATATTTTTGATGTTATAATTACTAAATCATCGCAATATTTTGAATTTGTAAGTCGAACCATATCTTGAAAATTCTGCCCTAGAATATAATCTGTAGCAATCTCATTTAGTTTAGAAATAAATTCTGTATTATTATAATTCAATTCTTTAAAATTTAATATTTTTTCTTTATTTTTATTTTTTATTGTACTTGAATTATTACCCATTATATATTAATGCTTTATATATTATTACTTTATATATTATTACTTTATATATTATTGAGTGTTTTATTTTTATTTTCGTTTTCATTTATTCATAATAAACATTATAATATGAATAAAATTGAATTAAAAAATATTTAATATACTTTAAGACAACGACCACATGCACGACTCATCACTTTCGCGAATACCAAATACACATAAAACATATAAAAATAAAATAAATCCTAATAGTAACAAAGCAGAGTTGTGGAAAAAAATCAACGAATCTTTTGACATAGATATCGATAAAAAACAATTCAAAAAAGATGACACCTATGTCGAGTGCATTTACAGAAACAGTGGACAACGAGAAAACTGTGACACATGTCAATCGGCAGTTTCACTATCTGATGAGGGGTTTCTTATTTGTACTAACCCAAAGTGTAGTATAATCTATAAAGATATTGTTGACCAAACCGCAGAGTGGAGGTATTATGGAGTTGATGACAATCAGACAAGTGATCCGACACGATGCGGACTACCTGTTAACCCATTACTACTGGAGTCATCTTTTGGTTGTAAAATATTATGCGATGGTATATCTTCTTATGAGATGCGAAAAATACGAAGATATACTGAATGGCAGGCGTCGCCTCATAAAGAAAAAACGCAATATAATGAATTCCAACATATTACAATTATTGCTAATAATGCTGGTATTCCGAAAATTATAATTGATGAAGCTTTGCGATGTCATAAGAAAATATCGGAACATCAGACATTTCGCGGTTCTAATCGTGATGGTATTATTGCCGCTTCAGTATATATAGCATTTAGGATTCATGACTGTCCTCGAACTGCAAAGGAGATTGCTACAATATTTAACCTAGATAATACAAGCGCAACAAAGGGGTGTAAAAACGCCGTATGTATTATAAATGATATTGAAAATGATATGCATAACTCTGAGAAAACTAGCTTCTGTAAAACACGACCGGAGGCTTTTATAGAAAGATATTGTACTAGGTTGCATGTGAATGGAGAGCTTACAAAGCTGTGTCAATTCATTGCACTACGAATTGAAAAGAATAACTTAATACCAGAAAATACTCCTCATTCTATTGCGGCCGGTATTATATACTTTGTATCGCAAATTTGTGGACTTAATATATCTAAAAAAGATGTGAATAAAATTAGTGAAACGAGCGAAGTTACAATAAATAAATGTTTTAAAAAATTATATAGTATTAAAGAACAATTAATACCTAAGGTTATTTTAGAAAAGTATTCGCCAAAAAACTGAAAAAATAAAATTAATATTATTATATAAATTTGTAATTTAGATTTTATGACTACAAATACAAATACAAATACAAATACAAATACAAATACAAATACAAATACAAATACAAATACAAATACAAATACAAATACAAATACAAATACAAATACAAATACAAATACAAATACAAATACAAATAATATCGAATTAGAAGTGAAAGAATGCAACAGTATCCCTGATACCGTTGAATTAAATGCTAATGTCACAAATGTCACAAATGTACCCAAAGTAGTATTTATAATTCCGTACAGAGATAGAGTAGAACATAAAGAATTTTTTACTGTATATATGAAACATGTTTTAGAAGATATTCCTAAAACAGATTATGAAATATATTTTGTAGAACAGAAAAATACCTTACCATTTAATCGTGGTGCCATGAAAAATATAGGATTTTTGGCTTTAAAATATAAGTATCCTAACGATTATAAAAATATTACATTTGTTTTTAATGATGTTGATACCGTTCCATATAGCAAAAATGTAATTGACTATGATACGACACCGGGTATAGTAAAACATTTTTATGGTTTTAAATTTGCACTTGGAGGTATTTTTTCTATTAAAGGAGAAGATTTTGAAAGAACAAACGGTTTTCCTAACTTTTGGGCATGGGGCGGTGAAGACAACTATATGCAAAAACGTGTAGAGTATGCCGGATTATATATTGACCGGTCTATTTTTTTTAATATTTTAGATAAAAATATTTTACAATTATGCGATGGTGTTAAAAGACTTATATGTAGAAAAGAAGCAGCCACTGTGGTAAATATGACAACATCAGACGGATTAGTTACTATACGCAACTTAAATTATGAATTTAAAGATGAATATATAAATGTATATAACTTTCAAACAATGCGCGACCCTAGAATGTTACGATTTGAACAACAAAATATAGCAGTTGAATCAAAAATACGTCTAGAAAAAGAAGATGTTAAAAATATACTTGATAGAAAAATGAATACAAATATTGGTGTACACCAAAGTAACATACGTGTTCCGCAACAACAACAACAACAACAACAACAACGTCCACAAGTACAACACCAGAATGTTATCTTACCTACAAGACCATCATCAGTTCCTTTACCACAACCTCACCAACAACTACAACCTCGTTCATACCCATATCATCCCCAACAACAAATTCGAAAAAATACTTATAGAGGAATAGGTATGGGTGGTATAAATTAATACCAAAAACTAGCATTAAAAACTAGCATTAAAATCAAATATAGTATCTGTTTTTGTTTTTTCAGAAAGAGCATATTCGCTAACTCGTTTTTCAAAAAAATTAGTCTTACCTTCTATACTAATCATTTCCATGAAGTCAAACGGATTTGAAGAATTATATATTTTTTCATATCCGAGTTGAACTGTTAGTCTATCGGCAACAAATTCGATATATTGCGACATTAACTTTGAATTCATTCCTATTAAACGACAAGGCAATGCTTCGCATATAAATTCTTTCTCTATTTCTACTGCTTCTTTAATAATCTCGTGTACTTTTTGTTTAGGATACTTTTTCTGCATTTTATTATATAACAATATTGCAAATTCAGTATGCAATGCCTCGTCGCGTGATATAAGCTCATTGCTAAATGTTAACCCAGGCATTAACCCTCGCTTCTTTAACCAATAAATAGAACAGAAAGCACCTGAAAAAAATATTCCCTCTATGCATGCAAAGGCAATTAATCTTGTAAAAAATGAACTTCTTTTATCATTTATCCATTTAAGTGCCCAATCTGCCTTTTTTTTAATACATGGGAAATTACTTATACCTGAAAATAGTTTATCTTTTTGTTCGCTACTCTTAATTAGCGTGTCAATTAATAAACTATATACTTCGTTATGGATATTTTCGATTGCAATTTGAAATCCGTAAAAAGCACGAGCCTCAGCTAACTGTACATCGCTCATAAAACGGACAGCTAGATTTTCAGTAACGATTCCGTCACTTGCTGCAAAAAATGCTAAAACCATAGAAATAAAAAATCGCTCATTATCGTTTAAAATATCGCTGTTCCATTCAACAATGTCTTTCGATAAGTCAATCTCCTCTGCTCTCCAGAAACAGTCGACCTGTTTTTTATACATTTTCCATATTTCATTATCTTGTATAGGAAACATTACGTAGCGAGAGTCGTTTTCGGTCAGTAGAGGCTCTGACGATTTACTAGTGGATACAGAAACAGGCTTTAAAGACATTCTAAATGTTATAATATTATATATGTTTATAATAATTTTATATCACTTTATAAAATTTTATAACAATTTTATTATAGATATATATTAGCATATTCAAAATATAATAAAATATAAATGGACGCGAACGTTTATTCATCTGGAACACCATATAAAATAAGTATGGGTCGTATGAGCGGTATGAGCGGTATGAGTGGTATGCCCCCTGTTAATCAAGGAGGTTTAGGCGGTAATAAAATATCTGCATCACAAATGTTATCTGGTGGAATGCCTTGTAAATTTGAACTTTTAATGGAATTCTTTTGCTCTTTCTTTTTTACTTTTATTATATATTTTATTGTCTTTGCTTTTGTACCATATGATGGTTTTATAACTAAAATTTTAGAATTTATACGTGATGTTACAAAAAAATTCACAGACTTTTTGTATACATTAATACCTGAACCAGTTAAAAAAGCTGCTTCTAGGTTATTTCCAAAGTTCATTGTCAAATTTTTTAAAGAAACATTACCAAATTTATTAAGTAAAAAATCAGAAGAGTTGATGACACCATTAAAAAAAAAATTACAAAAAATAAAAGATGACACAGACAAGAGAATAAATGGTGAAAGGAAAAAATTAGGAAAAAATAAAGACTTTATATCTCAACTAATGTTGTATTATAATGAGCAATATCTAATTATAAAGGCAAAAGTTACAGTATTATGGGAAAAATTTAAGGATAAAATTGTACCTGCACTGATTATGTCATTTATATATTATATAATATGGTTTACATTTTTAAAAATTATACCAACTATTTTGAAATATTTAATAAATGTTGCGCAACAATTTAAGCAATCATAGTCAATATTATGTATAATAAAACATATAATAAAAATACATAATATAAATATATAATATACTTATGCTTGGTTTTATATTTAACATTACGAGAAATTTAATATATATTGGTTTGTTTATATTATTTATTCCTGACTTCTTTTTTACACTTCCTGAAAACGGTAGCAGAGTTATGGTGTCATTAGTTCATGGACTACTATATGCAGCAGCATTTACTCTTTTAAGTATAATATTTAATATGAAACGCATTTACTTGTGTGCAAAATCATTAGGAACAGCAAGTGTTTAAATAACAATTATTATTTTATAAATACGAATATAAATACGAATATAAATACGAATATAAATACGAATATAAATACGAATATAAATACGAATATAAATACGAATATAAATACGAATATAAATATATATAATAATATAATGGTAAAACCAATGGTACAAAGAGTTACATCCCCAAGAGTAAGAAGTAAGTCACCAAAAATAGATGATTTTATGAAAAATTCTATGATAAGTCCTGCATTTCAATATCCTGAAGAGAATTATCCCATTTCTCACCAATCTCATGTGTCTCATTCTACTCATACTCCTCATGTAGTTGAACATATGAGTGACAAGCCGATACCCTCTGAAGATAGTGAAGGTTATACGAGTAGCGATAGTAGTAGTGGTGAATCATATATAGATAATGAAAGTGATATGATGGTTCCAGTAGAAGAAACCTACGCCAGTGCAACAAGAAAAAAGGATTTAAAAATTTATAGAATGAAAGATTTATTAGATAAGAAACGTAAACTAATGTTCGAGAAAGAACGTGAGATAAAAGAACTAGGAAAACAAAACTCCTTTTTAGAAACTGTTGTACATGACTATGAAAAATATAATACTGTTATTTTAGAAGAAAAAATAAAACAAAAAAAGGCTCTCAAAATATTATCAGACCATATAAGGGAAATTTCTAAAAATATTAAAAGTGATGAATTTAAATTAAATCGCGTAAAAATGGATCAGACTCTTTTACTCGATGAAATACAGAATATTCGTGATGAGATAGAAGACGTTTTAAGTTCTAGTGGTAGTAATAACAAATATATGTCATCTGATGATGAGTATACAAATGACGATAGATTTTAACATTGTTAGTGTTTAGCGTTTAGTGTTTAGCGTTCATGTTAATAATTTTATTATTATAATTTAATAATAATTATAGATTTTAATAATAATTATAGATTTTAATAATAATTATAGATTTTAATAATAATTATAGATTTTAATAATAATTATAGATTTTAATAATAATTATAGATTTTAATTATTATTATTTTATAATACCTTTTTTCTATGTCATATATATAATATACATAAATGAAATCAAAAAGGTCTTCACCTAAACTTTCGAGTAATTCAGTTGGTATTCTTTCAAATAAATATGTATTATATGCTTCTTTCTTTTTTGCGATTATAACAGCTGCTAACTATTTGATGAGAAATAATTTAGAAGCTGTAGCCATTTTTATTATTATTGGTTTCTTGACCACATACTTTAGTAAAAATATGATTATTGTTTTACTGACAACCACTATTTTGACTAATTTTATTGTTATGTACAGAAATAGAAGTTATTCTATGATGGAGGGTTTTACTCCAACAGAAATTGCAACATTAAAGACCAAAATGGATGATGCAAAAGCTGCAATGGATAAAGAAACCGACGACACAAAGAAAGCTGCTCTTAAAGTAACATACGAAGCCGCAAAAAAAGCATATGATGAAGCTGTAGCTACTGCCGCTGCGGATGCATCTGCTGCTTCTGCTGCCGCTTCTAAAGCTAATCCCACCGCTACTACAACAGGTTCTGATAATACTATAACAATGGGTACTCAACCAGCGAATACTGTAGACCAACCATTAAAAGGTAAAGGCAACGTAAAGGATGGAATGTCGCAGTTGAGCCCTGCTCCTGTAGGCGCAGAATCTGTTGACCCCATGATGCAAATCAAAGTTCCAGGTATGGCTACAGGATATAATGCGCAAAAGGAACAGGCATATAACACATTGGCTAGTGTAGGAGGAGGCGGTAGCGAGATGTTGTCTCAGCAGACTGAAATGATTAATAATCTTAAATCGATAGAACCTATTTTAACTACTGCTCAAAATTTCCTCGATAAATTTGAAAATAGTTCTATTAGTAAAATGTTTTCAGGAAGTGGAGGGTTTCCAGGCATGTCTTTGTTGACTGGAGGAGGAGCTAACAAAGCTAGCCCGGCTCCTGTAGGAGGCTCCGCCTAAAGTATTAAACACATGAGATGTATGAGACTCGTGAGAAATTAATAAATTCACCATATAATTAATAATCCAAATATATCCAATATAAAAATATAATATCTATATTTTTATATAATGACAAAGAAATGCCCTCCGGGCGTAATATGTTTTGAAAATATTACACTTGTAATATTTTTAGTTATTGCATGTATTATTATTTATTTAGCATATTCCCAATACAATAAAAACGCATCTACGTCAAATGGGAACTCAAATGGGAACTCGAACACAAACTCAAACTCAAACTCAAATATTATCGAAATATCTCGCAAAGATTATAGCGGAGGAGGGGGTGGATTTTTAGATTTAATACCAAGTTTCGGTTCAGGATATACTCGCGGACCGGCAGACGTTTTATTAAATCCATATACTCCACCATTGCGGGACGATAGATACTTTAATCAATATGGAACAAGCGCATTGGGAGTCGCAATGGGTGGCGATATACGAGGAGCAATACCTATAAATGTAGCGACTCGGTCTGTAAATTCGGCATATCGTCAAGTTGGAATATTAACACGTGTTAATGGACCAGAAACCATTCTTTCTCTTATGGGAAGACCATTATTTCCAAGCCAAGATAAGTGGCAGTTTTATACCATGAGCGATAAAAATCATTCGGTTAAACTACCTGTAACACATAAAAGACGAAGTTGTACTAGTGACTTAGGGTGTGATAATATTTACAATGGAGATACCGTTTATGTAGAAGGATATAACGACGCATTTAAAGCTACAATATATGATACTGCTATGCAATATTCGATTCCATATTACTAACGATATACTAACGATATACTAACGATATACTAACGATATACAAATAATATATTTATAATTGATTTAGAGGTATTATATTATAAATATATAACCAATACATTATACTATCATAAACTTATTAACAGTCATTATTATTACATAACATGCTACCAATACCCGGTTTAGGTGGTATAGGTGATATTATTTTGATACAAAATTTAAAAACAGGAAATTATTATATAGATGTAGTTATTATTCTTTTATTTTTATTTTTATTACATCATAGCGATGTTTATAAATATTTGAACGATATTATTAACCTTATTTATTCTATGAATCGTGAAACGACAAAACAAATGATAATGTATTTTAAGAAAGGTAATATGCATCGAATAATGTATCAAGGTAATCAATATACTATAGGATATCATTCTATAAATGTTGTTATTCATTATCCAGACCCTATGATACATATTCTGGATTATTATACAGACAAAATAGATAAGATGCGAAAAAAATCAGAAAAAGAGTTATCTGTTATAAATTTACGTTATGTTGAAGTTATTGACAAAAACAACAATGCATCTAAAGTATACACTCCACGCACAAATTTACCTATTGAAATAGAAAATGGAATATATATATCAATTGAAAAAGTATACTCACATAGAGAGAAAAAAAACTCAGAAGCACAAGATTTTAAGAAAATAAATTTTACAATTATGATGAGTAGAGATAAATGTGTAGATGAGATGTATAATTTCATTGATAAATGTGAAAAGACATATAATAAAAAAATCGAAGATAGAATGACAGATAAAATATTTATATACGAGTTTCTTCAGAGCGAGAATCACCGTTCGAGTAGTAGTGACGACGACTGGAATGATGGAAGACGAGACCAGAAACTGTCAAATATTTTATGCTCAGAATATCAGTTAAACACGACAAAAGATTTGAAGAAAAATTGTTTTTTCACAGATGTTGATAAAATTATTAAACGGATTGATTTTTTTATAAATAATAAATCGTGGTATGAGTCGCGCGGAATACCATATCAGCTTGGGTTTTTATTTTATGGACCACCAGGATGCGGCAAAACGTCTACGATTAAAGCAATTGCGCGCATGCTTGATAGACATATTGTAAATGTAAATGACATTGATAAAATTAAAAAAGTGTCGGATATTAAAAATATATTTTATGGTGATTATATCAATGGTCGACATATTCCAACACATAAGAGACTATATGTAATTGACGAATTTGATAAAATTTTAGACACTATTAGTGAAAAACCGGCAATTTCTAATGCGGCAGCGGCAATGAATGCTATGAGTGCTAATTTATTAAACGGAATTATGGGGATGGGTATGACAGGTGAAATGGGTAGTGGAGTAATTGTTGTAGATAGTGATACGAGTAGTTGTGAAAATGGAAATGGAAATGGAGATGCAAGTAATGAAATTGGTAAAAGAAAGACAATAAAAAAAGATGAGGATGGACTAGCGAAAGGAAAACAGAATGGTCCTGCAACTTCTCTTATGAAACAAAAATCTGTAATAAATGATGCGGATATACTTACAATCATGGATGGGTTGGTTGAAACCAGTGGTAGAATTATTATATGCACAGCGAATGAACCTAGTAAAATTAGTGAACCATTTAAACGACCTGGACGGTTGGACGAACATATAGAGTTTACAAAATGTACGCGAAGTATGATAGTACAATTATTAGAATTATTTTATTGTACGACGCTAAGCGAAGAACAAGCGGCAAAAATAAATAATACTGAAAATGATATTCAGTTTAAATATTCGCCGGCAGAAATAAATAAGTTTTGTTTTAATAATTTAACAAATGTGGATGAGGTTATCAATAAAATTATACATTGAATATATACAATTATAGTATGTATAGTAATTTAATAATAATGTGTCATTATTAAATTATATAGTTTGCATAGTACCGTTAGCGCTTTACTTATAATGTCTTTACTTTAGTAAATTTAATCTTTTTATTAGTTGAATTTTTCCTTTTTTTTGTTTTATTTTTATTAGATTTTTTATTCTTTTTAGAATTACTCTTACTTTTTGTTGAACCACCACCTAGACCTCGAGAAGCTTGTCTAGCAATCTTTTTAGCAGCCTTTTCTTCAGCAGCCTTAGCTTGAGCTTGAGATTCAGGAGCCTCAAAAGTAGAAGGTTCAACAGAAGCAGAAGCATTTTGTTCTGCTTGAGCTTCATCTCTATCATCATCATCACCATCAAGAGGAGCAGGAGCAGGAGGAGCACTAGAAACATTGGCAGGAGCAGCAGCAGGAGCAGCAGGAGCAGAAGTAGCAGGAGGAGCAGCAGCAGGAGCAGCAGCAGGAGCAGAAGTAGCAGGAGGAGCATTACGATTACGATTAATAAGATCATCGGCAAAGGATGATACATTACCTTCATCATCATCATATTCTTCGACTTGGTGTGCATCTCCGTGACTTGTTAATAAATTACCTGGATGATTATCCAAATGCTGTATCATTTCAGGGTCCATGCATGATGCGATTAGTTCATTTAATTTAAGAGTAACTGTAACAACTAAATCTTTACCATTGCATACTATACTTGTATTATTACCACACGAATCATTACCTATCGCTGTTCCTTTTCCCGAAGCTGAAATCCTATTTGGACTTTTAAATATATTCGCTAGTAGATTAGAACCAAATCCAGTTCCAGTTCCAGTTCCAAATCCAGGTCCACTCACGAACCCCATTCCTCTACCAGATTTAACCATAGCAGACGATGACATTTGTGTATCTTCATTTTTATTTTGGCCATAAACAGCTTGAGCATCATCTAAGTTCTCATTTAACATTTTTTGTGTTCTATCATCAACAAATTTTTGACTAGCAACAATATCAATAGTACCTTTAATAATTGTATCAGCTTTAAATATATCTTCGGCACCACCTGATTGAATAGTACCACCTTTTATAATATCTTCGTTAGTTCTATCTGATATAGTTTGTGAATCAGCGTCTACAATTACACTAGACAGTATTTTTTGTCTCTCCGACAGTGTAGGAATCCCATCTTGTGATAATGCTCTAATTAATATATTCATACTTTTTATTGGGTCACTAGGTATCAACCTTAAACAATACACTAACTGAGTTGCTGTTCTAATCGGTAGACCATCGTCATCAATAAAAATACCAGGTTCTACTGGTTTCATATAATAATTTTTTATAAATTGCATCGCCCCTTTTGTATTTATTATTTTACCATTTTCAACAAACTGACTAAATAGGTTTGTTACTCTTTGGGTATCCGACGTAAAAGTTTTTTGCCTTCGACTAAAATCAGAAGCCATCTTATCGACTGATGTCTTTTTACAGTCAGTAGACTCATTGAGTCCGTTGGCTTCCATTGTCTTTTTTAACGTATCAAAAATTTTATCTGGATTATCCTCTGTAAAATTCTTTAAAGATGATACAATCTCGGCAAAATTAGGAGGAACAAACACCTTTTCCAATGTCATATATGATGGAAGGCTATACTGAGGAAGCATATTATCTTTACCTATATCAGCCTTTGTCGAAAATGGGATGAATTTATTAGCAAGAGTAGATATTCCTTCTTTTAGACGACTAGTAAATGGGAGCACATAGCCATTTGGTAATATGGGTATTACGGGGTCTTTACAAGAAAAATTAAACATTCCATTAAGTCCACGTTTTATATTATTATTTAAACTGTCTGATACCACACGTGTGTTATCATACGATACAAAACTATAAGTATCATCGACATATTTAAATGGAAGGTATTTAATACCGCGCAAATTGGTTAAACTAAGAAATTGTTCAGGTGTTAGTTTTAAATCTTGTGTTTCAAATGTCTTGCTTATATCCATATATGTTTCTCGAAAGTGTTTTATACCCATCGCTTGATCTGTACCATCACTATTCAATTGTTTACCTGGTTCAAATCCGCAAATAATAGCATAAACTATATTATCATTATATACAAATCTAATAGCATCACCGACTTTGATATCGACTGAAGTATCATCGTCAATTTCCTGTGTTGAAATACCGTTTACATGGGAAAGATGTATTTTATGAATTCTAACCGTCATATTATTTATTCCTGTTCCAGGATTATGAATATCCATTGGAATCATCAGGGTATAATCATCTGGCTGAAATATTGCACCTGCTCCAGCTCCTCCCTCTTGGTATACATCACCACCATCAATAATACCATCACCGCCGTCACCACCATCACTGATACCATCACCGCCATCACTGATACCATCACCGCCATTAATATTTAATTTACCTGCGCTAGCTCTATTGCCAGTGGCTAGTAATCCTAAAGTATCATTAGGAACTGGTCTTACAACAGCGGGTTTAAGTGCATCATTTAAGTTATCAATTGTTTTTAATGCTTCTGTAATTTTTGAATCGCTTACCGCAGAAAGACCACTGCCTGCATGTGCTCTTAGAAGAGCCTCAAAAAATTTTTTTCTAAAAATTTTAATATTATCACGTTTAAAAAAATTAGAAAATTTTCTAATAGCATTATTCGCCGTCTTAACATCTGTTGTAAGTGTTTTAACTTCTTGAAGTTTATTTCTTGAATCTCCACTAACAATCGAATCTGTTTTTGTTTTAGCCGTTCCTATAGCCGCAATCATTTCAGTATAAACATTACTATATTCACCATTCTTTACTTCATCTATATTTGTTAAGTAGTAGTATAATACTTTCCTAGCTAAGTTATTCAACTGAGCTATTTTAGAAAAGTATTTAGGACTTTTCTGTTCTAAAGCCCTAAGCATACTTTTACGTTGAAACATAATGTCATGAACAACTATTTGCGACTTGACATAGCTTTTAAGAGATATGTTAATATATTCACAAAAGAAATTTCTATAGAATATATTTAAAGGTCCAATATAACCCTTAACAAAATCAGAAGGAACTGAGTTTTCTATTTCAAATTCTATTCTTACCATATCAGCTGGAATAGTTCTTATGTCGAATGGTATATTTATGCTCTGAAATACAATACTAAACCATTCATTTTTTTTTAACAACATAATTACTGAATCACTTTCGTTATAACTAGCTGCATCTACTATAGAGTTAGGTGTCCTCCTTTTAACCACTTCTGTTATGTTACCATCCGTATCCCTACTAACAGTATATTGATTTAAATTAAAATCAAATTGCATATAATGCTGGTAATTACTATCAAATAGTCTACGTTTCTCTTCTATATCAGAATAATCGGTATTTGATACCAGTCCACCTTTTGCTCCATCTATTTTTTTTGTATATTGAGCATTATATACTTTAAAAGGAGATGTGGGGTTTTTTGGTGATAACTGTTTATCAATTTCGTCTACAAGTGGATTAAGATATTTTTTATTAGTTAATTTTTGGTTGAGATTTTCTTTAGTAACTCCTTTTTTAGATTCACTAAAAGGACCTATCTTTGGACTGCTGTTTCCATCTATAATAGCCTGGTTAACGGTATTTTCAATTGTTACATTTATATCATTATTTGAAGAAAAGTACATTCCGCTAGACTTAATTTCATGTACCGTAATTTCACGGACATTTTCTTTAGGTTCACTGGTTTCTTCATTAGACTCACTGGCTTCTTCGCTAGTCTCACTACTATTTTTTTCTTTACTAGTGTACACAAAGTTTGATGCCTGTTGATTCTTATATAGTGGTGGAGTTAGCACACATTGTGTTCCTGTAAGATTATCAAAAAGATTTCCATCTTTAAAGTAAAGTCTAACATGTATTTTATTATTACAATAATAGTCAACTAGGTTATCATTTTTAGCGTAACTCAGGAAAGGAGACTTAACAATACTGGGCATTTGAACGTTAAATATTAAGTTATAAGTGTCTATTTTATCTGTTTTCATAACAACGGTTTCTACTTGTTGGAAATCATCAGAAACATGTGTTTTATCTGGTTTAAATTCACTCTTATCAAATAACCCACTAAACCATGCTTTTTCACCTACGTACCTTTGCCCTTTTTGAATTAACGATTTTAAACCACTCATATTAGTTACTGATAATCTATATATTAAATATATATTATTTATATATTTTTAATTTTATGCTTTAATTAAATATTAAGTTAATATATTTTCACTTATATAAAATATATTTAGTATAATAATAATATATCAATACGTAAATAGAAAAATATGTCACAACCATGTGATTTTCCAATAAATATAGACACTACAGTAAAAGCTGAAAACTGTAACATGTACTGTGACTATAAGTATGAGTATAATGACAGTTCATGCGTAGTATATAATACTGGGAATATGCTAAAAATAAATTATGATTTAAAATCGGATGGAACAGTTTCACAAGCATTTCTAAATAAAAAAAAATATAATGTTTCTGGTATACAAATATTCCAACCATCTAAAAATACATATAAAGGTAGTAGAGCAGATATCGAATTTGTAATACGTCACGAAGGTGACAATAAAGAGCAGTTATTAGTATCAATACCATTCATAGTATCTACAGGGTCATCTGCATCTTCAAATTTAAAATCTGGTGGACTAGTTTTAGACAATATTATAAATGAATTTATAAAACAAAGTGCCGGTAGAACTTTTAACAGCAATGAGGGGTATCAAGTCAATATAAATAACTTTAACTTAAATAATTTTATACCAAATACCCCTTATTATTTTTTCTATGTTAATACCGCTACCTGTAAACAAAGCAATATAGTTTTTGACATGTTAAAAAGTGGACAGACCATTAGTCAAACAGCTGTTGATAAATTAAATAAAGCCTTATTCAGTAATAGAGTTACATCATCATACCCTGCAATTACAACACAAACATTATATGTCAATTCAAATGGTCCTAATTTTCAAGGTAAAGCAACAGATGATAAAATATACATAGACTGTCAACCCACTGGTGAAGAGGGAAAAGAACTATATAAAGAAACCAAAGACATTGGAAAAGAGTCGCGAGAGCAAGGTATAAAACTAATTACCTCTCTAATGGAGTCAGGTTCTGTTCAATTCATTTTAGCAATAGTTTTAGGAATTATTGTAATTGGTGTAGGAAAAAGAGCATTTACGAGAACATAACAATAGTAATAAAATAATTATTTTAAAAACTATATAACTTTATAACTTTGTAAAACAAGATGTTTATTAATATTTTAAATATTAAATATTAAATATTAATAAAAAATTAACACATGTATTATAGTATCGCGATTAGACAACTCCTGTATAGTTTACATTTGCTGCATCATGCAAGTCATCTAAAACAGGAGTAAATGTTTTAGGACCCATAGCAGGACCATACTGTAGGGGAGCCATTTTTTGGACGACTTCCTCTTCTAAAGTAACAGGAAACTGATTAAAAGCGGACAAGTGTTGACCTTTAACGTTTTCGCTAGGCAGGAATTTAGTCATAGCCAGCGAGCCGGTAGCTATACTAGAACGCTTAAACAGGAGATAAATGGCGAAAATTCCGACAAGTGTAACTAAAGGATGAAGATTTACAGCCATAAATGCGAATAAACCAATAATGATAACGTACCCTAGAGTAGAGTCAATTAAATTCGCAAGTGGCTCGGGTGTTTGTATATTAAAAATAATATAAATAACAAAAAGAATGAGTAACAAAGATTGTCCGTTCATTAGTTGATTAACACTAACATTTTTTTTCAACATTTCCGTATATCATAATATTATATTTTTTATTTATCAATTATTTTAGAATAATTTCAAAATAGTTAAAATTGAAAATGGCTAAATAAAATTAGCAACAGTAGTAACCAAAATATTTTATCTTCAAAAAGAAACAACTCATAGTAACCAACATGAAGAAAAACTCAATTCCACCTGTTTCAAAAAATAATTATTCAGAGCAAAAAAATAGTAACAAAGAAGGTCCTGATAACAATGATAACAACAATGACAACAATAACAAAGGAAAAAAAGATGACAACTATTCTACCTACTTGGGTGAAAAAGGATATTCAATTTTCAAAGAATGTTTATCAGTGGAAGAACAGTATTTTATAAGAACCGAATTAACCGTAAAACCCTTTATTCCTAAATCGCCGATACAACCAAATCCGTTTCCTATATATCTGGAATCTCCACTTAAGTTATATATGCCGCGATATTTTGGAATAGATACATATGGTCCACCCGATAGAATACGTACACCCCCTGGAAAAAATATTTCATTAGAATTCAGCGGTGAGTTGCGTCCATATCAAACGGCGATAGTAGATAAGTATATAAAACATGTTGGCGATTGTGGTGGTGGATTATTAGACGTAGACCCCGGTAAAGGCAAAACGGTTATGGCGTTAAATATAGTGGCGAAGCTAGGAAAGTGTGCACTTGTTATTGTACACAAGTCATTTCTACTAAACCAGTGGATAGAGCGAATAGAACAGTTTCTGCCTAGTGCACGTGTTGGTAAAATACAAGGGCAAATATTGGACATAGATAACAAAGATATTGTGATTGGAATGCTTCAGTCGCTATCAATGAAGGAATATCCGAAAGACACATTTCGGAATTTCGGGTTAGCGATATATGACGAATGTTTCCCACGGAATACACTGGTTCATACGTCGCGCGGACCTATGGAAATCGGTGCTTTATATGACATGTGGATTACGCATTCTATATCTCTTGGTATATCTAGTAAGTATGTTAAATTAGAGAAGGATGTCGATAAATTGGTAGAAGCATTGCCGAAAATCCTCAGCTTCAATCAAGCAACATCACGATTTGAATGGGGGCAAATGACACATGCATGGAAAAGGTACAAGAAGGAGCTTATTAAAGTATATTTAATGTGCGGTTCATTTATTTGTACACCTGAACACAAGATATTGACGACGAAAGGATATAAGTGTGCAGATGAGCTAATACTTAACGATTATATTCAATGTGTGTATAATTCTACCGATGACGTTCATCATGTTGATATTGGTAGTTTTGAATTATATCAACCGTTATCACCAAAAGGTATGTTGACTGCAACGGCATTTCTATACTGGGAGAAATATATACCAATTGAAAGTACGGAAAATGAACATATTTTCGGAAAATCAGAACAGGGGTATGCTGTATACGACATTGAGGTGAAAGACAACCATAATTTCGTATTAAAAATGGCGGATGGAATGCGTCTTCATCCGGTAGTAAGCAATTGTCACCACATGGGAGCGGAGGTATTTTCTAGGTGTATGATGAAAGTGAATACGACATATACGCTCGGATTATCGGGTACAATGGAGCGGAAGGACGGACTAACGAAAGTATTTGAGATGTTTATTGGACCGGTAGTTCATAAAGAGAAGACGGAATCTGAACATAGTGTAGTGGTGAAAGGTATTGTATACAATGTGGACGATGAGGAGTTTAATGAGACGCAACATGACTATATGGGTAATCCTAAATTTAGTACGATGATTTCTAAACTGTGTAGTTATAGCCATAGAAGCGAGTTCATTCTGCGAGTCTTGGTGTCTGAACTAGAGATGAATCCCGAGCAACAGTTTATGATATTGGCGCATAATAAGTCGTTGATTACATATTTGCACGATGCAATAGCGCATCGAAATATAGCAGGAGGTTCAGTTGGATATTATATTGGTGGGATGAAAGAAGCAGCGCTTAAGCAAAGTGAGGGAAAAAAGGTGATTATAGCTACATATGCGATGGCGTCGGAAGGATTGGATATTAAGACTCTTACAAGTTTGATATTGGCGTCGCCGAAGACAGACGTGTGTCAATCTGTGGGGCGAATATTGAGGCAAAAGCATAGTTCACCTCTTGTTATTGATATTATAGACGAGCATGATATTTTCATGAGTCAGTGGTATAAACGACGAAAATATTATAAGTCACAGAATTATAAGATTTTGGTATGTGATAATCATGAATATACGGATGGACATAATAATGACTTGTCCAAGTGGAAAGTGTCATGGGAGCCGAAAAGCAGTGTATCGAAAAAGACACACCCAACACAAACATCGGGGCAAAAAAGTATAGCGGAGCAACTTATGCTTACACTTTCAATACCAAAAAAAGGTGATAACAGTCATGAAGAATGTGATGAATTCGAAAAAGAAGAGGAAGAACATGAAAGTAAACGTAAAAAAGGAAAGGGAAAATCAGGATTAGCAGATAAAGGCTGTTTATTAGACGTATCTGCGTTATTTAAAGAATAAATTAATATATTAAATAATTTATCTACCACCGGTTAAACTGTTATAAGGCATAAACGGAGCAGGATTAGCAAGAGCACTCATATTGGGAGCCAAGTTAAATCCAGGAGTTCTATATCCTAATGTAAACGGTGTATTTCCCATATACTGATGGTATCCACCTGCCTGTGCTCTTCTTCCTCTGACCTTCTTGGAATGCGAACGTCTTCGTGAACGTCTATGCTTAACACGGTATTTAAGACTGCGTTTACGAGCATACTTTTTTGATGAATGAGAGCGTCTATGCTTTCTGCTATGCTTACGGCGTCTTCCACCACCATTCATCATACCATAAGAACCACCCAAAGATTGCCGAATAGCACTTGGGCTTCCATTACCACCATTTATAGAATATAATCCTGTACCTTTTAAAGCAGCGGGACTTCCTCCAACTTCACCATACTGGGTATTTCCTGAATTTGCAACACCACCTGTTTTGTCTGTTACAAACACTCCACCATGAGAATTTGCTTTATTCAATAATTCTGTTGACGTCGATGTTACCATTATATAAAATAATATATATTTATAAAATATTTTATTTTAGATATATACAAAGATATATACAAATATATAGATATAACATAAATATATAGGTTTTATGATAAATATATTTTTATATAACAGAAACGGGAACCCATCTTTTAAATTTATAGTTGAAAATACAACGCATTTTAATTATTTTATTTAAATCTACGAATTTATCTATTTGTATATTTTCAAATTCATCTTCTTCATCGCTTTCTTCTAAACTATCCAAATTACTATTTTCTTTAATATTCCTGAATAATTTATTCATTAAAATACTTGTTTTATAGTCAGGTATATGCGCTATTTCCTTTGAAATAACATCAAAATTTGTAGTACTGTTTTGATATAAGTAATAAATATCATTTTGTAAATCAGGCTTTATAAAGAAAGTTTTATATATTTCATTCGATGTTGCTTTTTGTTTTATCGGTTCAATATAGACTGACGGTTTTTCATTATATTTACTTGTATGTGTAGCACAGTTTTCGCTACTATTATTACTACTATTATTACTACTATTATTACTAGTATTATTACTACTATTATTACTACTATTATTACTAGTATTATTACTACTATTATTACTAATATTGTTATTTGAACCATTTACACTATTTACATCATTACTAACCGTGCTATTGTTGCTAAAATGATAAAACTCGGTAATAGACTGATATGTTTTTTTCTCCTCAAAGTACTTATACTGAATAGAATAAACAGAATAAGGTAACGCTATAGCTTTATCATAAGCTTCTGTAAAATCAGTAGTCATTACAGGTAATCCAAAAACAATACCATTATTACAAAAAGACATATTATAATTCAACTTTGTATCAAATATATTTTTAATTACTTTTAACTTATCTTGATAACTATAGTAAGATATATCATCTCCTTTATAGTAAAAAATATCTTCTACAGAAAAAATTTCATTACTATATATATTTTTTTTCTCACCACTTTCATGTCTTGTCCTAAATAATGTTCCATAAAATATTGTTCCATACGATAATACATCGTCAAATGAAACATGACGATAAAATATATTCATTATTTTATTTTGATATCCTACTTCAAGAAAAATACAAATATTTTTTCTATTTCTATGTGTAAACCATGCAAAGTATTTTTTACCTTTTGGAATAATTACATATACATCTGATAAAACTTTCTTATGAGTACTTTTTTCATAAGAAAATTTAACTGTTGAAGGGAAATTTCGTAATATTTCATTCTGTTCATCAAATGATAACGTAGATAGAACTGGTAATTCTCTTTTAATACTACTACTACTACTACTACTATATGGCTTTCTATTATTAAAACTATTTGACATTATGGGTTATGTATTGTGATTTGTTATTTGTGAGTTGCGACTATTGTAATATAATATATTATTAAAATATCTTTAACTATGTTACGTATATTATATACCTATACCTTAATTACATGTAGTCTTTAATAATACTAAAAAATACTAAAAAGGTGAATATGCAGAAGCATATGATGATGACATAGAAGGTGTACCATAATCTGGTGTAACATTCGAGATATTACTATTTATATTGGACATATAGTTAGGTGCATTATTTACTCGTGTAGATATACCATTTGCACCTACATTTGACATAATATTATTAGGGGAGTATACGCTGTTAGATGATTCATTGTGTGGATTTATAATATTTGTATTTTCAATATTACTACTGCTAACATTGCTACTATTATTACTGGAAACATTTAATTCTTTTAAATATTTTTTTAGTTCATCTTTCATACTAGATGAGTTCGTATTATTACTATTTTCAGAACTGTTCTTAATATCGTCTCCTAAATTTTGTACTCCTCCATCTCCTGCACTTTTAAGTGAATTATAAATTGTATTGTATTTTTCCTGAGGTTTATTTACTAAATCTTTCAACTTTGGAGAAGTTAGGGTTGTCTTAAAAAATGAATATAAATAATGAAGTAAAAATATTAATAATAATGAAATCATAGTAACTTTTATTATCCAGCCCCACATTTAACTATTGTATATAATTACCTATATAAGTTTAACCTCGATAAAAACGACAATATTTCATCTTTTACAAATTTATTTAATTCTGTTTTTTTATTTTCGTTATTAGTTACTTCTGCAGATGTAATCAACACATAAAAATCATATATAGATTCGTTTTCCATTTCTATAACAAATTTTACATTTGACTTGATATCATTTTTATATGTCCTAATTGTTTTATATTTTATATTATGATGATATGGTATTTGATATGAGGGTGTATCATAGCGTTTCATATAAGAACCGTCAAGTAATAATTTTAAACTATTATTAATAGTTAATTCCTTAATATGTTTGTCAACTGGATACAACTGAAATAGATTATTATTTACCATTTCAAATATTCCTGTAGAGCTATAAATTAAAATTTTACTACTTTCATCTACTAAATATTTTGATATATCAATAGTATTTGATTTACTTGTCTTATTTCCTATTTTTTTATCAGGATTTATAATGTCACTTATTTTATCTATTGAAATATTTGGAAAATAAACTTTTATCGGAGTTGGTCTATCAGTGGTATAATTCATCTTTTTTTCTACTTTTATATTTTTTTTAATAGGATGGTGTTGTTTTTTATCATGAAGTGTTTCCATTTACAATGTATATATGGTATAGTATTTATATCTCTTTAAGTTAAACTTTATATATTATATGAGAAACTATTTAAACCGATTGCATTCAAATGATATATTCTAGCACTTACTCAACAAAGATGGAAAATAATTGTGAAAAGAAATCAAAATCAAGAATTGCAAAATCTGAAACCGCAAAATCTGAAACCGCAAAATCTGAAAAAATAAATGTAAAACTTAATAAAAGCGTTATCCATGAAAATAGTAAAGGTGAAAGCAAAAAAGTTAAAAATAAAGATGATAATATTTCATTTATTATTGTTGAAAAGAATGGAAGTTTAAAAGATGCTGATATCAAAGAGGGTTTAATTTGTACCGAAGAGTTATCAAAAAAATGTAAGTTTAAGAAAGCTGATGGATTCATTAAAAGAACGGAGTGGAGTTATTCTTCAAAAAATGAAGAGGAACATTCTACAAGGAAAGTAGTTGTAGAACTATGGGCAAAAGATGATGGAGTAGCAAATCATGAAAATAAGTACGAGTTTCCTCCACCGGTTGATACCGAATTATTTTTTGGTGCATGCGCATTGATTGCACGTGATACTAAAAATAACTATGTAAACTTGACGAAAGATAAATGGAATAAAATTTATGAATATTTATTTGGAGGTTTTGAATCATTGGTTGCAAATGAAGATGATGATGATGATGAGGAAGATGAGTTAGAGTCAATTCCTAAAAATAGGAAAACTCGTGATGGATATTTAAAAGACGGATTCGTGGTAGACGGAGGAGCTGGATGTGATTCGGATGTAGATGGAGCAGGCAATGCAGACGAAAATTGTAGCGATGATGATGAGAGCGATAGCGATACTGATAGTGACAAATCTTCTGAAAATGGTAGTAATGATGGCGAAGTAGATGCTGATGTAGATGGCAGCATAGATGGTGTATACTTTAAAAAAAATAGAAATATTTCAACTAAAGGTAAGTTAATCAAAACTAAACCAAAAAATAAAAATAGTATAGTTGATATTGATAAACATGCATTAAAAGACGAAGATGATGATAACTCTGGGTGGAAGACTGATGAGTCAAGTGAGCTAAGTGAAGAAGAGTATTCGTATAGTAGGTAGAGAATAATAATGGATAACTATGTAGAACTATGTAGAACTTTTTCAATTTATTTATAAAATAAATATTTTAAATAATTGATAAATATTTTTTATCAATTATTATATATAGTATACTTTATGATGTTTGACAAACTTTGCACTCCTGCTCAAATTTATCTTATTGTTTCATTTATTTTAATAGTTCTTTCTTATTTCGGATTAAATGCGATATCTCAACAGATTACTTTGAACCAGTCAAATAATTCATTTTTACAGAGTCTTAACTTCACATACCAAAAAGATGCAAGAACATCATATGTAGTTCAAGCCGTATTTATTGTGTTATGGACATGGGTTTTATCATACTTATGCAAAAAGGGATTTAGCAATCTTTCATGGTTTTTGATTCTTCTTCCTTGGGTTCTTATGTTTCTTGCTTTCTTTGTATATATACTTGAAACTATTAAGAGAATATTTTTTAACACAACCGGTGCAGTATCATCTGCATTGAACCTTCCTTAAATTAGTGTTTCCATATTTCAATATTTTGATATTTTGATATTTCCAACACTTATATATTTTATATATATAGGAAAATTGAATAAAGACAATTCGATTGTTATTAATATACAAACTATCTTAGTTAATAACAATCACATCCAATTACAATAAAAAATGCGTCAAATAACAAACCCTGTTCAATTTCGTGAAAATATTTGTGCGAAGTTAACTAGTATTGTTAAAGATTTAGAAGTTGCAACAAATCTTGAAAAAGGTATTTTCAATAGTTCTTTAGGAAAAGCAAAAGAAAAATGTATTGTCAGAAAATGGGATAATATATATTTTGTCGCAATTTACTTAGACCTTCTTCGCACAATATATGTAAATTTGAAAAATGAAAGAATACTAAATATGCTACAAAATCATGAATTTCAGGCTCACAAACTAGCATTTATGACTCACCAAGAGATGAGTCCAGAAAAGTGGGAAAAATTAATTGAAGATAAGAAAATTCGTGACCAGAATAAGTATGAACCAAAGTTAGAAGCATCTACTGACAAATTCACATGTCGCAAATGTTACTCAAAAAAATGTACTTACTATCAACTACAAACCAGGTCTGCTGATGAACCCATGACTACATTTGTTTCATGCCTCGACTGCGGAAAACGTTGGAAGTGTTAAATAACAATTTCTAAATCCTCAACCATCCAATATTCAGAACCACGGTTAGGTAAGGGTCGTCTGATTATAAATGGTATTTTTTTCTCTTCTAGTTCTCTTATAGCAATAAGATAACCATCAATAACACCTTCTGGTACTTTTACGAACGGAGTAGCACCATCATTGATTTGTTTTGCTCGCTGTCCCAAAATTCTTGTTTTCTCATATTTTGTCAACATGGGTAATGTTTTGTGCAAGCTATCTACGATTACACCATTTGCATCTCGAACAACACGAGCCAAATTATAAATCTCATCGTAGTTTTGTATAAGACTTTCGGGATGAAAATTCACTAAATAATCTTCTCTTAGTTCTTTATCAAATTTTTTCAATTTTGACTCATTGTCATCGTCGTCGTCGCCTATATTTTCGTCATCACTGTCTCCACCTTCATCACTATTATATGCTAATTCCTCTTCCGTAGGTTGAACTCCGCGTGATTTTTTTTTCCTAGAGGAAGGTTTTGATGACGCTGCTGCTGCTGAAGAAACAGACTTCCCTTTGCCTATACCTTTTTTGTCAACATTCGCTTGTTCTGCTTCAACCGCCGCGGAACTAGTATCGCCTGCTATACCACTAACAGCATCTTTTAAACTTCCTAATAATTTCGAGAATCCACTTTTGAGATTTGGTTTTTCTTCGTCTTCACCTTCACTGTCATCTCCTTCAGTTTCGGTTTCGGTTTCTGAATCAGATGCTTTTGGACTAGGGTTATCGGAATCTTCTTCACCGAATCCTAGTATTGATTTTACTTTACTTTTAAGATTTGTAGGGCTTCCTTCGCTCTGGTCATCGCTTGTTTCTCCTTCATCGTCGGAAACAATCTCAGAGGCTGAATCATTCTTCAATTTATCTGATGCTTGCATTGCGTTGTTTATATGTCTCTTATATATAATATAATGCGTTGATTTTATTTCAATTTTATATTAATAATATTAAAGCAGATATAACCCAATTATAACACAATTATAACCCAATTATAACCAAAATATAACCCAAATACATAAAAAATATTTATTATAGTATAATATCATTTCTAAATATTATACAATAGTATACAATATTATAAACATAACAGCAATATAAGTTATGACATTGACTGTTCTGTATTCCAAACAGTGTCACATGTTGAACACATATAAACAAAATTCATATTTACATCATCATAGCGAAGATAGATAACTTCTCTTTCTTGTTGCTTTTCCTTGTCCGATTCATTACTATTACAAGACTGATTTGGACACTTTATTGTATTAATACGCGGCAATGTTGGATCCATTTTTGTATACTTGTTGATAATCGAGTTATATTTTTGCTTGTTATGCTTGAAATTTGTTTTTGAAATCGTAACACTATCTAGCGAAATATTTTTGTTTTCATGACCACAGTTTCGACAATAATATACAATCAAATTGGGGTCTTCTTCGGATAGTCGAATATAATACATGTTGCTACAATTTATACAAAAGTGCATAGTTGTTTGATAGAATGTCTGTATATTATATTATAGTATTATTTGTTTATTTCAATTTTATGCAATTACTTAAATTGTATAAAATATATAAGAGCAAAATCGACATTTTGTAAATAGTAATAATAGTAATAATAGTAATAATAGTAATAGTAATAATAATAATATTTACTACTCTAACATAATATCATACTTTTTTGCAGCTTTTGTTAGTTTATCTAGTAACTCATCATAGTTGACATAAAATGACATATTATATAATCCAGTTATTGTATAATGTTTGTTACAATTCTTTGTCTTCATAGAATTAATAATAACCTTTTTTAATGCATTCGCATTTTTTTTAAATACCTCCAACATAAATTTATAAAAATATTCCTTGTACTCCATTTCAAAAGGAATAATAGATGTATCTATAAACTCATCCATTAATCGAATACACGCAAAGTCGATATTTTTATACAAAATCATACTATGATAGGTATGATAGTCTTGGTGTTTTTCTGTAATACCCGGCTCATGCAACATCGGATGACTATCCATTATAGATAAAAGCGTCAGTAAAACTGACTTTATAGTTAGACAACTCGTCCATTGTTCACCCCTCCATGTATTCAACATAGATAAACATACTTTTTTTGACTTATAAAAGTTAGGATGAAACCTTGTAACTCCATCGTTTGTTAAATATTCAAGAACAGGAGGAGAATGTGGATAATCAGCTGGAATATTAATTTGGAAAAAATAATATCCTCCAAAGTATAAAGTATCCGGTTGTCCAACTATCATTACATACGCTTTCAAGATATTTGTATCCGAATGTTTATAATAAATACCATCTTTTTCGAGCGATGACATAAATATGTCCTTTATATCTTTTAATAGTCTCTCTATTGTCTCTTTAGGAATATGTACATTAGAAACATCATTAGATGAAGATGTAGAAGGACTTTTTTTTATAACTTTGTTTACCGCTTCTTCTTCTTCTATTTCATCATCAGATATATCGAATTCTGTCTTTTTACTTTTATTTACATTTGTATTTTTTTCCATTCTAGAATTATCCAATGATACTCTGCCGATACTTCAACAATATATAATATACGCGTTTCATTTTTATGTCGTTTTTATACATATATTACTTTTCATTGAAACATAGTTATCTATTTTTAGGGATATTTTGAAACATAAAAAATTGATATAAAAATATCTCTATCTATAATATACAGATGGAACAGACAAACAATTCAACACGAAATAAAACACAATCATCAAAAATGTCAGCAGCATCAAGTGCAAACGACTATGAACAATATATGAAACAATATTATATAAAAAAAGGTGACCCTTCGTCTGCCGGAGTATCATTTACACATACACGAATCCCAAGCCCCGAACACGGCGTAACAGGTGGAACATTCTGTATTCCACCTGAAAAATTACCCGAATTTTGGGCAAAATACTCGAAACATGTCATTACAAATAGGCGTCATGAATATTTAACCGAAAAACAGTTACAAAATGGTGGTCCAATTTTGGTTGATTTGGATTTTAGGTATGGACCTCATATTGATGCGCGTCAACATACAAAAGATGATGTTGAAAACATTATTGGAATCTACATGGATGAAATTTCTAAGATGTTGAATATTGAAGATGGAGAGAAAAAGGAAATTAGCGTTTTCGTATTTGAAAAACCAAATGTAAATACCGATGACGATAAGTATACCAAAGACGGAATTCATTTGATTATAGGTATACACGCTGATAGGATTATTCAACACATGCTTCGAAACTCGGTTCTTGCAAAAATTCCCGATGTCTTAAAACACCTGCCTCTGAAAAATTCATGGGATGACATCCTTGACGATAATATATCCCGTATTCAAAATCCTGTTGGATGGCAGTTGTACGGCTCCAGAAAACCCGGCCACGAAGCTTACGAACTTAAATCGCAATTTAATTTTGTATATGTAAAAAATGAAAACACCGAAGAATATGGTAACGATGATGATGATGAACAGGGTGGTGGTGACGGCGAAAGCGATAGGGACGACGGCGACGATGAGAATGGAACAAGCAAAAAATCCGATTATATTTGGGAATATCAACCGAAAAATGTATCATTCTTTGACTATGCAAAGAACTTTAATCTTCTATCAGCACAGTTTGATGGACACCCGCGTTTCGAAAACCGCGAGTCAATTCAACGCGAATATGATGCAATTAAAAGTAACAAAGTAAGAAAACCAACCTTGAACAAAGCTGGAGGTGTGCGTCGCAGAGCAACTAACATGAATAACAGTGATATATTTGAAATCACAAATCGTGAACAACTTACAGACGAAATTGATAGACTATTTAGTAGCCTCGAACCACGCGAACACTTCATCAAGGAAACTAGTGACTACGCTATGTGTCTTCCTGAGAAATACTATAACCAATATAACTTGTGGATTCGCGTCGGCTGGGCTTTGCGAAATACCAGTGATAAATTATTCCTGTCATGGATTCTATTCAGCTCTCAATCCGAAAAATTCAGCTATGACAAAATTCGCGAGTTTTACGACAAGTGGTTGACATTCTCTATGGAAAATGAAGACGGTCTTACTCGTCGTTCGATTATATATTGGGCACAACATGACGCAAAAGATAGGTATAATGAAGTATATAAGAAAACAATCGACTATTATGTCGACATCACCCTGTCAAATGATTTGGTCAATATCAACGGAAAACCCGAAACAACTATGGTGGACTTGGCCGTCGTTCTATATAATATGTTTAAAAATCAGTTCGTATGTGCTAATTTCGGCGACAACACATGGTACGAATTTGAAAATAATCGTTGGGTTGAATGCGACTCCGGTATTGCTCTTAAGCAAATGATTTCGAATGAAATGTACAACGTTTATATCAGTCGCATCGGTTCTACAGGTGGCGCATCAGGAACAGGAAATTCCAAAAAAGCAAATAAACAAATTCTTGCCGCCGCAGCCGCAGCCTCTGCACCACCTGGTACAGCTTCCACTGATGAATCCGGAAAACCAAACCAGTTCCAACACAGAATATCTGATATTTGTATTAAATTAAAACAAACTGGAATCAAGTCCAATATCATGAAGGAAGCTCAAGAGTTGTTTTATGATAAGAAATTCTCGCAAAGCATTGATACAAAAACACACCTTCTATGCTGCAATAATTGTGTAATCGACTTCAAAGAAAAACGTGCAAGACAAGGTCAACCTGATGACTATATCACAAAAAGCACGAATATTGACTACTTTGCTCTCGACCAGAAAAAACATGGAAAAATAATTGCCGAGATTAATGACTTTATTAATAAGTTATATCCCGAAGAAGATATTCGAAACTACATGTGGGAACATCTTGCATCATGTCTGATTGGTGTCAACTATCCACAAACATTCAACATTTATACCGGTTGTGGAAGCAACGGAAAATCGAAACTTGTCGAGTTAATGTCTGTGACTTTGGGCGAATATAAAGCAGTCGTTCCTATCTCGCTTATTACAAGCAAACGTGCGTCAATCGGTGGTACATCCTCTGAAATTGCTCAGTTGGTCGGTATTAGATACGCTGTTATGCAAGAACCATCTAAAGGAATGCGTCTTGAGGAAGGTCCTATGAAAGAAATTACCGGTGGTGATGAGATTCAAGGTCGTGCTTTATTTAAGAATATGATTACATTTCGTCCTCAATTTAAACTAGTTGTTTGCACAAATACTTTGTTCGATATCAAAGCAAACGATGAAGGTACATGGAGACGTATTCGTAAAGTTGACCACAAGGCAATCTTTTGTGAAACCCCGCGCGACGATGACCCCGACAAACCTTACCAATACCTGATTGATAAACGCCTTGATGAGAAATTTAAAATATGGGCACCTGTATTCTTGGCTATGCTTGTCGAGAAAGCATTTCAAACCGGTGGTATGGTGAAAGACACACCAGGTGTTCTGGCTAGCAGTGAAAGTTATCGTAACAGCCAGGACTATATCAATGAGTTCGTTCGTGACAAAATACGCAAAGTAGAGGGACACTATGTTAAGAAAACCGAAATGTATGAGTCATTTAAGATTTGGTATATTGAGCACTACGATAGAAACGTGCCTCGCGGTAATGAAATTTACGAAGTATTCGATAAGAAATATGGAAAATATGCAACTAAAGGTTGGAAAAATATCTCTATTATTTATAGTCACGATGAAGTAGAAGAAGAAAATTAGTACTTCAATAAATAACAATAAACACAACTACAGCCACACCCCACATCCACAACCACATAGATGAATAAATATAAATAAATATAAATAAATATAAATATTTATATGTAGAAAATCATATAAATATTTTTTACTGCATAACCCATAACCCATCTACACGCTAATCCTATTATGAACTGCTATAAATATAAAATTCCATAATGACTGAATCTTTTCCAATATCCATAAAAATACTGGAGTCGAAAAATATGGATACAATATTAACCCTATAAGAATAACTACTGATATAATTGTTACATTTTTTAAATATAACATCACAATACATACCCACAGAATAACCAAGGTCCAATATACTACTACAGGAATTAACGTCCAGTTTTCAACACTATCCTTTAATTTACTTTGATACATCGACTTACGATTGTAGGTATATAAATCACTTTTACCTCCATTTATTATATTCAATAACTCTTTGTTATTTTCGTCTAAATCTTCCATTACTTTTTTCATATTTTCAACAGCAATGTTCTGTTGCTGTGTTACTTTTATTAAGTCCATTATTAAATTATTTACTTCAATATACTTGCTGTTTAAATCTTCTAAATCTTTCTCCCCTTGTGCATGATATCGTTTAGATAATAAATCGTTATATTCTGTGGACCCTTTTGATAAATTATCAGGACCACTTCCATATTTATTTATCATATAGTTTTTTTCAGCGATATATTCATTTAGTAAAGCATTATCATTTGTTTTTTTAGTATTTTCGTATATTTTTTTTAAACTATCATCACTAAATAATCCACCAATACCAGATGATGATAACGCTTTATTAACTTTCTCAACTACATTTGTAACAGCAGCCAATGTTCCTGTTGCCTGTTTTGTTAGTTCAGGGGAACATCCACCACCCATTGCTCCTGTCAAGTCGGCTGCATGTTCGTTAGTTGTTTTATTAACATCACTCTGTATTTTTTTAGCTTCTTCACTAGAAGGACCATCCGGCATTATTGTATTTTTATATTACAGTTATATTATTGTTATATTATTATATAAATAGTATTTTACTTATTTACAAATTAAAATACTATTTTTGACTTAATTTATTGTAATTTATTGTAATTTATTTATATTACAATGTATTATATGACGAGTTACAGTCATATACTGTATCAGTTGATGGAATAGGCGACATTCCATCATCACTGTTTTTTATCTTACAGTTAGGATTTTTAAGTTGAAACGCTACAAATGTTTCCTTTTTAATATCCTTACATACATCCAATAGTGCAGACTGTCCAAAAGTTCTATCGGTTCCTTTACTTATAATATTTCTAGTGTTATCTGGCACATTTGATATATCAAAAGGAAAATTATACTTATCATAGTCAATATTATTGCGTCTCGATAAATCATATACCTTTCTGCCTACAACTATAATACCAATGCAAAGAGCAACTATAATAATCAAACTTGTTATTTCATCGGTTATTATCCCAATTCTCATTAAAAATATTGCAAGAATTATAATACCGCAGTAAAAGATAATATTTTTCATAATATCGGCATGTGCCTCATACCTTCGGGTGTAATAATTGTTAACACCAACCATTCTTTCGGCATTATCACGAATTGATATTGATTTCCTTAACTGGCTAGATGTATTGTTCAAGTCATTTTCAATAATATTTAGCGCAACAAGTTGCTGAGCATACGATTTTCTCTGAATATTATAATCAGATTGCGTAATACCATAGTTTGCCTTAATTGTTTCAAAAATATTAGTTCGCAATTTTGTTAAGTTATCGATTTGGTCGAATTTATCAGTAATTTGACTTTGAATTGAAGGTAATGCTATATCTGGCGAACCAGCCAATTTTTCTAAATCGGCGAATAACTTTTTTTGTATATTTTGTAAGTTAGCAATATTATCAAACTGTTCATTTAAATTTCGTGTAAAATCATCTTGATATGTAACCAATGGATCTACTGGTGGAACTGACATGTATATAATAATAATATATATAATATATTATTACAATAAATAATTAAATAAAATAGTATAATAAAATTAGTTATATAATAATTAGTTATATAATAATTAGTTATATAGTAATAACTTTAATTATAGTATTTAATAATGACTAGACTAGCACAATCATTTTTATCATGGCCACCTGCTACAACACTACCACTACTAAGTAACTGTAAATGTTGCTGATATCATTCCTGATGAATAATTATTTGTTGCGGCTTGTGTTGCTGTAATAATTGATGAGCCTACTCCAACAACATTTATACTGTCACCTGAAGTCATAACTCTATTTCCTGTACCAGATTGCGCAACAGAAACCCATAATCCATTACCATAAGCAACTGAGCGCCAAGCATTATCAGCAGCACTAGTTCTACTAGTCCAAGTAATACCATCGGGACTTGTCATAACTCGATTTCCTGTACCAGTTTCTGCAACAGCAACCCATAATCCATTACCATATGCAACTGAGTGCCAAGCATTATCAGCAGCACTCGTTCTAGTAGTCCAAGTAATACCATCGGGACTTGTCATAACTCTATCTCCTGAACCATTAATCGCAACAGCGACCCATAATCCATTACCATAAGCAACTGAGTACCAAGCATTATAGGCAGATAAACCACTGATTGTTCTACTTGTCCAAGTAATACCATCGGGACTTGTCATAACTCTATTGGCACCATTAATCGCAACAGCAACCCATAATCCATTACCATAGGCGACAGATAACCAATCATTATCAGCCGCACTAGTTCTACTAGTCCAAGTAATACCATCGGGACTTGTCATTACTCTATTTCCTGTACCAGAAATAGCAACAGCAACCCATAATCCATTACCATAAGCAACTGAGTACCAATCATTAGCAGCAGCACTCGTTCTAATCGTCCAATCAATACCATTGGGACTTGTCATTACTCTATTGGAACCATTATAAGAAACAGCAACCCATAATCCATTACCATAAGCAACTGAGCTCCAACCATTATTAGCAGCACTAGTTCTAATCGTCCAATTAATACCATCTGGACTTGTCATTACTCTATTTCCTGAACCAGAATTAGCAACAGCAACCCATAATCCATTACCGTAGACAACTGAGCGCCAAGCATTATCAGCCGCACTAGTTCTACTAGTCCAAGTAATACCAGGTAATCCTATAGTAGCAACATTGTTATTACTACTAGTATAACTAAATGAACCATTGCTATTAGATGTAGGCGCTGTTATATTAAATGGCGCATCACCAATTTTTTTAGCAGGAACAGTAAAGTTACTTAGACTTGGTGCTTGAGGAACAAAAACAACAACTAAAGTAGCGGTAATCGGTGTGCTACTAGCATAACCTCCAGCAGCGGCTTGTATTGCTGTTATAGTAGTAGAGCCTGCAGCAAGCATTGTTACGACATTACCTGATATAGATACTACACCATTATTAGCAGGAACAGAGTATGTAAACGCACCTGGGCTGTTGCTATTCGATGTTGGTGGTGATAATGTAAAAGTGCCTCCAGAAACTAAATTATAAGTAAACGGTCCAAAGTTGCTTAATGTTATAGGCGTAGCAACAAAGATGGGCGTTGAAGTGGGAGTAGAAACACTAATTAACCCACCATAAGTAACGGATAACACATTCGAACATTGTAAACCAGCTGTAGCATACCGACTAAGAATCTCTGAATTCGTAATTGGTAGACTATTATGACCTACTTTTAAAGAAGCTAAAGTAGCAGGGTCATTAAATGTTTGTGAAACGGTTGGTGGTGTACTGGCTGATGTAACATTTAATGTAAAAGCTGTAACAATTTGAGAAACTGACGGAGTAGACGAAGCCATATTATAAATATTATAAATATTATAAATATTATAAATATTTATTTTTAAAATATTATAAATATTATAAATATTTAATACTAAAAATCAGTAAATATTTATTTATAAAATACTGCAATATATTTACATTTACTCTGATGCAGTTCTAAATGTTTTGATTGCCGCAATACCAGCTATAACTGTTACTATACTCCATAATACATACTTATAGTTGTCGCTAACAAGAAGCAACTCTGTATCAGAAACAGTTGCGGTATTCGTAATATTTGACTCTTCGTATTTATCTATTTGTTTTTTAACCGCTTCTTGACCAGCTATTCCTTTCTCTATATCCTTCGATTTTGTATTAATTGTATCTTTTAAATTATTTTGGTTTGTATAAATACCATTTATATATCCCTTTATTTCATTTCCTTTCGTAACTGCAGCACTATTTTTTGTTTGTAATACACCCATTCGCGGCTCTAATATTAAACCAAGTGCACATTTTTGAGTCGATGTCATCGGATTTGGGTCTGTTTTCGGATAAGAAGAATACACACTACTATCTACATCATTTACAAACTTATTACAAGAAAAATCAGTAGTGTTTGTAGCACTTATCTTTTTCTTTCTAATGTAAGTAGTTTTACTATCATCTAAAATTCTATCTCCTTTTGGATATATCTCTGTATCTCTATACCTTTTACACACTGAGTCGTTATAAGTATACCCAGCACATAAAGGGTCATTGTTACACGAAGTTTTACACAACGCTTCTGTTGTATTTGGAAGAGTAGTTCCAGTTATAGAATAAGGCGTGAAACCCTTCGCTTGAATATAGTCATTATCGAATTCTATCATGTCGCGAGAGTATTCATGTAAACCATTATTTATATCAATATAAGCAATCTTACCTTTTATATTTGGGTCATCTACTTTGGTTAAATAATACTGAGAATAATTATTAGAGTTTCCAATTAAGTTATTATCTTTATCTAGACCTTGTGATGAAGCTGCTCCTTGTGTTTGCGAAACATTATAAACTGAATATTCCAATACTAATGTTCCAGCACTACCCCCGGACTTATTAAAAATTAACCGACATTTACCAGATGGCGACGAAATATATTGACCATTTGTTAGTGTTTTTGCACCCATCGAAAACGAAGTTAGTAAACCACCACCATTAATACTGCCTGATACCCAATCAGGTCTATCAGCCCAGGGCATCATTGTCTTGTTTGCACCAGCTATTGATATCATTTGTGTTTCCGGTTGATTTGATATTTGATTCGTATTTGTATACAATATGTCATTTGGTGTTTTATTATTTACAATTGTAATAGTACCATCATCAGATAAGTTCAAAGAAAATGATGGATACTGTTCATATAACTCCCAACATCCTATAGTAAATCCTTGTCCTAAATTTACTCGCCTTGCTGTAGGTGTCATATCTTTTTTACCACACTTATATCTAATATATACTTCCCCGCTACCCTGCCATGAAACTGTTGCTGTATAAGTACGCAGTTCCCAATCATATTGTTGATATGAATATGTTCTACCATTATATTGATAACTATAAGTTCTCAAAACAGGATACCAGTAACTATATTGTCTAGCAGTATCTAAATTTGCGCCTGGCGTTCCAACAGGAGAAGGATTAAATCTCACTATATCATCCCAATATCCCCACCCTGTTTCATAAGCATAACTAGCCGTAAGGTCATTAATCGTTCCTCCATATTGTGGACTTAATATACCTACAGGAACTTTCGTTGTACCTTCGGCTCTTACTAATGGACTAACAAAAGGATTACCACCTGCTCCTGATGTTCCTGAATACATTCCACCATCGGCAGCAAAAGTAAACGCGTTATGTGTAGCATCTGTAAATGTAAAAATAGTTGCCCGTTGAATAGTTCTATACGCATTAGACGACCCCCCGTTAAGCAAATAGTTTCCAACATAACATTGCCCTGTTTTGCTATTAGAATTATAATTTGAAAGAGACGCAAAAGACATTCCTTTATCCATTGCTCTAGTAACACATTGTTTAACCGTAGAGTTACTCAAATCATTTTGTGCTACTAGTTGACCAGCAACTGTCGCAGCATTAGCCGCATCTTGATTATACACACCCACATATACCATATTCGTATCATAATTAAAACTTATGGGCTTTGATACATATATATTTGTTCCGGAATAGTCACTGCATGGATATGTTCCGTTAGGTCCTTGTACCATATCGGTACCGTATAGTGCGAGATTCCCTGCAGCATCTTCTAATACTGAATACTCTGCAGCGGACTTACCAGATAAATCAAAACCAACCGACTTGGGGACAACCGGAATACCACACTTGGTAGCACCTGATGGATATAATTTAAATAACCCCGCATTATTTACTCGACCAAACTTACCGTCTGTAATTTGTACATCTTTGTTTCTTAATGAACTATCGTCACTTTTTTTGTTAATATCTAAAAATATTTTGGACTGTTTAGTAATACTATTTTGAATATTATTTAACTCGTTCATAGAACTATTATACCCAACAATATTAGTATTCATTTTATTTGTTTCATTTGTGTTTTTTACAGTTAACGCAGTGTCATCTACTACAAAATTTTCAATAAGTTCAGCATCGTTATCTAATACAAAATTTTTATTATTTTTATTTTTGTATTTATTATTTTTTAATTTATTACACGTTTTAGTGGTTCTTGTATTTGATTGATTTATAAACTGTAGCCCATCGTTTATACTTTTGCTATTATACATTTATTTTTATTTATAATTATAATTTTATTTTCTTAAATATAATTATACTCAGATAAAAATATTTATTATAACAAGTAGATATAATAAATATTTTTAATACATATAATAATACATCTAATAAAATATATGATTTAAATTAATATATATGATTTAAATTAATATATATGATTTAAATTATTATATACTATTATATCAGTAAAAATTTATGATGTATACTTGATAGACACTAATGGGTTAAAATCTATTGTTGGAATATCAGGAAGACCAAAGTCTAAGTTTTTAAGTTTAATTTTCAAGTCATACCATTCAGTACTCCAGTTACTATACATGAAAAATAGAAATATGCATATCAGTAAAACAAGACTTATTAATAAAATACTAAATGATGACTCGGGGTTAAATATGTTAGATATTGTTATATATAAAATAATAGCCAGTACAATAAACCATATCATATAAACATAATATCTCTGTTTTGCAAGTAATGCAGTCTCTTCTTCTTTAGCAAGAGATGTATCTACATCATATATGGTTTTCAATTTATTCTTTTGCATTATTCCATCTATCTCAATGATTCGCTTTTGAACATTATCTATATCTTTCTGCATTTTATTGTATGATGAGAAATCCGACCTAGTGTTATCTTTTACATTTGACATTAACTGTGCAGATATATTCGCCATTTGTGATGAAAGCGTATCTAAGTTATTTTTCAAATCTTGTCTTGCTTGTTTATCTGCAGCTATTCTTTTAGCTAGCTGTTCGGAGGTTTCAACAGCAGGAGGAGCAGGAGGAGGTAGTGGTATTATACCTTTTCCTGGTGTTGTTTTAGCAGCATTAACAACGAAGTTAAACTGATCCAAAACAATTTTATACTGTGCTTTGAGGTCATTATAATATTTTGTAGTTGGTCCTTCCATATTTTCTGTAAACCCTTCTACTTCTACTTGTTCTTCTCCTGTCTCTTCTATTGTTCCATTATTACTTAATAGTCCCGCTGAATGAACAGTTGTACTTGCTGTTCCATGCGAATCTGATATTAAGTTTAAATTCAAATTTTTCTCTACTTGTTTCTTTACTTTATTTTCATTTTGTAGAAATTCTATACCTTGTAAAATACCAGGATCTGTATATAACTGTTCTCTGTATCCACTATTAGAAATATGTGCTAAATCGCTAAACATGTTTGATAGGTCCATAGTAAAATAATTATTTATAACATATAAATAGAAAATGTATTTTTATAATGTCTATATTATCGATATCACTAATATTACTAATATCACTAATATTACTAATATTAATAATATTACCAGATATTACTAATATTGTTTACAGAGTTCACCAAGATATTAGTTTATTTGTTTTTTATTTGTTAAGAATGTTTTAAGTTTTTCTAGTTGCGCATTAAACCACGAATTGCTCTTATCTTTTAAGCATGAATCAGCAATCCTCTTTATTTCTTTTTCGGTATTTGTTTTTTCTATTGGTGGGTTTACTTTTCGTAATACATAAACTATAAAATAAAATACCGAAATTATAACAGCGCTTATTAATACAAATATAATAATATTTCTAAGCATATTATTTGATGTTGTTCCATCAGGGTTTGGGGCATTCACATTTTCTACTAATCCTTTTGCTCCCTTTGCTGCATTTTCTGCAAGATTCTTAGTATTTGTAGCGACACTTGATGCAACTTCCATAAATGGCGTAGATTGTAACATATATAGAATAAAAATAATACCAATAACAATCGATACTATGTAAATCAAAGAACGGTAATATAATAACCTTTCATTGTAAAAAAATGGTTTTGATGTAGCACTGGTGTCTTTTATATTCGTTGCCTTACTTAATAATTCTTTATTATCATCATTTAATTCATCTATTTTTTTTTGAAAACTGTCTACATATTTTGACTGTTCTATAAATAATGCTTTTAACTGCTTTGTTATATTTAAATATTCAGTATTCAATGAGTCTATTTTATCTTTTGTACCAACAAATGCGCTGTTTCTTGAATAGTTGTTAATACAATCAACAGAATTCAAATCATTTCTTGTTAAACTACAACTAAATACTGGTATTTTAAACTCTACAAACTCCTCTACATAATTTTTTGTGTATTCGTCATATTGCTTATTTAAATTATTAAGAGAATTTGAATAATATTTTATTATTTCTGACATATCTATAATATATGATATCTATAATATCATAATAAAATATTATTTTATAAAAACAAATCTTAAAAATCCCAAACACATAATCATAAAGTTATATACATTAAAAATATTTATAATCGAATATAGTCCAGTATAGTCCAGTATAGTCCAATATAATCACTTATTATAACATTGTTTGTGTACAATACCTGTAATAATTTGAAATGACCGAAGTTTTGCTTGGTCGTTCGATACGACAAATGTCTCCTGGTCGCATACCAATTGCTTGTGCAACAGGGTCAAATCGAGAAATATCTGGCAAATTCTTTACATCTAAAATATTATACCGTTTAATCATCTCTTTCCTTTCGTCGTCGGTTAAAATGATATGTTTGGGTACATATTGATGTTCTAGAATATTGAATTGTAATCTTTCTAAACTAAATAGTATAATAAATATTTTATTTCTATCCCAAAATTCATTTAATATATTCATTAAGGTTTGATTCATGTCTTGTTTTATTATTATTATTAATGTATCTGTTTTTTTATTCAAAATTTGTTCTATATTGAACAAATCATCTACATAATCTTGTATATTTTCGACTCGCAATGTTTTCCCTAAATGAAACTTGACATATACACTTTTTTGTTTAAATGGTCCCTCCTTAGTAGTCAAAATCATGTCTAACTGTTTTGGGACATCTTTATTTGTATACATTGCATGAACTTCATTCACTCCAAATTTATCATATTCAGATGTATCATATTTTTGTTCTCTTAATAATTCAAGAACTGTTCGCCTTGACTTGTGAATCATGGTAATTAATCCACTCGATGTTTTTTGTTGTTGTGCTGAAGACATTTGATTGGTTATTTGTTCTTTTTCTTTATTACTACTTTCTTATATTTATATTACAAAACAATAATTTTAATTCAATTTTATTATTGTTTTATTAAATTCGTAATTCGCTATTCATTATTCGCTATTTATAATTCATTATTTACTTTAATTATACTTTTACTAATTACCAAGATTAACCATTACTGTTTTTTTACCCTGTTCTTCTTCTTTACCTTCTTCTTTTGGTTTTTGTGTATCAACAGATAGCAATCCTTGTGTTTGTGGTATTTGTGGTACTTGTGGTGCTATTCCTGCAGGCATTACAGGTTGTAGAGGATTTGTAGGGAACACAACATTTGTCGCCTGTCCGGCTAATGCTACTGGAGAACCGACAGGACTAATCGCAGATGAATACTGTGGCGATGATGGTGCGTATTGGGGTGATGATGGTGCGTATTGTGGCGATGATGGTGCATATTGGGGTGATGAAGCTGTGTATTGTGGTGATGAAGCTGTGTATTGTGGTGATCCCAATGGCGATGCAGATAACCCAGCCACTGATGCCGCTGCCGCTGCTCCAAATCCTAATGACTGATATTGCGGCGAACCCTCTTCTATACCTTGTTCTGCGCGTTGTTTTGCTTCTTCCATTATTCGTTTTCTATACATTACCTTCTCATACTCTTGTACTATATTTATATATGAGCTTAACCAGTTATTTGGTGTCTGATTTCTAGCCAACTCATTCGCCATAATTTCATCCGGTATTTTTTCTCCTGATGGATACAACAGATCTTTCTCTGACCATCCAACAGGATGAGTATTCGGAAACTGTCCATATCCACCTGCTGGACCATCCCATATCTCAGTAGGAGAACCACGATCATCCAAAATCAAAGATGCAAAAACATATCTATATCTCTTCGGTGTTCCTTCTCCGTCCGAACCTTCTACTAATTCACGACTTTCTAATCTCCATCCAAGATTCTCTATATCTTTAAGCATCTTTTCTTGTGCCTTTTGGTTATCCAACAAAATAGCATTTGTATTCTCTTGTTTTTTATCTAACTCAGCTTTTCGCGATGCCTTAGTTCCTACATATCCCACGGAACTTCTTTCTTTGTTTGACTCAATTACACTAGAAATAATATCAGTTGTTTGCGGTGTGTCATCAAACATAAGTTTATTAATCGTCTTAGAATACGACATGCTGTCAAGTTGGTCTATATTGTCTTCTGTTATAATTCGCATAGACACATTCATCGTCATCAACTCTTGCATTAATAGTTTAAATGAATAAGGAATACGGATAATACTAAATGACCTACCAAATCTAGTTATCTTATCAATATTCATATCGCTCAATAAATTTCCAGTGAACTTTATAGGACCATCCGCCATAGGACTCATAAATAAATCGCGCATACTATTATAAATCGCAATCGTTCCTGTCTTGTTACATATCGCCATAAAATACTCATCGCCACGAATCATCATAGACTCCTGTAGAAAATGACTAACTCCGTGCGCTATTATTCCGTCACGTTCCATTTCACCTACACGCAAGCCACCATCGTTTGCACGACCTTGCACAGTTTGACGTGTAAGAAGAGTTCTAGGTCCCCTAGCACGATAGTTGATTTTATCTTTTACCATATGTTTTAAACGCATATAATACGTTGGTCCGATATATATATCTGACTGTATCTGTTCGCCCGTCATTCCATTATATAATATTTGCGTACCACTTGAATGAAACCCTTCATTTACTAATAGTTTACCATACTGTTTTTCCTTTGGTCCCGTATTTAAAAATGCAGTACAATCTCCAAAAGCGCCATATAAAGAACATGCTTTCCCTACTAATGTCTCAACCAACTGTCCAATGGTCATACGAGATGGAATCGCATGCGGATTTATAATAATATCTGGTCTTATTCCATCACTTGTAAAGGGCATATCTTGCTCGCGTATTAATACACCCACGGTTCCTTTTTGTCCGGCTCTGGAAGCAAATTTGTCACCAATACTAGGCATTCTCTCTTCGCGAATACGAACCTTCGCTAGTCGTGCTCCCTCTTCACTCTCTGTTATAAATGTTTTATCCACAAATCCAAGTTGCCCCTTTTTAGGAAAAACAGAATCATCGATTGGTCTGTCAGGATTATCAAGATTCGTTTTAACTTTACCGATTAATACAATCTTGTCATTTAACTCAGTGTTTTCTTTTATCATACCATACATGTCCAGGTGATTATACTCATATCCTGGCTTTAATCCAATCACATTTGTCTCAGTTTCAATATTTGCAATATGCGAATCGACCACTACACCTTTATCTTTACTAGATTCTTCGCGTGTCTCATAACTATTAAAATAAGTTGTTCGAAACATTCCACGTTTTACCGACCCTTCATTGAATAAAATAGAGTCCTCTACATTATACCCCGAGTAGCACATAATTGCTACAATGACATTTTCGCCGCATGGATGCTCTTCATTGTTTATATGTTTTAAGTAGCGACTCTTAACCAAGGGAATTTGTCCATAGTTTAACATTACTCCCATCTTATCAATACGCGAAAAGAAGTTGGTACTATATAAAGAAATAGCTTGTTTTGCTTGGCCACATGCAAATGCATTTCGCGGTAAAGGGTTATTTTCAGGATAAACGATTTGATTCCCCATAAACCCATATAATATAGATGGGTGAATTTCGATATGTGTATACGGTTTGTCGCGCGCATTATATGAGAGAGTAATTAATAGTGACTCTTCTTCAGCTGTATCTACATATTCTATAATAGATGGAATCTTCCCGCGTTGAATATCCAAAATTGTTTCTACACCATATAGCATCATAGGTGTGTATATAATCGGAGAATCTAATTTATATTCAACAGCTATTTTTGAGTTCATACCAACAACCAAACTTTTCCAAGTGAAATTATCTGACTGTAATGCTGATAATATTTCTTTTCTCTCAAATGCATATCGCATATCAATAGTATCATAATATAGTAAAGGACGACATAACCTACCACCGTCTGTGAAAATATACATCTCGTTGTTTTGTATTTCCCAATGTGCGCTTATAAAGGGTGAAATTAGTCCAAATCTTCTATACGTTTTTATTTGTATATTTACCTGGTCCGGATTTGATAATACACCCACCCATGCCCCATTTATAAATACCTTTGTAGAGCTAAATAAATATTTTCTAGGGCATTCTTCTAATAATTTCATACCTATTATATCTCGCATCCATTTTATCATAGGTTGTCCGGAAAATCCGGTAGTAATATGACACATTAGTGTCATGTTTTTATGTAACCCGCAATTTGCACCATCCGGTGTATCTACAGGGTCAATAATACCCCACTGCGAACTATGCAGTAAACGAGGTTTAATCGACTTTGACGACGAGTCCATCGGCAAATTTATTTTACGAAACCCAGCAATAAATGAATTGTATGAAAGCCGATTTACGTCTTGAACTACACCAATTTTTTTGGTATGTTCTACTGAACCCCAGTTTCCTTTAAATGCTTTTTTAAACCCCGACTCTACGACGCGGTCTTGAAACATCTCATTTTTATTTAGTAGAATAAGTGAAGGAAATGATTCCGCGCTATTATATCTAGACGTATTACCATAGTATTCGCGGTCAATTGCTAGACGAATACTTGCTTGTTGTAGCGAATAATACTCTTTAAATAAGTCATATAAAAGACGACCAGGTGAGTCGACGCGTTTAAATTTAAAATTATCGCGGTCAGTTGGTTTTTCAACTTTAGTATATACAAGTAATAACTTATAAACAATGTATCCAAGATAATACGCTTTATTTATGTAGTTTAGTTCTCCTAGTTGAGGCAAAAAATAGTTCATTAAAATGTCGTGTACGTGTGAAACGGTTTTTGATTTTGTAAAAGTGGATATAAACTTAAGAGCTACTTCTTGTGTAAAAATTCTACTTGAATCATGAATAGACGGGATAAATAAGTCTATCATATCCTCATTTTTATCCAAGTCTAGTAAACAATATTCTATAATATCTTTATCAGATAAAACACCCAATGCTCTCATCACTATAAAAAGAGGCATGGGTTTACGAACATTCGGAATTAGAACTACGATTTGTCCGTTCGAGTATCGAGCACCTGGAGCAACGACTCTCACAGACATTGTTCGCTCTGGTTTTGATGCATCTTCTGACACTGTGCGTATATCAGCGGAGTGACTATAAAGCTCGCCTTCATCATCATATTCCCTTATATAGAGCATGTTATCGGCAAATTTTTCTTGTGAAATAATAAACTTTTCTTTTCCGTCGATAATAAAATATCCACCATAGTCGTTCCGACACTCACCCATATTAAATCTTACCGAAGGGTTTAGCCCATTTAAAATACATAACTCTGATTGAAGCATAATAGGAAACCTACCTAGAAATATTTTTTCCAATACAGCGGTTTCTACTCTTATATTATCTTCTGCATCTCGCATTATAAAATCAACCTCTACATCATAATGAATAGTAGTTCCATACGTCATGTTTCTCAACCTTGCCTCATTAGGATACATAAAATGTGACCTTTTTACTAAACTATTGTTTTCGTCATCATATATAACTGGTTTCCCATAGTATAGTCTATTGCCGCTCTTTCCTCCAATAAATAATTCGCATCGTAGTTTAAAAATATTTTTGGATACATCTTCTTCTTTTTGAAGAACGATTGGATTTTTTTCTTTGAAGATTCTTTTTATTCCAGTTGTTATGAAATCGTTATAAGATTCTAAATGATGCTGAACTAAAATATTTGGATTGTCATAAAAGTATTTATCTATTATCTGCCATGCTAACTCAGAATTCATTTTACTTAGATTATACTATTATATTATTATATTATATCATTAGTATTTTTTATACTTTTTACATTTATATTCATATTTTTACTATAAAATTTGAATATAACTCTATATTTTTGACATCTATATATTATATATTATCTATTATCTATTAACTATTAACTATTAACTATTAACTATTAACCATTAACTATTATATGTTTTATTTTTTACTACTTCTCGCTATAACAATTACAAGTCCTGCAATTGTCAAAAAAGCAATACCTAAAATTATATATGGAAATAAAAATAAAAACCACGACAGTTTTGACCACCCATATCTACATAGTAAGTTAAGAATAAATGCCCATAATAAAATAAAAAATATATTTAACACATAGAATACAGGCTTACTTTGTATTTTACAACTTAAATTTCCTAAACATATTTTATCTTTTTCATTTCGCGTTATGTCATAATATAAAGAGACTGCTAGTAATATCAAACTAATAAAAAAATACAATTTTGCTGGTGTACATAAATTATAAATAAAGTTTGGAAACATTTATATATATTATGTTATGATATGTTATTTTTTATTATTATAAACAAAATATAATAATAATTTTCCTGTTAATATTTACTTTTAATATTTACTTTTAATATTTCCTATTAATATTCCTTTGTATTTATAAAGTTTACTTTAATGATGCGTCACTATATGATTTGTCATATATATTCTTCAAATTTAAAGAATTGTAAGAAGAAGCTCCAGATGCTACACTTCCTAAACCGCGCGGAAACTGGAATGTAGGGCTTGGATTGACATTGTATATTTTATTATCGAACCCACTAAGGCCGTTTACTGCTGAACCCATTCTATAAACAATATCGCGACCAAAAGTCTGTAAATCATCTATTATACCGCCACCTTTTAATCCTCTTCCTTTACCTTTACCTTTTCTTGTGCGTTTACCACCACCAGATTGGAAGCCTCCTTTTGTGTAATCGTGGGGCAATATTAACTTCTCTGCTGGCCATGGTTGAATGGGTGGTATTGGTGGATTTCCAGCCGTTGATATAGGAGAACCTATACCAGACGGTGAAATTCCTCTTGGAGACAATGATAATACATTACCGCCTTGTCCTGGATTATCTGGGTTCCAAAATTTTGCAAAATTCCAGAAATTTCCATTACCACCTTTCATATGTCTCGAACCTTTCTTATGTCTCATATTTTTTCTTAATCTTTTACCTCCACCTCTTTGCAAAAACTGATATGGCGGTTGTGTGCAAACTTGTCCACCGCCTTTTTGTCCTCCTACAGCAAGTGGCGTATTTAAGTAGTATGCTCCTGTTGCAGTTGTATTATCAGAACGACACCCGGCGACCTGAGATGTGCTTGCTGGATTTATATACATATTTGCAGAACCACTTTGAACAGCAACACCCATACCACCTCCGCCCATTTTTCGCGTTTTTCTTCGCATATGGTGTTTAGTTTTTTTACTATTTTTTGATTTTTTATGTTTTTTATAAGAATAAGAACCCATGTTATAATATTATATTATATTATATAATAATACGATAATATATTATTATATATACGAATAAAAATTATATACTATATAAAAAATACGCATATTCATTTTTACTTAATATTTAACCATTTAATATTTAACCATTTAATATTTAATATTTAACCATTTAATATTTAATATTTAATTACTCAATGTCGACGTGAGTAAGAAAGTGTCTACGGCAACACATTTTGTTAAATCCCAGTTCATCTAAAACAAACCCCTCAGGAGTTTTGTCTACAAATTCTTGTGTTAAATATATTACCTTATCATTCTTCATATCTTTCTCAATCTTCTTTTTCTTTACTTCAGACAAATAGTAACGATATTTGTCGGCGATTAACTTTCCACATGTGAAGCATTTTATAGGAATAATCATTTTGTTATATTGTTTTGATTATCTAGATTGTTTTTATATATTTATTATATAGATTTTTATAAATCAATTTTATGTCTTATTTATATTATATTATATTATATTAACAACTTTATGTAAAATATAAAAATATATAATATAAGGTAAATGCGTAAATTTAATCATTGTTTCTCTTATTTTTTTTAGGTGGGTCATTATGAAATACATCACTAGTTAAATCAGTTAGGTCGTTTAATAAACTGCTATTAGCGCTATATAGATTATCATACTGTCCATGATACAAACCATCATAGTTGTTTTCATATAAATCTCCATCTTTTCCGCTTCCTATGTTAAAAAATCCATCTACTCCACCCACTAAGTCTACATTTGTAGAAACATCTTCTAATCCACCATATTGCTCCATATCAAAACCTTCTACTACTTTTTGTATTTCTATTCTTCGAACTTCTTTGGTTGGCGGAAGGTTGAGTGGATTTACACTATTCATTCCTACCATTTGGATATAAACCAATATACCTACTAAAATAATAATAACAATTAAAATATAAATAATATTTTGTAAAAACGAGTCTCTTAATTGTGGTAAATTTAAAGTATTTGCTAAACTACTAAATGTAGATTGAAAAACCCCTTTTATTGAACTAGTCGCTTCCCCGACTGTTTGCATCTTTGCTGGACTACTCATTTATATTATTGTATTATTATAGTAATTATATATATAATTATAGTAATTATATATAAAATACTGTAAATATTCATTTAATATAATAAATGTTTAAATTTTAATAGTTTACATTTTAATAATAATAGGCCCACTCGATGTCATTACTTTGCGATGCTGTTCTCCATTTGAATGAATTGTATCGTGACATTTTTCACAAATAGATATTAAATTTGCTACGTGATTTTTGTGAAAGTGTCCTATAAAGTTAAGTTTATCC